ATGACGGAGCAAGTAGTGAACGTAGTTGCGGTCGCTGTTGTGTTCCTCGGCACGCTGATAAAGATCCCCAAGTTGGAAGTAAACTTGTGGGGACTGATCGGCAAGGGGATCAACAAGGAGACCAACGAGAAACTCGATAGGATCATGGCTCAGCAGATGCAGACGCAGGATAAGTTAGAGAAGCACATAGCGCAGGATAACGAACGGTACGCAATCAGTTGCCGATATCGTATCCTGCACTTTAATGATGAGCTTCTGCATGGGATCAAACACTCCAAGGAGCACTTTGATCAGACGCTTTCTGATATCACCGAGTACGACTCGTACTGCGCGAAGCATCCGGATTTTAAGAATCAGATCACGATTCACGCCACGAAAAACATCCTGCAAACCTATGACAAATGCACGGCGGAGGCGAGTTTTCTGTGAGTGGAAAAGCGAAGCGTGCGAAAAAAATGCATACCCGTAATAAGATCTACGTCTGGATGATGATCCCGATGTGGATCTTTGTTATTTATACGGTGGCATTTTATAGCGTGAAGGGCTGGCAGTGGGATCAGCTCTTCCCGTATGTACTTGGTGCAGGCGGTCTCACTTCGGTGATGACCGCCTGCATTGCAGTTGCCAATAAGATTATTGGACTGAAAGAGAAAGAAGGAGAGAGCAACAATGAAGTTTGAACTCAATAATAAGGTATATGATGTCCTCAAGTGGATGGCCCTGATTGCGCTTCCTGCGCTTTCTGTGCTCTACAACGTCCTCGCAAGTGTGTGGGGTTGGCCGTTCGCCAACGAGGTGTCTGTGACCATCAACGCGATCATTGCGTTCATCGGTACACTCATCGGCATTTCTACCGGTGTATACAACAAGCAGCAGGGCGAGAAGACCAACCCTGGTGAGACCGGCTGTGACGAGAAGGAGCCTGTGCTGTCATGATCAACAGCCGGAATATTGATGACCTCCGACCAGACGTTGCTGCGAACTGCCGCATCTTCATCGAAGAGTGCAAGAAGGCGGGGTATCCCGTTCTGGTGACCGGCACAGTGCGCGACAACGAGTATCAGCAGAAGTGTTATCGAGAAGGGACTGCCAAGACGGCGGTCCCTTCGTTCCATGGCGTGCAGGCCGGTCTTGCTTTCGATGTGTGTAAGAATGTGCGCGGTCAGGAGTACAGTGACAATGCGTTCTGGAGTGGCATTGCAAAGATTGGAAAGGATATCGGCTTTACATGGGGAGGCGACTGGAAGTCATTTCCTGACAACCCTCATTTCCAATGGGACGCTCATGGTAAATACACAAATGCAATGGTGCGCGCGGGGCAGTATCCCGCGCAGATGGAGGAATATATGACACAGGAAAAGTTCAACGAGATGATGAAGGTGTACCGTGCAGAGCTTGCGAAGAAGCCCGCTTCGGCGTATGCCGTTGCTTCGATCGAGAGTCTGAAGAGAAAGAAGACGAAGAACGGCGCGTCGATTACAGACGGTTCTCGTCCGGGAGACCTGGTCACTCGCGAGGAAGTCATCACGATGCTGGACCGTCTGGCCGCATCGCTGTAAAAGGATATAACAATAAGGGGCTCTTCGTCATTTGGAGAGCCCCTATTCGTTTCTAAGGAGTCAAGATGAAAAAGGATATACCCTTCTGGGAAAAGGTTTCTATGACGCTTGAAGAGGCTTCTGCGTACTCTTCTATTGGTGTAAATAAGCTGCGCGAGATTACTGACGATGAGAAGTGCCCCTTCGTGTTATATGTCGGATCGAAACGACTGGTAAAACGTAAACTTTTTGAGAATTACATTGATAATACCTATTCGATTTAATGACAAATTGCGCCGATGGTGCTATAATACCAATTACCATATCGGCGCTTTTGGCAGGAAAGGAGACGTAATGTCAGAAAAGCGCAAAGACAATAAAGGTAGGTTATTGAAGACCGGTGAGAGCCAGCGTCAGGATTTTACCTATATGTACCGATACAAAGACAACGACGGGGTACGACGTTGCGTGTACGCCCCGACGTTAACAGAGCTGCGAGAAAAAGAAGATGAGATTGAAGATAAGCTGCGCGACGGCGTGATTGCAGGCAGCAAGCTTACCGTCGGAGAGCTTGTCAAACAGTACATTGATCTCAAGCATAACCTCAAACACACGACCGCTACGAATTATGATGTATCATATCGCCACATTCAGGCCAGTAGCTTCTCGCATCTGCAAGTACAAGAGGTTACGAAAAGTGCCGTCAAACAGTTCTATATTGAATTGAGTGACGGTGGGCTGGGGTTCTCGTCGATTGAAACACTTGCAAAGGTCCTCAAGCCGGCTTTTAACCAAGCTGTTGAGGATGAGATGATTACAAAAAATCCAGCGAAGTTTCCTTTGACAGATGTCATGCCCAAGGCGAGAAAACATCGTAACGCGGTATCTCAAGAAGACCTCGACAGGTTTTTGGAATTCGTTCAGTCTGTGCCGAAATACGCGAAGTATTATAATCAAATTATGATACTGGCTTATACTGGAGTGCGTGTTTCAGAGCTTTGTGCCCTCACAGTTCGCGATATAGACTTTGCAAAGAAGAGAATTGCCGTAACCAAACAGACATCATATTGCCCAAAGTATGGTCGTTATATTGAGACCACGAAGACAGAAGCAGGCGAACGGTTCATTGCAATTGATCCTATTCTTTTGCCGTGTCTACAAGATGTTGTGAGGACCGCGAAAGAAAGAAAACAACAACCAATCGTTGACGGTTATGGCGGGTTCCTGTTTGTGACGAAGCATGGGGAAATGTGTATCGGCAGTGACGTGGGCCAAAAGTTTCGTACAATCATGAGCAAGTTTAATGAGCTACATGAAGACGATATGTTGCCAAAGATTACGCCGCACGTTCTGCGACATACTTTTTGCACGAGATGCATTTCGGAATATGGTATGGACGTTAAGAGCGTTCAATACTTTATGGGGCATGCTTCAGCAAGCGTGACGATGGATATCTATTCGCATACTTCGTATGAGAGTGCCGAACGTGCGCTTTTAAAAGCCTGTGCTCACTAACAAAATGGTGTAAATTTGGTGTAAATGACGGTTCTGAGAATAGCTCATCTCCAAAAAATCCAGTGTTTTCAATGGTTTGCAGGCATGCAAATTTTTTTAGGAAATGCCCTATGCAAAAGAGCAAAAAATTTTTTGTACAACATAACCTGTTATAACTCTTTATAACCTCACGTCAATGTTCGAATTCCACAAATATTTTTTCGTTTTTCACGTAAAGTCACGTAACTCTTTATAACTCTACGCACAAATGGTGTAAATTTTGGTGTAAATTCAAAGTGCCAAAAACGCTGATATGGCAAGACTTTGCGAATATAAAAACATTGGTAAAAGCATCTGGATTCATTGCGAACCCAGGTGCTTTTATTAGTGCTCTTATCATTCTCAACAAAGGTTTTGACATTGTTTAGTGCATCGTATATAATCGAGTTAACATGATTTAACAGGTGACAGTGATGAAGTACATCAATGGTATTCCAGAAGGGACGGAACAGAACCGCACCGATAAGGCTAAGCAACCGCGTAGGCCAAATCACAAGGAGCAATGGTACATTCAGCAGATGAAGCTCGATCCGTCTCTCAAAGAGGAACATGCCAAGCACATGAAATTCCGTGACTGGGAGAAGGAGATGCATGATCCTGGAGAGATTGAGCACAAGCGTGAGATGGTTGCATCTCTTCGTGGAGGGAAACCTATCAAGACGAAGTCCGAGGAGAAAGCAAAGACTGTTTTACGCGAGCCACTTGAACCTGTGGCTAAAGTTCTTCTCACTGATCGAGCTACAGGAGAGCAGACACCTTATTGGCTCACCGAAAATATTGTCTATCAGGATATTGCCAATGGAGTCTATTGGGTCTATAACGAGTTAGCCCAGAAAGCGATTGCAGCCATCGTAACTGAGACTCGCGCTGTCGATTATAGAGGGAGAAGTTATGGGTGTAAGCTCGTCAAAAATGCGAGTTCTAAAGACTTGAGAAGCTATCTTGTAGATTTGAAGAAAGCGTCACCGTCGAACAAAAAATAAAAAAAGAGGAGTGGAAATTCCACTCCTCTTTTTTTTGGGGGGTGCATAATAAATTGACCCCCTTTTGAGCTCTACGCTATTGCTTTTTAATCTGCTCTATGTCATACTAAATACGACAAACATAGAAGTCGCGCCGAGCAAGCGGATTCTTTGCCTTGATGCCATCCCAAGGATTTCTTGCTGCTTGACGAGGCGACAAAATTAGGTGGCGCATTTTCCCGAGGTTCGGGTGCAATGCTCCTCTTCCATTTACACACGTTCCCCGGAGATTATTACGAGGGGGAATGCCAATGCGTTTTTACAATGCACTAATGCTTTTCCTGGCACTTGCCGGACTGTATTACGATATTGTGAACACCAGAAGATAAAAGGAGAGGCCACCTATGCCAGTAGGTGACCTCTTTGTTCTGACGTTCACATCAGAATTTTGACAAACTTATAGGCGCCGCCTAACGGCTTCTATGTCTGTCCTAATTATAATACACGAAGTTGGAGTAAGTCAAGTTCTGAATGAAGAACTTCAATCTTCATCATCGTCAAGGCATGCGTCGACTAAATGACAGTATGCGACGATGTAATCTTCCAATCCGTCTTCACGGTCTCGAAAATATCTCATTCCGACGCTGCGAAACTCCCAATTATCAGGTCCTCTACGGGTGAGAAAACCAATGACCCAGCAATAGCTTTGAGTCTCGTGCCACTTGACAACCTCGTATTGGAGATTGCCGTCTGAATCTTTTCCTGGATGAGTAGGACGAGCTTCGAAGTTTTTGAATCTCATTACTTGCTCCGCAGACAGGTGATGCCAAGTGCGACGAGAGCTCCGGAAAGAATGAAACTCACGACGGCAGAGCCAATGCGACCATCGTGGAGGGAGACACCGCCACAGGCAGCATTACAGGCAGCTACGCTAAAATCAAAGATAGCCCATGCTTTACGGTTCATATGTAACTCCTTTGTTGACAAATTTGGTGAATCAGATATAATAAAAGACAGCCATGGGACTGGTCATCTCATGGCTGTACCTTTTCAGTGTTTTTTGCGCTGGAATAAGTGGCACTCTTGCGAGTGCCACTTATTTTTTTACTTTCCACTGGAGCCAAGGCCACCGTGACGTTCTTCCGTCGCGTCGTCTTCATATGTGAGTCCAAACGGGAGAAAGATGCCTTGCATGTAACGATCCCCTGCTTCAAGGGTGAGTTTCTTACCATCCTTGGAATCGTTTGTCATCTTCGCAAAGATGTGCCCCTCGTTGTCTGCATGGCTATAGTCGGTATCGATGATACCAACGGAGTTGTCGAGCTGGAAACGATACTTGAAACCAAGGCTACTACGAGGGAAACATGCAAGGAACCATCCGTGATCGATGATCACTCGAATACCCGTGGGGATCTTCACGGTCTGACCAGCACCAACTTCAAAACCAACAGGGGAGTAGAAGTCATAACCGGCAGAACCAGCAGTTGCACGCGTGGGAAGTTTGATCGCATCGTAGAGCTCACGGATCTTCTCATCGGAGAACATTTCTGCGTTGAACTCCTTGAGAGCCTTAAAGTCCTTCTCAAACTGCTCGTAGCTGACCTTTTCAAAATGTCCGACTCTTGTCATTTGCTATTTTCCTTTCTGTCCTTTTCAAACTTTTCCTTGAGTTTCGCTTTTGCTTCATCGAGAGATTCGTAGATCCAGATCTCACCGTGCGGCACGTCGTGCGACTGCACGGGACCGTGGATCATCCAATCCTCATTGACGATGTTGTTGTTCTGCTTCTTGCTATATCCGCGATTCTGAGCGCGTCTGCGGATGTTTTTGCGCATGGCCTTACGGAGTACCTCCATCTCGTCTTCGTTCGCCCAGACTTGATTGAGGTTCTTTACGGTGCCATATTCCATATAGGAAGCGACTCCTACCTCGTTGTAGAAGTCGCTCATAGATGCAGAAGCCGTAAATGCTGTCCGATTAAATGTGAGTTTTATCATTCGTCATCGCCCTCCTCAGGCCAGTCACGGAAGTATTTTTCGCATTGGCGTTGGTCGAGCTCAGCTTCCATTTCTTCGCAACACGCCTCAAGACCCTCATTCTCCAGACGAAGACTATGAATCAAGACGCTCTGATCGAAGTTTTCTTTCTGAAGCCGCTTTACTTCCGCGCGAAGATCGGAAATGATCTGCTCGAGATTATCGTGATTCGCTTCCGTTAACGGCATGTAGTTACTCCTTCTGTGGCAGATCCATTGGTGTATGTAATGTTCACCCCCAAGGGGGATGATTCCGATGCAGCTTTATCTCTTTGTCCGCAGTATGGATAGCCGTAAGGGTTCTGGAGAGGCTCTTCATCATATTCCTCGGTGACGATAGTTTTGAGGACACGTCCATTATCGTCGTAGATCGTTTCAGTGGTAACTCGTTTCTTCATTATGTATCAGTCCTTTTCGGTGTGTAAAATGACGTGTCCAGCGGCAAGACTCTTCTGCACGTCGATAACGCGCTGGTTGGTGGAGCCTGCCCAGGGATAATTGACATCCAGCAGGGCAGAGTCGAACTCACCGTCAACCAAAACGTCTGCAAGGCGAACGGCACGCTCGTTTTTGACATCTTCCCACCGATATCCCGTATAGATCCAAACCGTTTTGTTGGCAGTCTTGAGGATATCGGACAGAGACCAGATGATCGATGCGACGGTTTCGCGATTGCTCGGATGAAGAGGATCTCCGCCCGAGAATGTAATGCCGGCGATATAGTCTTTGCTCAGCTCTGTTCTGATTTCGTCCAGCGCGTCCTGATCAAATGGGATGCCGGAAGAAACCGAGTGAGTTTGAGGGTTCTGACATTGCGGACAACTGTGGTCACATCCTGATACGAAGAGTACGACCCGAAGCCCGTCTCCGTTCAGCATGTCGTCGTGAAGAATATTGTGATAATTCATTACATACTCACCCTATCCTTGATCTCCGCATTCTTGGAATCGTTATAACGGGTCTTGCCGTGGATGCGCGTGTAACCCAGATAACCGTTCATGCGGTCGATTTTTGTGACAAGGGAAGAGCCGCACTTCGGGCACACATCCATGTCGAGCTGTTCATATCCGCACTCTTCACAATAAGAGAGACTCAGGTTAACTCCCTCATAAAAGCCTTTCTGCATTGCGCGGCGGATCAAGGTCTTGATCGCTTCTTTGTTATACGAGACGGGGTAACGGCAATACTGGATCTTGCCACCATTGAAGTAGTCCCAGAAGCGTTCTTCGAGATCCTGCTTTTCAATGGGGGTGATCTTTTCCCACACGCCGCAGTGGAAACTGTTCGACACATAAGGGCGATCCGAGACGTTGTGGACAATGCCGTACTTCTTACGGAACTGTTTGACTTGTAAGCCTGCAAGGGATTCCGCAGGAGTGCCGTAGATGGCGTACAGAATGCCATCCTCTTCCTTAAAGCTGGTGACTTTCTGGTTGATGTACTTCATCACATCGAGAGCGAACTGACCATCCTCGACGAGAGACTTACCATTGTAGAGCTCCTGCAATTCGTTGAGCGCGGTGATTCCGAAGCTCATGGTCATCGGAGCCAGCAGGCTGCGAATCTTGTCGTCGGGATCGAGCGTGCCGCCAAGAAAACCACCCTGACAGAAACCGAGCGGATTTGTAGAGGCTTTCTTTTCTCCGAGATAATCGAACGTCTTTTTATGTAGAGAGCGGATCAGCTCCAGATAGCAGTCGAGCACCTCGTAGAAGTTTTTGCTTTCCTGCCGAGCCTTGGCAAGGATCATAGGAAGATTGAGAGAAATCGCGCCAAGATTGAAGCGCCCCTCGAATATGGGAACATCCGCATCGTCGGCGGGTTTCATGCCGCCGCGTTCATACCACGGAGAAAGGGAGGCGCGACAGCCCATCAAACTGATAGGTTTTCCGTACTTCTTATAGATCGACGGAATATAGCCATCGCCGGTCAGAGACAAATAATCGGGGTACATGGTTTTGCTGCTACAGTCGACTGCGATATCGAACAGCCACTCATACGGCTTCCCTTTACCGTGAAGCTCTTCATCGTACAGGAAAGTAAGTTTGGGGAAGAGGACGGGTTTCTTGTGACCAGGTTTGCCTTGACCGCCCGCGCGGACTTTCAGGGCCATTTCAGAAGCCATCAAACCGAAACGAGATGTATCAATGCCAAAGCTGATAGCGATGAAAGGATAGTCGCCACGGCTACTGCCGACAGTATTGAAACGATACTCCCAAGACTGGAAGCCCTGCTCAAAATCACGGCGTACCTTTTTCAGACCATAAGCCTGGGCGTTTTCATCGGTAGGAGCAACGTGGGCGATGTCGCAATATTCTGCAACGTATTTGTCGAAGCTTTTTTCGGCATACGGAGCGAGGACGGTATCGACGCGTGGGATCGTAAATCCACCGTATTGGCAAGCAGCGGCAGAGATCGTGATATCGGAGATGACGTCAAAAGCAACGTCGAGTGTTTTCGGCTCGTTGTACCACACGTTGCCCATTTCAAATCCGTTCCTGACAACGTTACCCATATCGAACAGGCAGCAGTTGATGGAATCCAGACGTGCGGACATATCGTGAATGTAGATATAACCATCCTTGGCGGCGTCGAGCTCGTCCTGATTGAGGAAGAATTTCTTGTACAGAGATTTGTTCAGCTCGCTGTAGATGAGACTGCGCTGCGTGGGAACGAGAGCGGAATCGCTGTTAGCGTTGTCTCTGTCTCCGATATAGCGGATCGACTGGGACTTCTTAAAGATATCGTCGAACATGTGGACGAAATCCTTTTTATAATTACGGTAATCACGATAGCTTTTCGCTACGCGCGGGTCTAATTCATCCAGAGCACACTCCACGATGTTGTGCATTTCCGCAATGTCGATCTCCTGCCAATCATCGGGGATATGAGATACCACATAACCGCACACTGCGTCGTAGTCCTTCGGGTGCAGTTTGACCATGACACGCTCGGCCGATTTGGTAATGGCAGCACAGATCTTTTCTGCATCGAAGGGCTGTTTCTGCCCATCTTTTTTGATAACAAGGATAGAACTATCCATGACAACCACCTCAATTCATTTTTGTTTCCTTGACGAAGATACGATAGATCTCGTCGGCACAATCGACGGGGTTACCGTCGTTCGTGACTGTATACGCGGGAATGTGACAGGAAACTTGCAGCCACTCATTGTCCTCGCGAAGTTTCTTGTCGGCAGCGTCGCGTCCCTCGATATCCTGCGGAGTACCGCGATCCCACATGCGCTGAGCACATGTCTTCGGCGAGCATTCGATCCACACATATACGGCATGGCGCTCATCTTTGTACTGAGCGGGCATAGATTCGACACCGGCAGGATCGATCACATAGATATCGGAATCATTTGCCATCTCGTCGGTGGCACCGTAGTGATAGCTGTTGATCTCCGTTTCAGCGATGATACCGCCGCGCTCTTTGAACGCCATAAACTCATCCTCGGTGATGAATGTATGCGTGTCTTCATCAGGCGTACGGCGCGGGCGCGTGGTAAAGCTCTTGAGTGAGTGGAGATGATATTTATCTTCAAGGATCTTGGCGACCGTAGACTTACCGCAGCCGGATGGTCCAGAGAGCAGGATCAGAGGCTCTTTCGGTTGATGGGCAGAATAAAACCACCGGTTGTAAGCGTCGTAGCGCGCCTGCAAATCGGTGGTTTTCAATTCAGGGATCTTCTCGCAGAGCTTTTCGTAAAAGTCGCAGGGCTTTGTTGAAACGCCCTTCTCCGGACATCCGTGACGATATACGCAATTAGGACAAAGCACGTCCGCGATCTCCGGTTCAATACCATGCAACGTTACCTTGAAGTCCTCTGCATATTCGCGCGTTTCAGAGGACGCCTGGAAACAGAGACGCTTACGCCACGTGTCAATCAGCTGCTGAATGTTAGCGTCGCCGGTAAAATCGGCGGGCTGATCCTGCGGCAGTTTATCACGGGGGACACCAGTGCGGTCACTGCGCTGTGTAGACACGAACTTCTCCCATTTGTGACGTACCCAATGGACGGTGACCCAGTGCTTCATCTGGAACCATTTCCACTTGATCATAATGTCACGAATAGGGGAATGCTCCGCAAGTAACATGCCGCGTTTGAACTTGGAAGACGGTTCGTGCCCAAGCGGCGGTTTATGTACAGTCGATCTGGCATCGTCAACGACTTCTTGCCAGTCGCCTTTAATTTTTACAATATTGGTTTCCGTGTGATCATCTCCTTATAATAAGTCTTCGATATCAGAAGAGTTGACGGCGTAGTCGTACTCCAGAGGTTCCCACAAATATTGGACGCCGCCGTACACAAAAGCATCATCGTGACGCCAACGGAGCAGGGGAGGATTGCCGGGGCCACCGCGTACCTGATGCATGTCGTAATCGTCTTCAAAGACAACCTTGATTGGCTTTGCACCTGCCGTGGGCATCACATAGATCCGACTGCCGTTCTCAAAGCGGAGCTGTGCGGGGCCTTCGGACCATTCAGAAAAATTCATGATATGCCTCCTTGGTGAGTCTGAGCGTCGATGGATCGTCAAGATCTCCGATGAGATAACGATTTGCTAAATGCCAAAATTCTAAGTAACGTTGTTGTTGTTTCCAAAAAGACTCGAAAACGCCCTCGTCACCAAAGGCTCTGTTCCAGCAAATGTCCAGGACGAGATCAACATTAGAGTAGGACATTGACATCCTCCTTTTTGATCGTGGGCGCGCCGGTAATACCTTGCCATTCTCCACGTAGATAATCACACAAGAGCTCGCAGAATTTGTCGATCTGTTCTTGCATCTCATCTTTAGAACCCGTGAGAAACGCATCTTTGAGTATTGCATCCCAGCAGTAATCTATTAGTTGATTGAATGTCGTTTTTTGGTTAGCTGGTCGATTAAAGAAGCGCATCGATATCCTCCTTCGTGACCTCCTCCTGCTCTCGAGTCTCAAACGAACCGATTGCGGGGGCTCGATAAAGACGTTGCCAACCGTTCCCAGTGTCAACATAAATGTAGCTATTGGATGTTGTGCCGACGTAGCCCCACGTATCTAAGTAAGTTGAAGTGCTGCCAGTAGTAGCATCAAAGAAGTTCATCGATATCCTCCTTGGAAATCTTGGCGGTCTTCTCGGTTTCCCAAGCATCCATGAGGTCGTTGATGTTGATGCCGGTAGACCGACCACGTTCGAACCATGCTGGTTTGTAACGACCAACAGGCTCTGCGCGGCTTGTCCACCAGATGACTGTATGGGAAAAGAGATCGTAGGCTCCGTATCGTCCAGTGTCGGTATTGTAAGCCAAGGCACCAGGCTCAAGATGGAGTCGAGCTTCCATGCTTGCCTGTGTTGCCATTGTGCAGACATAAACAGTCTCCATGAAAAATCATCTCCTAACCTGGCAGAATCTCGTAGTCGTCGAGTTCCCAATATCCTTTTTCGTTTTTGTGTACGTGTTTGGCGAGAATGATATCGCCCTTGAGCGCCTTGGTGATGGTGTTGTTATAACGGTATGGTGTGACAGAAAGCTGAGAAACCTTACCGGAACCGACACTCTTGCAATGGAAGATGTACTTCCACGGCTTGCCGGCATTCCACTTACCGATTAACGGGCGGACATCGAGCAGGTATAACTTGCGGCGGTCTTCTTCCTTTTGGGTCGTCATATCGACGTAACCTAAAATCTCATTTTGGTTGGCAGCTTTCACACGATAGGGGAGTTCTTCCAAATGCAAAGAGAAGACGTATTCTTCAATCGCCTCGAGCAATCCATCCATATCGTTGATCTTGTAGGACTTGAGCGGCTCACCTTTAACGCTCTTATCGGATGCGTAGCGAGAAAGCATTTCTTCAAAGGCAGGGGAGAGCTTGTCCTTTGAGATCGTTTTCGCTGTACCTTGCTTGAAGAAGTCCCACCAGGTGATGAGACGAAGCAATTCGACGTTGTTTCCGAACGAATTGAAGTAGTCGATCTTGACAAGTGGAATCACTTTAGCGCTCTTGATACTGCGCTCATCCAGCCATTTGAGTACGTCGAAAAATGACTTATGATCTTGCCGGGCACACTCGTAGAGTTTTGCTCCCATTGCCTTGCTCATACCCTTAATAGAGCCGAGCGAATTGACGATGGAATTCGTCGCAGGATCGGCGCGCATCTGACGGTTATCCTGTCCATATCGCATAGGCGGGAAGAGAATGTCAAAATACTTTTCCGCTTCTTCCTTGAGCGCTGCAACTTTATCTTTGTCACCCTTTTGTTCGTAGAGATTGAGAGCGACTTCGTAGAATTCAAGAGGGTGATTAGCTTTGAGCCATGCCTCGTAAAGACTATCAAGAGCGACGCAATAAGAATGGCTGGCGTTGAACGAGTAGGATGCGGAGTCTTCGATGATCTGCCAAAGTTTATTCGTCAACTCGTCAGCTTCTTCTTCAGACTTGCCTTCATCCTCAACAATGGCTTTTGCAAAACCTTTTTTGAAAACATCCTTGTAAGCGAGAACCTTTTCCTTACGTTTCTTGGCGATGTTCTTGATTGCGGTGTAGCATTCCGACATAGGAATACCGGCATAATGCAACGCCTGCATTTCCTGTTCTTGATAAAGAACGTAGCTGTTCGGCATTTCATTTGTCTGGATTAGGTTATCGAACGCCTTGACGCCATAAGAAAAGGGAACTCTGGATTCAAATGTTTTATAAAGAGACTTAAAACCCGGCCTGATTGCAGCGATAAACGCCGACAGCTCAGAAATGTTTCTGGGCTGATATTTTGCGACGCGAGCAGATGTTCCAGAACGCTCGACCTGGTTCAAACACATTGTGGCACCGCGCTTGTAAAGGTCCCACACTTTATCGTCAGTTGCGCACCATTTGAGAAGTTCTGTAACGCTCGGCGGTTCCATTCCGATTCGATGGAAGATTTGATAAATGAGGTCGACCACCTTGACGGTGAGAAGGTCGTTCTTGAGGAAGTGATTCCGCTCCGCCCAGTGACCATCCATGCAGCAGCACAGATTATCTTTGATCCTGACCAAACCAATTTCCTTGCGGATGTTGCCACCGTACAAGAGATACGCGCATGGTGCGATTGACCAGGAAGAAATGATACCGCGATATCCCTTACTTCCTTCGAACACATCTTTGTACTGAGGAGAGATGTAATCGTAAACGTCGATATCATCTTTCTCATCTTCTTCAGCGTGCTTGACGGCCATTTCGTAACGTTTGATCTGGTTGGAAACCTCGTTTGCAATCTCAAAAGGAATATCCTGTGCTTTGGCGTAGAGCTTCCACGCTGCGGATGTAAGCATCGTGCCATAAGCCAGCATGGGATAGGCGTGTTCTTCACCGAGAACCTCTTTCTGAGCCTTGGCAAACGGAGCAGCATCGGCTACGTTAAAGTCAATATCGGGTAGGCTTCCGCTCTGCAAAATACGTTCGGTCGACATGAAGCGCTCAGGGTACATGTGAACAGGAGCGGAAATTCGATCCATCTCAGTGAATCCGAGAAGCTTGTTGGTGAAGAAACTACCAGCACTGCCTCTGCCTGTACGAGTTAACCAACCGCCATTCTCTTTACCGCGCTTAATAACGTGGTGGTTTAGAATGAAGTAGTCTGACATCTTCGTGTCGATGACGACTTGCATTTCTTTGGCGATTTCTTCCTCGTAGTGAGTCCATTTCTCTTCCGGAACCTCAGATTTGTACGCATCCCAGCCACATAAAACCAGCCTTTTGTACTCATCATCTTTCTGTTCCTGCGTCCATCCAGGGTACATAGAGGGCATTTTGATGTCCGTATTGAAGATCGGAGAGTCGTATTCCTCAACTTCGGCGAACACGTTTGTGTTGTTGATGGCCTCCATGATCTCGTCGTGAGAGAGAACCGCCTGCTGAGCGAATCGCTGATACGCGGTATCGCCGTCCGGGAAGTCGAGGATCATTCCGGTTTCATCCTCGTATTCGATACCCTTGCTATTGGTGTAGTCTGTGCGAGCCTGTGCGTCCGATGGAAGTATGTAATGGGAATCACAGCCCATGATGATCGGCACGCCCCACGAGCGGCTGAGTTCCAGAACGTGTTGGTTGAGTTCTGCCTGACCTTTGAATGGAGAATCCGGTCTGAAATCGCAGTTATGATACTGTACTTCGAGAAAGAAATTCTTCCCAAAGTGATCGGCCATCTGCTTCCAGCACTCATCAGCATCCTCATAAAGCCAACCGGCAATACATGCTGACGTGCACCAGATGTCATCGGCGGGGAGAGATAACAAAAGAGGAAGATCCACACGAGGACGATTGTAGAAGCCGGAGATATTTGCCTCCGACAACACATCGTTCAGTGCTTGTCTTCCTCTTTCATTTTTTGCCGCGAGAAAGATGTGACAGTTTGTCTTATCCTTCTCGAGACGATCTTTGACCCAATAAGCCTCAGATGCAAAAAGTAGTTTGAGGCCATTGGCTTTTGCTAAATCATAACACTCGGCGTAGTTGCCTTGCCAACCGTGTTCGCAGCTGGACAAGATCGTCTGTCCGAGTTCCACCGCGCGCTTTGCATAGTCCTCATTGGTGACAACGCTGTCTGGAACGCGAGTGTTGGTGTAATGCGAATGCCGGTGGTAGTTTTGATATACAAGCAATGAATCACCGTCCTAAAAGAAAATGCCCGTTAGACTGGAAGTCTAACGGGCATTGAAGTTGAAATTATTCAGTAATTGTAAATAGACAGCGCGAAAAGGATGCTGTAAAGGATCACGAAACCAATCGAAATCGGAAAGTATGTCCACGAAGGAATAAACTCGGTATGAGCGCCGAGAATGATATTGATATCGGGGTATATCTTTTCCGCGGTGCGATAGTCACGGATCAAGAAAGCACGGTGCAGGAGCAACATGACAAAGCAGAACCAGACAATGCCGGTCAAAAGCAATGACTCGGTGCGCAGCACGTCTCCAAAAGAACGAAGCGTGCAAACACCTCCGATGCCGCATGCCACAAAGATCGGGAAGAGCACGTCTAACTTATAACTGAGACGATAATCTCCGACGATCTTTTCGACATGCTTTTCAGCTGCCTTACCAGAGGCAAAAACTTTTAGATATTGAATATCGTCATCGCGCAGAGCTTTCGCAATGCTGGTTCTTTGTCCCATGATTTTCCTTTCTCAGCATCCGGAGGGAATCGTTCCGAATACCTCTCTGTTTTCTTCATAGTGGATACGGTCCGGTGTTGACAAACCGTAGGGGAGATCTTCAAAAGAATGATCCCTGACATCCCACTTGTACTGATAGGCAAGTGTCTCGGTGGAATCGTAAAACCTCTTGCTTGGAATATCATAAAAGAGACCGACATCACGTCCACCCCCGGAGCCATATCGATCCTTCAGGATATCTATGATTACATCATAGTCAATTGGTTTTGTCAACCAATCACCATTCTGCTTTCGAACACCCTGTTTGTCCTTTTTCGAGACGCGATACAGAGACAGCACACGATGACTGAGGTTAATACTCGCAGACACACCAGAAAGATCGTACAAACTCATACGACGATTCATGTCCATCTTCTTCGGATGCAGAACTACGATACAGCAGACATTCCAGCGCTTAGAGAACGAGATGATATCTCTAATAAACTCTTCCTGCTTCTGCCACTTGTTATCGTCGTTGTTCTCGAGATCAACAGACGTCATGTTATCAAAGACCAACGTTTTGACACCGTATTTCCGCACCACACTTTCGGCGGTCGACATCAGGTTAGAAACCTTTTGATCGATCGAATCCTTATAGAAAAACAGCTGGCCTTTGTACGTACGATTGATCGCATCGAATGCGTCTCGGCGAACCTTATAAACTTTGCCTGCACCATACGGCTTATCGTATTCCGCAATACCAAAGCGACCGGCATGGCAGAAGTCCACCCAGGATTTCAAACTCTCATTGGACAGCTCGCCGCTGTACACAAAAGTGGGAAAGCCCTGTTCAACGGACTGGCAGATGATCGTACTGAGAAACGATGTCTTACCAGAACCGGGAGCGCCAGTGATCAGAGTCGTCGATCCCATATAAAACTTCTGCAAAGCATCGTCAAGATCAGCAAAGTGAGTAATAAATCCTTCGACGTCACTCATATCAAATTTCTTTACATCGGCGTAGTCAACGACGCTCGGAATTTCAGCATCCTTTGCATCACGGATCGCATCACGCACCGCTTCCTTGCCCTCGTAAAAGAGCAGCTCATTGACATCCTTGACGGAGACCTTTTCGCCATTCTCTTTCGTATGGAACTTGGGAATAACAACTGTTTTCACACGGTACTCACCAAGTCTTGTAGAGACATCTCTTGCAAACTTGCGCCCGCTCTCATCGTTGTCGGGGATCAAAATGATCTCTTCAAAATGAGAAAGCCAGTCCCAACACTCACCAATCCAGTGGAGGTTTTGATCGCCACCATTGATCGAAACCGTGTTCGGGAAACCACACTCAATGCACGCGGCACAGTCACCCTCACCAGACGTGATGATGAGGGGCTGCGTCGTGTTGATGCGATTGATATTGTACAGGATATCTACGTGATCCGCGCCGGGTAAGTGCCAAATCTTGGAGTGATCCTGTCCTTTGCGGAACTGTCGGGAAAGACGGACCTTCACGTTGACCAGAACATCGTTGAGGTCGTAATACTGGAAGAGTGTATTGCCCTCTTCGTCCTCTGCAATATCGAGATAATCGATCGTAGCGGGGGAGATACAGCGCTTGCTCCAATAGTCGTAAACACGATCTTTGGTTTTGGAATACTTGGGTTTTGGATATTGGTATTTGCGACCCAGCGTGTGAACGCCCTGCTCTCCAAAATCGTACGGCATATCTGCCGCTTCAAAAAGCTGTTTACAGGCTTCAATAAATGTGCACCCTTGAGCCATCATGTAAGCTTGGATGATATCGATATCACCACGCCCACAAGAAAAGCAATGGAACGAATACGTTTTCGGGTTGTAAGACATGCTGGGATGGTTATCGTCGTGATCGGGCCACATGCAGCAGCACACACGACGGCGTGAATCATATTGCTCGGGGTGGAGCAGATCAACGATGATGTCTGCGTTCCTGTCCCCGAGACGTTCTTTTGCTTCCTGTATCTTCTCGGGTTCAATGTTCAAAAGACATCACCCGATCCTTTATTCCATTTCGAAGCTGAGATCGCCGCTGACGACCGTGTAGGCGAAAGACATTCCCTCCGGCACGTAGTATGTATCACAAAAGTCCTCATCGTCCTCGATAATCACCTGGGAGATGTTATCCTGATGAGACACGAGCCACTGGAAAGACGAGCGTGGCATACCATACATGCCAAACTCATAATGGTCTTCGTTGCCGGCCTTTTCAATGGTACCACTCAGATACGAGAGGGTCATACCGTCGCCATAATCAGCACCGTCAACGGCAAGTCTGGCGATGTGATCGCAGACAAAAGAGACATCGTCTCCATTTTCAAACACGAAAGTTAAATAGTACATCTTTATTCTCCCATCATTCGTTCACAACAATCTCTGCACGAACACAAATTCTTGCAGAAAAAGTCGTCATTGTGTTCGGGCAATTCCACACCACGAGATTCACAGTCCAGAGTGATCTTGTCTTTGAATTCCGTATCAGCGTAGATAGCGTCTACTGTTTCCGTTACCCAACGAAGAGCATCTGCAAAATGTTCTTCATCAAACTGAATATGCACCATCACTTTCTCGCGGAACATATTGAAGATCAGTTCCTTTGGATACTCCCCGTAGTGATCAAATACCCACTTGGCATAGAGATAGAGCTGGATCGTATATTCGGCTTGCTCTTTCTTCGTCCGGAACTTCGCCTTACTCTTGTGATCAACCACAATGAGTTTGCCGTCGTTCTTGTCTCTGACTAAGAGATCAATGAAGCCGATGACCTTGCGGCCACCGACTCCAAATTCAGCCTCGATCTCCGCCCCGATGATCTCCCAATTGCTGGGATATCCTTCGAAAGTGGAGAAATACGATTTTCCTTTTTCATAATACATCGCTCCCATGGAAGCTCCATTCCACATGAGAGGAAAGTCACACTTCACATACTCGGTCCAGCGTTGTTCAAACTCGTCTTCCAGTTCGTATTCGAGCAGCTTGCCGTTCTCATAGTCCTCCAAAATGGAGTGACACAGAGAACCAAACTGACCAAATGCGTTATCAACTTTCGGGCAATGATCAAGATAGATCATTTTAAAAGACGCGGGACACATTGCGTAAGTGTGAATACGAGAATAGCTCCATCTGGTGCGGTCTAATTGTTCTTGATACTTACTGATCAAAACGGGAGCTCATTGGAGTCTTCATCAGAAGTATAGCCCGCAGCGGGGGCAGTCACGGGAGAAGCAGCGCTATCATCGGGAGACTCTGCATCACGCGCAGAATCCTCAAACTCGATATTGTTCACGCGAACACTGATGTCGGTGCGCTTATTGCCATCCTTATCAGTGTAGGGACGGGAACGCAGAGCACCCTGCACAAGAACCATACGGCCCTTACGACCATACTTCTCCATGAAGTCGGCGGAGGGACCACCGGCAGCGTAGTTGAAAAAGTCGGACTCGTACTCGCCATCGCGATTCTTAAAATCGCGACGAACAGCGAGCCGGAAGTTACAAACCTTACTGCCGTCTTCGAAGACCTTCATTTCAGGATCGGCCACGAGACGGCCCTTATGTACAACGAGATTCAATTACTTGTCCTCCTTCATCTTAGTGAGAGCTGCGAGCACGCGCTTGGCGACTGCCGCATTCTTAATGTTCTTGTAGTTGACGATTCCGCCCGTCAGATCCTTAACCGTAGCGGCAATTACAGACCTGTCCACACCAATCGTGGGAAGCTCCTTTGCGGCGGAGTCGATCTGGTCAATCAGATCATTGAGAATATCACTCTCGGGAGCGGCATCAGTCGCAGTCACAACACTGCGGGGAGGTGCAGTCTCACCGTCATTGGCCCAGTGGTAGAGTTTCTGACCGTCCTTTTCCGTCAGGACATCATAGCGGCCCTCAAAGAGGTGCGTGTTGTCCTTCTGGATCTCAGCCACGTGGGTGTCCTGGCGGAGCATCCAAGTAGCGGAGAAGGAATACTCGGTGTTACCGCGAGCCTGATAGCCCATGCCGACTTTCTTGGGCTGTTGCTTTCCACCATTCTCTTCAAGAACGTAGGAATCCTTGCCGCGGACGGTTGCAATGATATGGGCAGGACATTCCAGCATCTTGTTCATGAACTTTTCGTGGCGGGGCGTGATCTTGCCCCAGTTCGTGAACGAGTTGCCGCTCATCGCGTCGTGAGTCGCATTGCACCAATCCCATTCGGGGGTGATGCCGTCGATTACAATGACGTGATAGCCACCGTCAACTGCCGCTTCGATTGCTTCGATGTAGGATTCAGGACGGAAATCCTGAAGCTGGAGATCATCGAAGTCAAATTCGTTGGCATAGTAGCGGATACGACCATTCTCCGTGTCGATCACCGCGACTCTGCTGCCGTCCTCCTGCGCCATGCCCGTTGCCATGCGAAGTGCGGTGTAGGACTTACCGCTTCCGCTCGGGCCGGCTAAGAGGCATTTGACATAGATTTTTTCGCGTTTTGCCTTTTGGAACTTGATTGCCATTTGAAAGTTTCCTTTCCGATATATATTTCAAATTGGCGTATGCCAAATTGATTGCAAAATAAAAGGCCACCTGATGAAAAATCAAGTAGCCAACATCTATGTAAACCATTTGCCAGGTTCAGCAAATGGTAGTATTCAGTTTTTCTTGACAGACCTTCTACGTGTCGTTTTCTCAGATTCATCAGGAAAAACGCAGAGCCCGATCTGCTTTTCAAGTTCTTGGGGGATATCGGCAGTGTCGAGCTTTTCAAAACCGCCCGGAACTATCTTCCAGAGTGTAAAGGCGTTCTTAACCTTGGAAGAGTTCTGCGTGATCTTATAGGTTTCTCCGTTAACGAGGCAGAGAACGCCGCGGCCGTCTTCGGACTTTGGAATTGTTTTTACGATAGCCATGTGACACCTCAATTTAATAAGGCAGGGGAGACTGAATGGAACGAGCAGCGCCCACGGCGCGAAGCACATCATCTTCTACAAAGCCGATGGGGGAAAGCAGCAGCTCTTTAGGAATGGTCTGCGTATTCTCAGCGATGATGATACTGTCGCGGCGCAGTCCTGCCGTGCCTCGCGGAACAAAAACATGCGTAGGCATATGATGCCCTTTGTTGATACGTGAAGATAGAGGAATTACCTCTACGGTAGGAGCGTGGCGATTGCCAACGTCATTCTGCACAACAAGTACGGGTCGGATACCGCCCTGCACACTGCCATAGTAGGGAAGATTAGCATAAATGATTTCGCCGAAGCGAGGATTGTTTTCCATTTGAATGTCCTTTCTGTTGATCGTCGTTTGTGTTGTGTAGCATAAGTACGTAACATATTATTTCCTCCTGATAATAGAAAAAGCAGGTACGATTGAACGTACCTGCTTTAATGATTGATTCACGATGTCAACGAGAATCCTCGGCATCGTAGTCGATACCGTACTTCTCTTTGAGTTGCTGTTTGGCCCACTCGGGCGTCATTTCATCGGGGGTGGGGAAACTGGGTTGAGAGGGGGAGCTATTCGCGCCTTGTTCGAGAAGCTTACGTCTGCGCTCTTCTCCGGGTTCTTCGGCTGCGCGGCGCTCCGCTTCTTTTTGTTCCGCTTTTTGACGCTGATATTCGTGAATCTCTGCGTCCCATTTGTCGCCCCAGTAGACTATGCCCTGAATCTCGGAGAGGATCTCCGCCCACTGCTTATCGATATAGGATTCTGAGAAATATTCTTTCTTAAAAGCATGCTCGTCAACAAGGGCGTTATGGATATCGGCACCAGATTTCAGAAACTCATCTTTGAACATGACAAGATAATACCATTCGACGGCACGATTGAACAGCTTGCAGTACAAACACAAATTCATATCCGTTCTTTGCGTAGAATCGAGTCGACTAATTGTCTTGTTGATCCAAACCGATTTGTAGATTCCATCGGGAAACGGCCATTGGTAATAGTAGCGCCACTTTTCATTTTCATCCTTAAAAACAGGATGAAACGGCGCACCCTGGACCCATGGGAAAGTCGTATCCACTAAAGGATGAGCCCACGGGCTGGTGTCATAAAACTCGTACGCATGGCAAATTTGTTCGTGCTCGTCTATTTTCCAATAAAACTCCGGATTACTAAGTAACTCCATATCATGTTGTGATAGATCTGGATATGTCCTGTAGAGCCAACCATATTCTGTTTTGGTGCTTCTATCTGACCGTATCTGACCACGCACCATCTTAGTTGTGACAACTTCTTTGGTGGTTTCCCATGAGCAATGATGACCCGTACGAAGCATTTCGAGTCTGGAGTGCCTCACAGCATCTTCCAGCGGGTGAGGTCGTGCGTCCGCCCCTTGCTTGAGGTAGTAAGCATAAACGCCGTACACCAGCAAAAATTCCTTCCACAACTGAGGAGAGTGCTTTGACATCTCTGAAGCAATTTCTCGTTGCTGAGTTTTGCGTGGATCTTCATTTGTATGGATCAGAATATATCCGATCACAAACAGAATGATCGCCATACAAAATGCCATGTTACCACCTCTGTCGGAGAGGGCTGCTGATCACAGCAGCCCTTTTTCTTTTGCAATCGCTGTCCACTGATCGTCGATGACCTCATCGGCGAGAGTGACTTCGGACTTCGGAACCTCTTCTTCGTACCAGTCCATGCAATCACAACGAGGACACACATGTCCTCTGAGCTGCTTTTGCAGTTTCTTAGAGAGGCGAAGTCCGCATTCGTCGCAGTAGCAAAAAGTCATATCCGGTTCTCCTTTATTTCTAAATCTATTATAGTATAGCTGTTTAGAAAGTCAAGACAGAGGCGGATCGCGTGGTCGTACTCTCAAAGGCATCAACTCCCGATATTTGAATTTGTTTGTTCAGACTGAGCGGCGGCGTCGCGATGATTACCACAACCACAAAGGTTCGCCGCCATAACACCAGAGGTACTCTGGATATGTTGCGGAATTCTTGGCCATGGCACGGTCGGCAGCTTTGCGTGTCAGATAGAATTCAGACACGACCTCGTCTCTCGAGTCAGGATCGAGTCCTTGAACTTGCCAAATCGTGCAAAGCAGGCCGCGTTTTAGATTCATTGTCTTTTCGCCCTTTCCTGACAGTGTTCGTATCCTTCGACGATCTCATCAAAGGTGCGCGGCGTATAATCCATCCAAGGCATCATAGCTCCCACGTTGTACATGCGGCAAGGCTTTTGATAGAGGTCAACGATCTCACGCCGAATGTGCGTGGCAGAGAACCAAGCGGCGGTCATCTATTTCGACTTCCATGTATTCGTTGATCTTTGCAAATTCACGCCGGAATGCACCGTCGTTGCTGCGGTCATGATTGCCTTTAACAAGGAATTTCTCGCCGTTGAGCTGCTGCAAAATAGGAACCGCATCTCGCGATTTGCACCAGAACATATCACCGAGAACGTAAACTAAATCACCTTTACGCACCTTGTCGTTCCAGCGTTTGATGAGTTCTATGTTCATCTCGTCGACCGTTTTGAATGGACGATTGTCATATGAGATAATGTTTTCGTGGCCGTAATGCCAGTCAGCGATAAAATACGTGTTTGGCACGTCAAAAACACCCCTTATTTGTCGCACAGAGCGTCCCAGAAGACGTGGTACATGGCGTTGCCTCTCTCTTCACCGATCCATTTGACGGCGTTCAGAAGCGACGACACGGCCTTCTGAAGGTCGATCTGCTTGTCTTTATAAATGGTTTCCATAAGCTTTTTGCCGGCACCTTCGGAGATATACTCCTTGATGTAACGCTCGGCATCCTCTTCCGTCATGCACTGGATGCCGACATAAGTCTCGGGATCAAAATTGATACGGGTCAACGTGTAGACCGTGTTGAGCGTTGTGATCTCGATGATCTTATCATCATCTGTACAGTGGATCGACTTGACAACAGAGATATGTAAACGGTGAAAGCGATCGGAATAATCCGGCTTGTACATCAGAAGCCCTCTGGTATTGACACCAAGGTCTTCAATATAACAAGGCATGCCGAGCACAGCTTCGTGAACGGGATTGAACCGTGAACCTTCCTTGGGCTGCACATCGGAAATGATAAAGTCTGCTACTCTCATGTTTGAATTCTCCTTACAATAATTGATTGACGGATAACGAATTTAATTGGGCGTCCATTTGCTGGACTGCGCGTTTGAGTTCGGAAACAATGGCCCATAACTCATTCAGTTCATCTCGGAGTAATTCGATATCAGCCGAAGTGACCAAACGAGCTGTTGAACGGAGTGGGCCGGTCACAGATTCAAGCGCATTTACGCGGTCTTCTACAACGGCAGTTCGATAGAGGGCTTCATGTGCTGTGGCCTCTAAAATGTCAAGATCAGTGCTCATTGAAGACCACCGCTTCACCGTATTTGAGATTCCAGCAGCCACCCTCTGTGCAGGCACATTCACTGCAGTTGCCTCCGCATTCCTGAGCATCAGACGGCGCTTGCGTGAAACCATCGCGGAATCGCACATACGCAACAGGGAAGTGATGGGGGTTGTCCATTTTCGTTCCGGGCCAATCACTGAAGATGATATGTAAATTCGGCGGGATCGCATTACCGGCATCGACAAAATGGTTGACGAATTCATACCGCTTGGTGAAGCAGAGGATCTCACAGTGAGTATTGCGCGCCGCGATCTCAACCATCTTGATGAGATAATCGTAGTGCGGGATATCTCCGCTCACATGGAAACGAAAGAAGCGGCTCATCATAATGGCCGCTTCTACTTCTCTCCAATATGTACCCGGATCATGTATCAACGCATCCAGATTTCTTTGATAGGCTTTTCGCACCGTGGGACGAAGTCGTTCCAGCTTTTTGGCGTAACAGATCTTCGCGCAAGCACATGCCCGGCACGTTGTAACGGCGGGCAGGGAAACTGAGGGGATTTGCCCCAGTTTCGAATTGCCTTTGGAAATGGAAATGGTGGGCAAAGAAACCCCTCCTTATTTAGTTAAATATCTCTAACCTACGGGCAAATTAAATGTGGCAATCAATGAGCGTGAGATACCAGTTGTTCTCGATGGCGGGCTTGATAAAGTTTTCGAAATAGTCCTCGTGCCATGCGATGCTCTCTTCGGGCGTTTCGCTGCTGCATCCAAACCAGCCCATGTGTCCGGGCTCGTGCCATTCGCCATCCGGCGTAACAACTGCAAACGTAGAAAATTCCGTGTTCTGCTGGATGTAGGTTTTCTCATCGGGGTAGAGCTGTTTGAGGTATTCTTTTTTGTAAAAGGTGTCGCCTGTCATATACTCGTCATAAGGCTTCAGGTCCTCGGCAAGTTCGTCGCGCATCTTTTCAAAATCGACGTCGCGAACAAATCCCTCATCCTCATGGACAAGATTACCGTCTTCGTCCTTAACGAGTAGCATGCAACCCCAGCGACCGCCAATCGACCACCAGTCCCACTTTGAGTCAGGGTTATAGGTGGAGTAGATATCTCCCGTCTCAGGATCGATATTCTCATTGGGAACGTCCTTGATATAGTTTTGATAACACTGCTCGTCCGTCCACTCGAGTTGCTGAGGGAATTCCTCCGTCAGATACTTGAACGGATAACAGGTCGTGTCTCCAGCATAAGTCTCCTGAATGTATTTTTCGGGATCGGCGAGATACTTGTCGTACTCAACTTTCTTGTCACTGATGCGCTGACGCTCATATTCGATCGCCTGCTGTTTCGTCGTCGAGAGATATCGCTCCACACGGATGTTTTCATCGTATGGGGCGAGGATAGAATAGAGATCAGGGGAGGAATCTTCCGTAAAAACGGCAACGGTATAATGGCTCATTGGAATCTCCTTTCGGATGTAAAATAACTAAAAGTAGGTGCGGCGGGAGCTCGCCCTACGCTGCCGTAGATTTGACTCCCTTTGATCCGCCACCCCGTGCTCTCGGGAACCGCACCACATGTGCGAGTTTTAAGTCTTCGCACCGACTACTTGGCACGGGTTTAACGTCTCCGTACCGACGTCCGACCGCCGTTGATCAGGAGCGGTTGTCGCTTTAATGTGCGATACCTCTTTTTCAGTGGGGCCGTCTTATATACCGTCCTCCCCTCGCCAGACGGTGATCTTTGCCGGAAATTACCAGCCGCTATTGATTAGTAGCAACGCGGTATTTTTAGATGCTCCGCAGCCTCAAATATTGTAGAAGGCGTTCTCTTATATGCCGCCTATGCGCCGAGCGGCAATCTCTGTTGGTTTTATATATTTAAACTCCTTTAGAGGAGGTCAGATACAAAAGCAGAATCGATATCTTGATCCGTTGAAAGTTCGCTGAGAGTTGTTACCTCAAAATGCCCTGGACGTCTCCAAAATGAAAGCTTGCCTTCTTGATCATCCCGTGGTTTGCCGAAATCATTACCGAGCAATGGATAATCCTGATAGGAGACCGCCGTGCAGCCGCCTGTGTCATACCCATATTCGTGGCAGATGTCGATCAAAGTTTGTTTCTCTTCGATAGAGCTCACTTGAATCAGCAGCTGACCGATATCACACAAATGCAGGGCTTCTTCAATCGTCATCGGGTTCTCCTTTCCCATATTCGATACATTGGACCTTCCATAACCAACGGAACCATGTAGAAGGCTTATACCAGATCGGTGCTTTATAACGCTCCAGAGGCATGAAGATATAATGGCGATTGGAGCACTGCATTGCGTGAATCGCTTTGCTCTCAGCAATCGTAAAAATATCGCCGTTGTCTATTGGATAAGCGCGGTGCATCTCGTCTTGGAACTTCCAAAGTTCCTTGTTTGTTTTATTGATGAACAATTTGTCGAGCATGAAATACCTCATAATAACGAATCGCAATTGATATCGATGACGTCCTCCGTGACGCTGTCGAACGGGATCTCGTTGTTGTAACCAGCTTCGCGAAGCTGATCGGGAGAAAGTAAGACAAATGCGTAACCGCCACCAAAGCTGCTATACATTAAGCAACCGGACCAGGGGAACGAAGCATTGATAGGATATATCCCATATTGGTCGCACATTTTAGAAAGCTTACATTTTTGCTTGATCGTGCCAGCCGGAATAAACCCGCGATGATTTTTCAATTGATCGAGAGCTTCACTGAATGTCACAGAAGACACCTCCAAACTCTGATTTAGTTTTTATGGAGCGAGAGTGGCGGAATCGAACCGCCCCGCTCGCCGGCATTGTCGATCGCCTACCGGTCCGCTAACCCACCAGAGCCTCGCATATAGAAAAAGCCCGCCTTTGCTGGCGGGCTCGTATTATTTGTTAAGTTGTCAACTGAATCTGACCTTCAAGATCGCAGAGGGAGTGTAGCACAGAAGCGAATGGAAAACAAGACTTGACAAGGCCGATTACTGTGCTGTCGGTCTTGATTCCGGAGCGATTTTGATGATCATTTCAAAGCACAAAAAGCTGATGTCAAACGACCATGGCCGCTTCCTATTTCCGAATGTCTGGTAACGAAAGCTGAGAGGGAAAACCCATTGAAAAGTATCAAGCCAGAACTCGATAATCTCATTTTTTGTAACGAAATTACGTATCATATAGCAAACTTACCTCCAAAACTGATGACAGCAACCACAATAGTTGATATCGAGTTCTGCTACCTCTTGTCATTGATGAAGCAGTCCCCGAGTACAGGGCAATGGACTTTTAGATTTGGACGGCACCCTGCGAATACGCATTCCTGCGGCAAAGTGTGAGAAAGCCACGGCGCCAGCATGCAAGCAGGAATTTTGTCATGATTTGTGAATTCAAAATTCCAACGATAATGTGGACAAGCATTTTGATAAATGATTGCCTCAAGATAGGTCATTTCTTTCATCAAATTAACCTTTCATATAATATTTCTTTTCTATCATTTGAGAAATACAACCCTTGTAGCAACCACGATGGACAGTTCTAATTGTCCCTTTGTGCCAAAACCATTTATACCAAGGTAACTTCCCAGAAAAATGGAAGTCGTGTTCGCCATTTTCGTCCATCCACATCCAGTGCGGACAATGAACCTCATTCAAAAATGCTGGTAAATACATGACGATGATTTTTGGGTTGCGGATTTTTGCCTTAATCACTTCAATGAAACAGTTACTATAGAACTCCATATCAAATCAGCCTCTTATATCTTTCCAGTAGCAGTAAAGACACCCGTGGGGACATCTCGTCTTATGTTTCAGCAGTTCAGTTTTCCCTGCATAACACATACAGCCCTTTCGTTGATAGCCAGCCCCGTTTGATTCTGCATCCTCAGAAAATCCGAGCAGATTGAGGTCGTAGTCTGAAATGCAGCCACAGGCAATCGGCTCCGTAAGACCGGGTTCTGCACAGGACTCAATTCGGAGAACTTTGCCGTTATCCAGCCCTTCCCAGAACTGCTTTGCTTGCCGCAGCATATCGTCCACTTTTGAAAGCTGTGCTTGAGACGGAGCGAAACCGCTATCGCCATAGGGAAGCGGCAATCCAGCCTTTTTGAACCGGCTTCTTGCGTGCGGATACATATCGATGACGATCACTCTGTAGCGCTGAAACCCCATTTCCATAAAGGAAGTCAGTGTGTGGTACGCAACGGAGAGTCCCTTTTCGGTTGGAATAATAGGGTCAACACGAACAACAATTCTGCTCATAGGGAATCCAGCTTTGACCAATTCCATAATTGCTGTAAACTCCTCATATAGAGTTGGCACATTTGGCTCCAAAATAGAGGGCCCATATCCGGTAACTGTAGTGTGAATGATGAGCTTATCCTTATGTCTCAAAGTGGCGTCAAAGAAATCCGGTGACACACACTTCGTAATAAGCACAGCGGCATCGACATCGTCTAATTTCTCCTCCCAAGACAAGTCAACTCCTGCGTCGCCTGCTTCTGTAACTCCTATCTTATATAACGCCATATCAAGTCAGCCCTCCATCCATTCGTGAATGAACTTGATTGCGGCGCCTTCACTGCGCTGCTCAGAGTTGAACTCCATTTCATCGAAGCTCAGAGACTCGAAAATGCATTCCGCCATGATAGCGAGCGCTTCACGAAAACCGTAATCCTCAATTATTCGATCCACCGAAATATCCGATTTACAGCAATACGCGGAACAATACCCGTAGATCTCATCCAACGAGTAGTCTTGCAGATCAACGACGGCGTGGCATACGATGTATTTCCCAAACCACTCCCGATACTTGATGAAGCTGTATCTGGTGTTGGAAATCTTGGCTCTGTACTGAGAGCAATCTGTATCGGTACAGGTGTAGTCCAACTTGAGCTTATTCATGAGGAACTCCTTTCGAGTTTCAATTCGTACTTGCTGCCATCTTGGTCATAAACGAAAACACGTATATATTCGCCATGCTCGCCCGACTGACGATCACAGGCAGTTTGAGCCATGAAGTTCAGAAGCCATTCCAAGTCATTCGGAGACTCGAAAAGGGCTTCATCATAGCAGCCGTCGCCGTCGTAGAAGGCAATGTGATATTGGCAAATCTTTTTCATAGTAGCCAATCCTGCGGACACTTCTTATCATCGAGATTATGCTCGACTTCGAAATCGCACAAGGCTTTAACAGCCTTATCAAAAGCGGCTCTTGTGCGTGAATTGTTGTACATGCCAACGGATGTCCCCGCAGAAGCAGCTCTCATCGACAGTACAAGCCAGTGGTCGAATTCTTCCGTGGTTAGGCCATAATGTACCGCCTCGTGGGCGCGGCAATCTTCCTGTTTTGAGAACTCCTCACCGCAGAATTGGCAGCAGAAAATCGTTTTCCGAATCATCACTACACCTTCTTACCACCAGCACCAAAGGCTGTCATCAAGCTTCTTGTAGCCGTTGCCTCTGGGAAGATAACCCTTATGATGGCGGACTTTGCGATTCGCCTTTGTTTTCAGGCACTTCTTCCAGTTGTACTGTCTGGCAGGGAGGACGTACTCGGAAGTGCCTTTCACGCGGGGCGTGCCGCAGGCGTAAGAAGTCTTGGCGTACATGCGACGCTTTTCGTCCTTTTTTCGTTTGTCGCGCTTGCGGGTCTGTTTGGTAACCTTGACGATCGGATACAGAGAGAACGCCTGTTCCCATGATTTAAAAGCCTTGCCAAGAGTCGCAAGTTCAGCTTCTTTTTCGTCATCGGACTGAGCGGGTTGCTCTTCGACTTTCTCGTAGTAGTCCATGAGTCGCCGCAGGTTGTCAACATCACGATCAGAGACCATCTCAATCAGGAAGTCAATAAATCGACTGTCGTCGTCTTCACCCTCCATCTTGGAAAGGTCATCGTAAAAATTTGCGAGCAGCCACGCGCTTTGAGCGGCGGCGTAACGGTCACCTGTATGTAAATACATGATTAAACAGTCCTTTCGTTATAGTTATATCTCTTCGGAATCGCACACCGGACACGATTTGTCAGCTTCCGATGCTGCGGATATTTTGATACATGCTGATGACGCTTTTGAAGTATACTTTCGTTTCCTCGCTCACATCCGTCGAATCAAACCCCATATACCCTGCATCGAGATTGTGGCATTGCGGACATTCGTAATGACGAATAGGCCTGCCAAAACCGTCTCTCATATTCAGAACCGTTCCTTCTGGCAATGTCGTCGAAGCTGCATCTTCGAAACCGCATTTAGGACAGTAAAAATAATATTTGCTCATCTCATCACTCTTCTTCAAATTTCCACAGCAGATCGCTTGTCCACTTTGGGTTGTAGTTGTCATGAAGCCATTCCGGGTTGTTGAACAGGAAATCCTTGTCGTACCCGTTGACAGTGATGAGACACTCCTGCACCCACAACCGAGAAGACAATCTGGAAAGTGCTTTTGTGGTCTCGCACAGCGTCTGTCCAAACATTCGATCGCGGAGTTCGCCATGCAAGACAATGAGACAACGGCTCTGTGTTTCGAACCACCCGTAGCGAGAATTGCGGCGGTCTCCCAGATTGGAAAGCTGTTCGAATTCGTCGTGCGTAGAGCTGTGTGAATGGCCGTCCAGCAGGATGGGGTAGAACTTTGCCGGCCCTTCAGAACCGGAAATCCGGGGGAGATGGTTCAAAACTGTCTGTACTTTATAAAGCGTTTCCGGTGTAGAACGAGAACACGTGTCAACAAGAATAGAACCGTGAACGTAAGTCCAATAGCTCATAGCAATTCATACTCCTCTCTCCTCAATCTTTTGTCGATGTCTTGCTTCAGGCGACGCTTAGCGATGCGCTTATTGGCTTTCTTCATCTTGGCCCAGCCATTATGATTAGCTGCCCAGCAAGCACAATGATGGCTGAATTCTGATTCATAATTCAGATATGCCTTGTAGGTGTTGGTGCACTTTTTCATAGCAGTTCTCCTATGTTGACGTCGATAGGGGACTCGGCGAGCCGCAAACCGTTTTCCGGATAGCCCCATCCGTGATAATCATAGCGATAGAAACCAGAACATCGATAAGGCTCAGAATCAATTTGAAACGGCCCGCGCGAAGCACCATTGAGGTTCACTCCCGACGAAGGATCAAACTCGACGACATCGCCTATTTGAAATCGAGGATTCGCACTCATAGCAGTCCTCCGATATCTCCGACGTCGACCGACTCATCGATTTTGTCGAACCACTCTTCATCAAAGATAAAGTGGTCATCACCATATCCTGAATAGAGAGCTTCACAGAAAAACCACCAATGTTCGTTGCCCCTATCATGAGCTTTTAGCGTGACCTCTTTCCCGCAATAGGCGAACATTTCGGGAGCGAACCATAGGCCACGTCCATAAGAGGTAAACCCCGACGCGTCAACATCATCAAAAGGGCCAAGCATCAAGCCGGAGAGCAGCTCCTCCTTGCTTTTGACGCGTACTCTGTCGCCGGGATGGAAAGTTGTCACGCTCATTCACCTCACAATAATGTATTGATATCGATATCTGTTGGAGGAACATCGTATGGCTCGAGCCATTCTTCCAGCCATGAATAGCTAAAATCTTGTAACCAATATGATGCACTGCCGCCAGCTCGATCAGCATTTTTAGAACGGATCGTAGCAATCTGTCCGCAATATTCTCCCATTGCGAAACGGAGAAAACCGACGCCCTTTAAAGTAAAATCACCGTGTCTCGCCGGCTCCGATATACGTGCGATTTCTTCCAAAGATTTGATACGGACCTTGTCGCCGCTACAAAATTGAGCCATCCTATCACCTCACAGTAGTTTGTCGATTTCAATGTTTTCGGGAATTCGCTCATATGGTTCAAGCCACTCTTCATCCCAAGCCCAGCCAAATTTGCTCCACCAGTAAGGCTTGATCGATTGCTGTTCTAACACAAAATCACGGCCACAATAATTGTACATTTTGGGATCGAACCATAGACTCGTTCCTGATCTGCCGAGAAGGAGAATGATTTCTTCGCGTGGTTTGACACGAACGTGGTCTCCACGTTGAAACATGCTCATTTCGGTACCTCCAAGATGCCCTTGTCGAGGAGTTCGTTGATCTTTTCGAGGAAGCGTTCCTGAATGAGCAAATCGTTCTCGCATTCGATATCGGCGGGTTGGAAGAATTTGTTGAACCGGTAACCGCACATGCCGCCGTAGGTGCTGAACTCGAAACGGAACTTGCCCCTATAAGCCTTGGTGTCCTCGTCATAAATGCCGATCCAGTATGTGTTATCTGTGCCATATTCCTCATCGGCGTCGCTTCCGGCGTGTCCGGAAATACACCATGCGGAGATCACATTGTTTCGCCAGAAGAGGGGAGCGCAGACTTGAGAGCGGTCTTTGATCACGAGCTTTTTGATCTGCGGGATCGTCAGATTATACTTATTCTTGACGCGCGGCTTTCGCATTCGGTTTTCCTTCAAGGTAATCCAATCTCCCTTCCAAAATTTCGCATTTGGAGACGAGCTCTCTCGCTCGTTCTTCCTGTTCATTTTCAGGCATCGTATCGTAATCCATCCAGCGCGCCCACTCTTTAAGGTCGCGGCGGATATCTTCAATCAATTCACGGGCCAGTTCTCGATAGCCGATATTGATCGTTTTGAGAGAATACTGATCGACCTCGGCGTTTTCCATGATGATGTGGGTGTTGAACTGGTCGAAGACGATGATGTATTCGTAACCCTCTGCGTCGATCGAAACGACAGAAGTCTCATAAGTTCGTATAGAATGGTCAAGGGCCTTCAAAAGCTGGACTGGTACATTCTGGATGTAAGAGCATCTATCCTCAAAGTCACCGATCTTGATTTTCGCCCAGCCATATTTGGGATTGTGAAGCATTACTTTACCTCCTGTTCCACGCTTCGATCGCCTCTGCTCTCGAAGATTTTTCTTTTGTACAATAGCTGCACCTTGGGCATGAAACGCGATACGTAGTTCGATTGCTGTCAAAATGGCCATACGGGATGATTCGGCCATGACTCCAGCCGCATTTCTTGCACACTTTCAAATCAGTCATCTAATGAGACCTCATATCACAACAAATTGTCAGGCAGGGAAATATCGCCCGCAAAGATCTCTGCGGGCTCACAACCATAATTTGAGGATGCTGGAAACTGAACAACGCCGACTGTTTTTATACGCTCTACTGCATCGATTAGCTCCTGCCAGCGATCGAATTCCTCGCGGAGATCACATTGTTGCGGCAGAAGAGAGGCTCGCAAACCTGAGAACGATCCTTGATTTTTAGCTTCTTGATCTTACTAATGGTCAGGTTGTATTTGTTCTTGACGCGAGGCTTTCTCATTTTATTCGACCGGTATCTCCTCAATTTTCCCGTCTCCTGGATTTTTAACGCAAACATTTTTCTTATACGTCGGAACCCATTCATATAATCCATCGGCCACAAATTCTTCCGCCCTTTCCCTCATCTGAAACAGCTTACGCGCGGTATAGTGATACTGCGCGTAACCGCAAAAATATAAATCCCAATCAATACGGGAGTAAGTCACTTGATAAATGTTCACAATGGCTGCCCTTTCTTTTTACTTTTCGTGTTCCGCGATGAATTGGTTGAGCATTCGGAGGCCGCTCATCAAGATGGCGTCGTTTTCATATAGCTCGTCGCGAAGTTGCACGAGGTCTTGAAGAGGAACGACAGCGGCAGCGGGGAGAACATAGCCAGTAAGTCTACTTAACGCCATTTCACACTTACAGCAGAGTTCCATGTTTTCTCGGGTTTTAGCAAACCACTCACTGCACGCTTTACAAGCCGGCATCGCTGTCGCCTCCGTCTAAATCCAACCTCGCACCACAGTGGGGGCAGTAGTTCGGGAACCAATAGTCCCACTTCTCTGCGTCCAGTCCTTCCGTTGATTTCTCCCCACATAATGGGCAAGTTTCGTCCGCGTTCCACCGCCCATACACCACCGGGGCCACGTCAGCGGCAGGGATGGCGTTAATGGCTTCAATTCCTTCACCACATGGATAACACCTATGACGCAGTTCGTTGATGGCTTCGCTGCGAGGAATGTAATCAACCATTTTCAGCCCTCCTTTACAACAAGTCGCTTGGCACGGTGACATCGATTGAGCCATTGTCAACTGCGGCGGGAAATGCGTTGACTACCCCAACGGTCTTGAGGGACTCAACCTGATCGATCAATTCCTGCCAGCGGTCGAATTCCTCGCGGTCGGAACCATAAACATAACCGCGGCCAAACCGCCCAGTCGGACAGAGGTCGCGCTGTTTATCTTCCAAAAGAGCAATCACTTCGTCTTTTGGGACGTATGGGATATCGAACGTACTTGTCATTGCATTTGATCCTTTTCTTAATTTTGAAATGGTAGTTTTATGGTCGCCCTAAGCACAACATATAGTGTTCATATAGACGAATGATGACTATATATGGTGTATACGGCGTTTTATCTCCCCATAAGTGGAAAACGGGGCTTTTATTTTCCACCTTTAGTGCTTGAGTTCGTTCGAAAGTCCGTGCAAGGACCAGCCAAAAATGATTCCAAGCAGAAAACCGATGATAATTCCCATCTTAGTTTCTCCTTTGATAAATTTGTGGTAGCCCCTCGGGATTCGAACCCAGAACCGACCGGTTATGAACCAGCTGCTCTACCACTGAGCTAAGGAGCTATAGAAAGAGGGGAGCCGCTGCATGACCGACAGCGGCTCCCGAGACGCATCACCTCATCGTAAACCTTTCCTCCGAGGTGTTTGAGATTTTACACCCTGCTCCGTATGCGTGGCGTTTACAACCAGATGATTGTCTGATGGAGTGACCGGCGGGACTCGAACCCGTAATATCAGTTTGGAAGACTGAGGTGTTACCGATTACACTACGGCCACAAATGGAGCTGGATATCGGAATCGAACCGATGACACCCGCTTTACAAGGGCGGTGCTCTACCCATCTGAGCTAATCCAGCGATTTGCCGCAGATACCGCTGCGGCGCCGGTGCTCATTAGCAATTTTCGTCGTACCAATAGTAGCCCAGGGACGCCCCTACTGGAATGCACCAGATCAGAAAATACACGATACGGTGATATCGGATGGCCAGAATGATCGGGGCAAACAGGAACCACAAGGCAAGCAAGGACACAACGATGCCGCCCAGCATACACAGGACAACCTTGAACCAATCGGGCATCTGCCCATTACTGCTTGCCATGCTCATCACGGTTCAATGCTCACAATGGAGCTGCCACCTGAAACTGTGGGGAGCTCGCCATTCCAGCGCTCGTACTTGATCTTGTCGACCAGAGTGGGAGTGAGGGAAGCGGCGATCTCGCGGTTGGCCTGAGCCTCTGCCTCAGCTTCGATCTTCATGACCTCTGCCTTGGCGTTCGCGTCGATGATCTGCTTTTCAGCGTTGATCTCGGCGACCTGACGCTCCTTCTCAGCCTGCACCTTGGCGGTCTGCGCTTCAATATTGGCAAGCTCGAGCTCCTGCTGAGCGGTGACCTTCTTTTGAATGGCCGCCGCCGTTTCGTCGTCGACCGAGATATCCGTGAAGTTCACGGTATCAATGATGATGCCATACTGGTCAAACTTATTGCGAAGATAGGTATCGAGTTCCGCATTGATCTCCGTACGCTTGTCACCGAAGATATCCGTGACAGGATAGTTGGCGGAGACTTCCTGTGTCCAGGCAACGATCTTGGGCTTGATAAACGAATCCTTGATCTTGTCGCCGGACTTGCCCTTGAATGTCGTAAATGTCTGAGCGACGCGGGCCTCATCGAAACGATAGGAGAATTCGAGGTTGACGCGGACAGTCTTACCGTCGGAAGTCGGAATCGAAAAACTCTCGTCGTGAGGGGAGTCGCCCTTGTCCTCGCTGGTCAGATACGACTGCTCGAGACCGATCGAGTAGGTGGTAACCTTCTTCGTCGGGGAGACGAGATGCCATCCCTGACTCAGCACCTCACCGTCAACACCACCGTTCATGTTGTACACGACGCCGACGTAACCCGTCGGCACCTTTTCAACGCAAACGATCAGGCAGATGACGGCGAGGATGATACCGATACCGGTGATGACCCCTCCAATAAGTCCTTTACGCATGTTTGTTTTCCTCCGTTTGATATGTATTATCTACAGTGTCATCGACACATTCGACCGATTCTTCGTCGTCCTCCTCGACGCGGTTCATTTCGTCCTTCGCTCGTTTGAAAAGGCCGTAGGACATGTCGCCGATCTCGCCGAAAAAAGAGCTGAGGAGAAACCACAGCCCGATCAGAAGACAAGCAACGACGATCCAAAATGCAATATTCACGCTGATTCACCTTCTTTCAAAACACGGGGATGGTAAGTACGGGTAGCCATACGCTCTTCGGTTTTGCGCGTTTTACCAAGCACCTCCCGTAATAAGTTGAAAAGCTGTTTTCCTTTTTCACTGTCAAGGAACTGAACAAGAGGTTCCAAAACCTGTGTGGTGTCCTTACATTCGCGCCGTGTTTTGCGGCATTTTGCGAGCTGCGTTGCCACTTTGGCGCGCTCGCCGTAATCAAGCCCATCCAACTCGAGCTTATGTAAATAATCCTGTGTGAGGCGGTCCATCCGCATCACGGACTCGGAATTCCAGGTGTAATCTCGCTGAGCTGTCTCGAGCAGTGCACAAAAATCGGCAACTGCTTTGGAAAACTGCGGCTTTGAAGAATGACCACTCACAAGATTCAACCTCCTTTTTGTTTTGTGTGGCGGCTACTGCACGCTGTACACACGCATCGACACCGCTAATCAAGTCCGGTGCAGGCACCAGTCTCTGAAAGGCATATCCTTTGTTCAGCAGTAATTAAGTCTCACTTGTCTGGCAGCGCCGGTTGGACTCGAACCAACGAATAACAGAGTCAAAGTCTGTTGCCTTACCGCTTGGCTACGACGCTAAATGGCGGTTCCGAGGCGGAACTGAAGGCCCCGCGAGCGTCTCCAGTATAAAGCCACCTCGAAACCAACGACCCCGAAGAATAGGCGATCAAATCGCGAATGTTGATCCCTTACAGAACGCTTAACGGGCTCCCGTTCTCTACCTCTTTTATCCGACTTTCAAGAGGGGGCAGGCCTCATGCTCTTTTTGTGTTTGTGGGTCAAACACATTAGCCGACAGACCCGTGGTGACATCTTCCACCCATGAAGATGTTGCACGACACGGGATATGCTCTGTCATGTTGACGATTTTCGCGCGAGCATCCCAATCGGCGGCTTGGTCTGAATGGCGGGGCTCAAACCCACGGCCTCCGCATCCCAAATGCGGCGCTCTGTCAACTGAGCTACATCCAGTTTTGAGCGAGTTAAGGATTCCTCGCAACCACACATCCCGCCTCTCTTGGCCTGTCGTTTTCGCAATTCCTGTTTTATACTCACCACAGCGCTAATGATTTTCTTACTTTAGGAATTAAAGCTACTTGACACTGGGACTGGCGGTCATTTGCTCTCTGCCCCCGCTGGTGGCTGGGTTATTTATCCTCTCACCGGCCGTTCGAGGTTGCTATGGTTCAGGTGCCACAGCTGTCCACACATCCAACACTTTGTTACCCACTTATGGTAGGGGCGACCTGTCGCGGGGTTGAAATTTGTTAATTCCGCGCCGTGGCGTCGGGTTGCGGATTCGAACCGCAGAACGCTTTCGCGTTACCGGTTTTCAGGACCGGCGTCATCAGCCACTCGACCAACCCGACATAAAGTTAAGCGACGATCGTTTTGATCATGGTCCATTGACCATCGAGGAACACTTTTTGATAACCCTTTTTTGATAGCGCCTTTTCATAAGCGCGGAAGCGCCGCTGATCTTCTCCGATGACGGCAACCTTGGACGGTATTGAGAAATCGGCCAGATATCCTTCAAAGTCGACCATCGTGCGGTAGCACCAAACAAGTGCTTCTAAACCACAACGGCCTGTTGTTTTGAGAGTAATGGTATTACCAGAAGCCTCGTTAAAGTAAGCAGCCAGCTTTTTCTTTTTATCGGCAACAGCAAAAACCGTGTAATAAACATCGTAATAGTCCGTTCTGTATCGAACAAATTTGACCATGCAGTATTGCCCGTTGGACAGTCGGTGACGACGGTAAAAGGCATCGTCATCTCTGTCCCAGAGAAAAATATCGTATTCTTCCATAGCTTAATGCACCTTGATATTGCGCCAGATCTTGAGGAAGTCCTCGACGGGGGAGGGAGGATTCGGGTTTTCAGCGACACGTTTCATGGTGTTCATGACATCTTCGCGATCCTTTTGGACTTGTGCCATGACGGTATCGATGTCATTCTGAACAGAGCGAAGCAGTCTTTCTTGCTCGCGATAGCGTTCGTAATGCTTGGCTTGACTCTTTCTCTTGCGTTTCCAATGTTTAAACCGGAGATAATCGATTGCACCAAAATAACATATGATATTATGGTGACATACAGTTTTTCCGCCAATGTATTCATAGTGGCTTTTCTTTTCGACGGTATTGTATGTCCAATCGTAATCCCATTGATCGGGGGCGATGGCATACCACTGTTTGAAATCAGAAAACTTGATCTTGCAGGTTGAACCGGAATGGAGTCCCAATTCTATAAGCCAATTTATAACAAAAGCCATGGCAATAGTAATGAGCCCCGCTCCAAAGAAAGCAAGCATGATAAAACCCTCCTTTGTCAGTATTACGATTTTGTTTTTGAAGACCAAAGTACGCTCAGTCGACTTCATGCCCAAGAAAGGCATTCCCATCAGACTCGTCGTACGTTGCTTCGCCGGTCGCGCCGCAGTTCTGGCAGGACCAATAGCAATGAAGGTGGCCGTATCCGTCTTCTTCATCACCAGCCTGTTTCAGTTCAAAGCCGCACACTGGGCATCTATCCGGGGTATCTTCCTCAGCCCTTCGCAGGCTCTTTTCCAGCGCCCAGTATTCGTCAACGCTCAGCTGGGTGTCTTCTTCGAACGCATTAACGATGAGGAGATGGTCTTTATGCACGCCAGAGTTCTGAAGATCGCGGATTTTCTGCGCGGTCTGTGCCAAAGTGTTGCAGGATATGAACTCATGCGTCTGAAAATTCAAAACGTAAAACATAGATGAAATCCTCCTTTACAACAGATTATTTAGTCCTTCAATAGAGACGGCGAGATCCTCTTCGCCGATAAATCAATTTGCGTCCCAAGCAAGCCCGTAGTAATCCTCGTACAAAAAAATATTCCAGTCATCATCTATTTGTTCGGCGTTTTTGATTGTACATTCTTTGCCTCAGAATTGGTCCATCGCGTCGACCCAGCCCCAAATGCACTCAGTGGGTTCGGGGACGACACGGACTTTTTGACCGTGGTAGAAGTGACGGTCGTTTGTCATAGAAACGCCTCCAGATTGACTTCATCAAGGTTAGGAACGACCTCAATATTTTCAGGATAAAAGTAATAGCCACGGCGGTTCGAGAGAGAACCGCCCAGATTGTGAAGGTGGCATGCGATGTTTTCTGACGTATCCTCGGGAAACTCAACCCCATACAAATCTTTGCCACTTGCCCTACCTCGTTTATTCTTAACGATTGTGCCTTGCAGACCGATGCCTTTCGCACCGAGGTAATCCTGTGACCCTGTGACAACGACCTGATCGCCGATGTGAAATTCGTCCATGACAGGTTCTCCTTTTACAGCAGATTGTTCACTTCCTCAGCGGAAACAATGGGTTCATCTCCAGCAACGAAACAGTCTTCGTCCCAGGAGAAATCGTTTTCCGCGACTTTGATAAACCAGGACCCGAAGTGATAATCTGGAATGACGCGTAAAATTGTCACCTCTCGATCGCACCATTTGTTCATTGTTTCGACCCATCCGTATGCACACCCAACGGGCTTGGGAACGACCCGGACCTTTTGCCCAGGATAGAACTGACAATCAGACATGTCTCTCACCGAGTTTGATTTTCGGCGCAATCAAGAGTCCGATCACCATGGCGATCGCATCAACGGCAGCAGCAATGGCGTTCTTTGGAAGTTTGGTCATGAGAGGAATGGAGAACAGAAGGCACTCAACAGCTGTCTTCACAATAGCGACGCCAAAAAGAACGGCAAGGATCGTCACGATCAGGCGAGAAAGCAAATCTCCGCGTGAATATTCCTTGCCGCAGATGATACCAATTGTAATATTGCCGAGCAGCCACCCAAACGGGAACCACCCGGAAGCCAGCAGACTGACCAGAACACAGCCACAACCACCGACGATGGCGGCAATAGCGGGGCCGAAATAGTAAGCATAAACCGCGAGAGCGATATAACCGAGATCCAGACTGATGTGACCGACGAGCGGGATTTTAGCAACAAAGCTCAGAGCAATGTAAAGCGCGATGCCGAGACCGGCCACGCAAATCGTACGGGCATGTTTTCTCATATGTATTTCCTCCGAAAAATGATTGAATGGTTATCATTTTTAGAGCAGCGAATCGATTGTGATCGGAACGGAAGCAAACTCGATATTCGGCTCGAGAAAATAATAACCAATCGGTTCCGATAAAGACCCGGACAGGTTGTGGAAACACTTTCTATGCTTGGAAAATTTTACGCCATAAATACGGTTACCTGCCACCGAAGTGGTCACTTTGACAACCGTCCCCATCAATCCGATTCCATCCCACGCAAGAGAATCCTGCGGCTTTATGACAACCACGAGATCCCCAATTTTGAATTTATCCATGATCGTATTCCTTTCTACAAGAGATTGAAAAGCGTCGTTTCATCGAGCTCGACGGGAACTGAAATCAATTCGAGGTAATCGGGGTTCCAGAAGTATTCGTGATCGTCAATATCGAGCCAAACCTTGTAGCCGCTGGCAACACAAATATCGTCGTCATCCTCGATATCGAGAATTCGTGCCGTTAGATTGATGTAGCCTTCCATGGGAAACACGCAATATGTCCACATCGTCATGCCGGGAAGAATCTTGACTTCATCGCCAACTTGAAATTTGTATTTGTTCATAGAAGCTCCTCCAGTTCAGGAATTTCAACGGCCGATTTGTCTCGCCATGAGAGAAACCATTGCTCTCCGGGCATATCGTCGACGAGATACATATTTCCAAAAAGATAGTCGCACGCAATTTCCGGTGGATCGGTGTTTCGGCCAGGGCACCATTGCGGGAAATTTTCGACAACATGTTCTGCTGAATTGTAAGAGATTTTCCAAGTGAATTTTGGGTCATCTGGATCAATCAGCAGAGCATCTGGCATATGTTCGACACAAGAGACAAACTGTTGCGTCAGTTCCTGTTTTGTCATAGAAGCTCCTCCATCGTATTGCGGTCAAGATCAAAGCAGAGGTTCTGTTCGAGCCATTCATCAATAAAGAGTCCGTCGATCTTGCTTCCTGCGTTAAAAAACCAGTTTTCCACTGTTCCGTAAGAGAAGAAACCACAATCTTGATTTCCCTGCGCAAAGACCCTAACTCTCTGTTCGGGAAGATTGATCACCCGATAGATACCACCTGTCTTAAAATCGTCGCGTTGAGGAGAGTATGACAGATTGAGAATCAATTCGAATTCAGAAAGCGACGGAAGCAACTCGCGAAAGGCTTGTCTCCTCTCATCGACACTCATAGAAGCTCCTCCACATCATGCGAGGCAATATCAGAAGCACAAAGCAGTTCGAGCCATTCCTCGACGAACAGTCCTTCGAATTTCCAGTGAGCTTCAAAAGCCCAATAGATCAGGTCATCCATGCTGAAACTACCGCAATCATGGTCGGTTGTTCGGTCATGAACACGGAAGCCTGAGCCTTGCGGGCGGAACTCATAAAAGTTCCCGCCTCTAAAATTGCCGCGCCCGCGACCACTGTTGTATTGCCCAGTAAAATGCGACAGAGTAGGCACGATCTCACGGAAGAGAGTTTCATTGGCAGTCATCATAGCAAAGCCTCCACATCATCGGCATGAATGCCGAAATGCTCGTTATACCAGTCGTTAAAGGGCTTGCCATCGATCAAATCTCCGCGTTCCAGCCAAGCTCCAACCGACCCAAATGGAAAGCGTTGATCATATCCTTTTACCCGAACATTCTTGCTGTCTTCTGCCTTGTAGTAGATTTGAAATTTATTGCCATATTGCGTCAATTCAAAAGGACACAGGGTCTCAATGACACTGGGCAAGAGAGCCGCAATTTGCGATGCGGAAAACATGCTTTCATACGCCATTGGACTTTTTCACCTTCCTTGCGATAAAACCGGCAAGCTGTTTCGGCGTGGCAAAACGCTTGACATATTCATCTTTCGACGGGACACGGAAATTCTCAGTGGTCTGTGGCTTTTTCTCTCCCAGACCAACACCGTAGTCTTGGCGGAGCTGCTCGATTGCGAGATTCCGCTCCCATTTGATCTGATCGAGTGCGGCCTGCATGACCTTGATCTGCTCTTTCAGTTCTGCATTTTCACGCAGAAGATCGGAGTAGGAGGGAGGGGCGCTGTTTTTATGCTGGTCGATCACATCGACCATGGAAACGGGATCATTCATGGAGATGCTCCTTTCAGTGAAGATTTGCTTTTCTTACCTTTTCGGTTTCGGGGTTCCAGCCGCACTTTGCGCAGATAGCCTCAGGACCTCGATCACATAGGATCATGGTCGAGAATTTGCAATACGGCCTGCCGGGATCGACATGACGAACAACGCGATTGGGGCGCGGCGGTTCCTTGGTAACCTTGCGTGCAATTCGGACTGGCTTTTCCAGAACAATTGGTTCAACAGACTTACGCGGCGCACCATCGGCGAGGAATTCCGGGCACTCCATGACGCAGAAACTCGAAAACGCAACTTCCTCGCCATCATCTGTATCTTTCAGTCGCGTCGGGACTGCCGTCCAGCCATTTACGGGCTGGAAATCGCGGCTCCACGAACAGCCGCATTCATATGTAGGCACGGCATTCTGGCACATCTGACATAAACTGCCGATTGGAGTGCCGTCGCTGGTGTGAAAGGTAGGCTCAAAACGCATATCATAAACCTCCTTACAGCAGCTTTGTGACGCCTGTTGAAAAAGCCTCAGAGGCCTTTTTGCTCAATAATCGGTGGTCCTCGCAGCTCGTTACCTCGTGTGCCGCGACATAGATGCCTGAAATCAGATAACCTGGCGTTGGAGTATTGGCATATCGGCCTCGTCTGTAATAGAGGCCATCGTATCGAGCTACCACTTTTAATCGCTTACCGGCCTTCTCACGTACGAGCTGTGAATTATAAACGGGATTGAGATTGATGCTGTCCGACAGGTCATCAGAAAGGTAGACCCAGTCACCATAAGAAAATTCCATTACGCGGTGACCTCCCGATAGTTGGCCTGCCCTTCGAGAATGCCGACCGCCACGCAGATCGCGGCGATTTTGACATCGTCCTGCGGCTCAGGATTGGAGTGCATACGAGCCCAAAGATAAGCCCCGTCGTCGGTCAGCATGACCTGTTCGCCAATGGCCGCAAGACATTTGCCGAGCCATTTGGAAACCACAAGCCACTGCTGCGCGTCGACGGGGACATTGAGGTCATTGAGATCACCCTCGGGAATCAGCGTTTTGCATTGCGGACAGCTATAGATCGCAGTGTCCGCACAGCAGAGACGAGCATTCTGCTCCGTATCGTGCATTGCCCCGCAGACAGGGCACATATAGGGACGCTCTGGATTGTACTCATCCACATCAATTTCGACTGTTGAAAGCAATTCGAGAAGCGTGTCCTCATCGACCATATCTTCCTCGGTAACGACAGTACCGCAGAAAGGACATTCATGTTTCCCCTCACTGTTCAGAAACTCATCTGGAGAGATGACCTTATCGGTATCGCATATGGCATCTGCATCAAGGCAGCCCTGCACGATCGTAGTGATGTCGGCTAAAATTTCCTTTTGAGCGATCTTTCTGAAGACCGCCATATTTTTAGGGCCACCGAGCTCACGCTCGACGCCATCGGCGGTTTTGTATGTACCTGTCATAGATAACCTCCTGTGAAATTGAATTACAAAAGTTCTACTGCATTGAAATCAAGCTTTGACGGGGGAGTGCGGGGTGGAACATCTCTGGTTTGATATGAATATCGCTCGCCGCCGTCCTCGATCGGTTCACTGAGCTGCGATTCATCGAACGGTGGATATGTGATCTCGGCTTCGCAATATTGCATTCGACCATTGAGATAATAGGTTTCCCACATGTCCTCCTGATTCTCACCATCACCGTGCAGCGAGAACAGAATATCCGGGAAGCGACCCGACAAACGCATCATGTCATCGTCGTGGTCATACCACTTGGCGTTGCAGTAGTAACCGTCAACTATATTGCCACTCTCGAAAACATTGAGGAGATCGATTTCCTTTTCGAGTTCGTCTATCTCCTCATTTGAAAAGGCATCTCGATCGTGAGGGGAGATGTCCAAGTCATAATCTGTGTAATAACCCATGTGTGTACTCCTTAAAGCAAACCGGAAATGTCGACGGCAACTGCCGGACTAAAGTCACTTCGCGTAAAATTGCCTTGCCAGCACCAAAAGGTACCGTCTGGTTCTGAACCGCGCATGATGGACGACAAGGGGCGGGGCGGTGGCTCGACTGGCTTCAAAAGGAATGTATTTGGACTCCCGTAACGATTAGAAAACCTTTCATCCAAAATTTCGCAAACAAACTCTGGCTTGTCGGGGTTCCACATTCCACCGGCATTAAAGGACACATAATCTCCAATGTGATAACCCATGGTCCACCTCACAACAAGCTGGAAATGTCAGGGACATCGACTGGAATATCGGCGAGCTCGAAATATGCCACGTGGCACCGGAAAGAACCATCCTCTTCCGCGGCAAGATCGTGTCTCGTTTTCTCCGAGACCGATTCGTCGCACTTCAAGAGATAAACCGTATTTGGCTGGTCATAATGATCACTGACATCTTCTATGATTTCGCACAGTGCTTCGTCAACATAACCAGCGAAGGAATTGCCTTTATTGAACACGACCAAAGTGCCGTTTGGAATGAATTGTGGTTGCAAAGAGCATCACCTCACAAGAGAATATTGATATCGCCAGTGTTGATTGGAGCGAAATTGAGTTTCTGACATTTGTCCGGCGAAAATCCCCAGCAGCATTTGTCGGGATCGTTGACCATCCCACCGCCATGCAATCGAGGAGTAAATCGTTCAGGAAACTTGACAAGAATCCAGCCTCCTTCTGACAGTACGCTAATTACGATGCCAGTGCGGCCAACAGCGGCTTCAAGCTTGTCTTGCACACCGGTAATCAAGACCTCATCACCAATTTGAATTCGTTCCATGCTGACCTCCTATAGTAGTGATTCAATACTGATGTCGAGAGCGGGGTCTACGAACAATTCAAAGTTACACCGGCTATAAAACCAACAGCACAATGTGGGATCTGGGTCGTCGTTGCGCCCTCCATGCAGTTTTGGGCTGAATTTCTCGTCGAATTGGATCACAGTTCTGTTTCTCCCCCTGCCAACTCTTCTTACGGTGCCGACTTTGCCTACGGCGGATTTCAGGCCATCTTCGACACCAGTGATGATGACTCTGTCGCCAACAGAAATTGGTTCCATGATGACCTCCTTAAAGAAGCTCGTCGAGATTTGAGGTGTCGACATCCAGGTCAAAAAGTTCATGGAACGTGCCTATCGCATAACCGGGATAGCTTTGGGGATGCCCAACCTCGCAATACCAGATCCAGTCTGTGTGATCACAGTAATCCTGATACCACTGGAGGCGATAGCCATAAGTCCTGTCATAGGTGGGGAATGCATCTGATTCGAGGTTTGGGAGAAGTGCATAGCAAATCTTTTGCAAATGCTCATATTCTTCTTCCGTCTCGCAGCGGACGATGACGCCACGACGAAATAGGGCTTCGAGAGAAGTGTCCATGATAACCTCCTTTGATTTGGGAAGCGGGAGCCGTGGCCTCGGCTCCCGCTTCGGCTTACACAGCGGCGTAAGTGCCGTTGGGCTGGATATGTACGGAATTTCCAGCCTTATAGAAAAAGCACGGACAAATCCGTGCTGATTCCGCATTCCAATGACGGACGGCCGATCTATTGCGTTGGCCGGTAGTCATTGCACGAAGCGTCAAGCGAGTTAAACGTTTGCGAAGCAAACGTTTAACTAAGCTGCCACTCGTGGGCCATTGTGTTACGTCTCGTGTCACGAAACGCTTGAGCGGGTATGTAGAGAAGCTCAACATTGTCAATGCGGAATTGTTTCACAAAACAACTGAAGAGAGATTGGACATCTGGGAAGGGGCACCGAGATGAGGCTGAGTCAAGAGCTGGGTTGTATTTGGGTTCGAGAATTTTGCTCGCTTGACCCGTTTAGCCTTCGTTTTATTGGTTGACCGATGGTTTCCCACTAAGATTTCCGGCGCTAAGTCGTCGCCCGGCCGGCAGCGGTGACCTGGATCAGCTCCTCCAGTAGGTGCTCGGTCTTACTTTGTGTTACAGTGCGTGTCACGTCACTGCTTTGCTTTTGGCAAACATGGCTTGTTTTGTGAAGACCGCCATTTAGGCGGTGAATGCTTTGATATCGGCGCGAAGAGTCGGGAGAATATCGACACCGAGTTTAGTGTGGTAATGTTCAAGAAGCGCGGCGGTATACTCCGGCTCGATGGAATTGAAATACGAGATCGTGCCGTCGAGCGATTTGAGATCCGAAAAGCCCCACGCACGATCTGTTCCACGATTTCTCACGTAATCACAGATCGAAGCGCGCAGCGCGTCCTTGCGCTTCTTTCCGAGGGTGATTTTGCGATCCTTGTTGTACATAACACCGAGAATCCAGTTGCGACCGGCGCAGGAACCGTAATGCGTTTTCTCATAATTGAGGCGATAAGGCGCGTCAAATTTCCGGAACATGGACTCAATGAACTGAGCGACATCCGTCCACTTGAAATCGTATCGACCGGAGATCGTGAGGTCATCAGCGTATCTGGTGTAGACCAGATGATGACCGCCAAAATTGCGAAGCGAATTGAAAACCGCATGGTCAAATGGGATCATGATGATGTTCGTCAGCATTGGGGAGATAGGCGTTCCCTGCGGAAGAACGCCATCGAGGAAACAGAGATCAAGTGCACGGTCCAGAATCGGGCGAGTGGAAGAATCTTCGATGATCTCGCTGAACGGCCAGATAACAGACAGCATCCGCAAAGTAAAAGCCTTGGTGGTGCTGCCAAAGAAGTTGGAACAGTCCAGCTTCAAAAACCAGCGGCTGTCATTCTGCTGGTGTCTCTGTACGGCGGACACTGCGCAGCGACCTTTTGCATAGGCAAAAGCCGAAGTGTGATGAGAAGCAGAGAACTCCGTTTCGAAAATCGTTTTGAGTTCACGCAGCGCTTCCATCAGAGGCGGCAGGGGAGCGTCGATCTGACGGAGCTTGCCGTTACGCTTTGGGACGGAAAAGCTATGGTAGAGTCTGTGGCGCGGGACGTTATAGAGCGCCTCGTGTTTACTGACAAAGGCCGCCAGAGCATACGCTCGAGCGGCCTTTTTGCTTTCAGACTTCAGTTTTGCAGGAACCGTTTCCTGATAGTAAGTTCTGGTATCACCTTCCTTGCCGACAGGGCCGAGGTAGAATTCTTTGTTCAAGTCCATGGATAGCAGATCATCCAGTGTGATCTGCGGATAACGGACTTGCATTGGAATTGTAAAATAAGGCATAGAATATCCTTTCTTAGCTTTGCAATCTGACGGAGGATGCTTGGATCTTAAGTCTAAGCTTATAGTTTGCTTATTTTCTGCGATGGAACTCATTAGAGGGATTAGCCTTCTGAGGATGGCGGTGTTTTATTAGGATTTTCAAGGAAATCCTTTGTTGCCAGTCCACTGTTTTCTGCTGCGAGATGCTGCTATCTCCTGAAGGCGCCGCGGTACCTGCAGCAGGCTGCCCGTACTCTTCCTACTTTTTGATACGCTTCGTGTGACGTAAGCGCATTGGCTTTTTTGGGAACCAATTATGCATTGCAAAGTTATATTTTTTGATTTAGAAAGCGTCTACAGCGGCGAGGTTCATATCAACCAACATGAGCTTTTTGATCTGCTCACCTCCGCTGCGGATAAAATTGATCATGTTCTGCACACCGAAAGCAACGATCGTCCGGACGGTCGTGACCACGGAAAGCGTGACATGACAAGCAGACATCGGCGTTGCCGCTTCTGCTTCTTCATGAGTAAATTCCATGCTGCGCAGGAATGCGTCGACCTGAACGGGATCGGCCCAGTCTGCGGCATAGTGCTGTGCGTCCGTCATGCGAATACGGAAATCGAACATCGCCTTGATGTTTGGGTTCGTCTTATTCGTTGTGGCAATCTCACGGCGGAGGTCGATATTGTCGACGCAAAGAATGACGTAGCCATCCAACTTCTGATCGCTGTAACCATTGCGCTCGATCACAAGCTCTCTTTCGATTTCGGGATTGATTAGTTTGAGCTGTTCAGCGACAGCATCGACCTTTTCCTTGCCGATATCGCATTCACGGAACATCTGGTTTGCGATGTTCTTCGATTCGACCTTATCGAAATCGTAAAGCGTGATACGGGTCAGTCCCATACGCACAAGATTTTCTGCCACGGTACTACCGACCGCGCCGCACCCAATGATATGGATGCGGCTGCGGCATTTTTCGGGCTGAAAATAGTCATAGGATTTCACGAGATTCATTCAGAAAACACTCCTTCCGGTCTTCCACCAAGGTTCTTCGTTGTCTTCCACATACGGAGGCAGATTGAGCGAATTCTGCCCATCAAGCGGTTCGCTTTTGTCGCCGGCGTTGTTTACGCTCCCGGCGCTTTCTTTTTTTTCTTCTTTAGGGGGTAAAACGGACTGCTTGGGTTCGTCTTTCTTCCAGGAACCATTACGCGCACCCCAGTTAGAACCGTTGATGGTAGCGGGCTCATAATCGTCGCGGCCATAATAGCCGTTATAGCCGTAGCTGGGGTAACGGTAGGTTTCATTGGTGACCATGACCTTTTTGGCAGCCGTAAGCTGGGCATTGAAATCGCTGCCCACTGCAACGTCGACCTCGCCGGTTTCATACATGGCGTTATTATCGAAGTCGTAGACCTGGCAGTACATTTCCATGCGCTTATTGATGATCATGAAAACATAAAACCCGTTTTTGAACTGCTTGATGAGGGAGGAATAGTATGTAAGGTCCGTACCGGACGGTGTGACTCCCATGTTGACGTGCGAATGGCCGTGGAAACGGAGCTTGGTAAACTGCTCATCGGGCAAATTGATCGCCCAATCACCGTACTTGGCATCATCCGTCTGAACCGTCACCGACGTGACAGTCTGCGGATAGAGGATGATATCCTCAACGTGGAACACAGTGGATTCGTCCTTATCGCGAGAGATAAGGCCATGCCAACCGATCTCTTTGTCCGTGTTGTACATCAGAAGACAGATCTTACTAAACGCGACCGGTTCCAGAATGACTTTTGCTCTGGACCGATCGTTCGTCCACTCATAAGAGACGTTCTGAAAAGAGAAGACTCCTCTTGCCAGAGGAGTCTTCTGAGATTTGCAGCGGGCGAGCGCTTCGGAAAACTGTTTTTCGAACGTGGCGCGGACATCGGCGAAACATTCTTCGATCATCTGCTCGTTCATATAGATCGGTTTCGGCATCTTACTGTTCCTCCTTCAGGTACTTCAGCACTTCCGTGATGTTCATGCGGCGATGATCCTTGGTCTCAAAGAAACGACCGTACTTTTCGCTGAGCAGATTCTCCATCCACGGGCCGGACGTGATCGTCTCGTTGATGTTGACGCTGGCACAGGAACCAATCGTCTGTTCCATCGCGGTGACGTAATCGCCGTTGGCGAGAGCGTCGTTGGCATAGCGGGCGTTATCACCCATACAGCTATGACGGAACAGATGCGGGTTCGGACAGCAGTCGTGCATCTCAGGCGGCTGAGAAAAGCCACTCTCAGCACTGACTTCGCAATACTCGCCGCACTGAAGCGTGAACTTACCGAACAGCCAGACACGAATCGACTCGTCGACGAAAATCGCCTTGAAGAGCAGATCGCGGTCCGCTCTGGTGATGGAGGAATCGCCATCCGTATACATGCGGCAGCGAACTTCACGATCGCGATTGGCGAGAATGCTCTTCATGGTTTCCGTGTCGAAATTGCCCAGAGTGGTCTTGACATAGAACTTCAAAACTCCCTCCTCAGCAGACTGCAGCAGCAAATTCTTGTTCGCGAGGAAGTAGTTCATCAGAGCGTTTTCGTTCTTATCTTCCTCAAGGCCGAGCATGATCGCGGTGCGCTGTTCCAGAAGAGAACGCTTTTTGCGGACGAGAGACGCATACTTGGTGTTGATGTCGTTGATCTTCTGGATCGTATCTTCGATCGTGCGGTCGAGAACCTGCGCCTTGTTTTTGGCATATTTCTTTTCGAAGCCATTCAGCTTTGCCTTGATCTCCGGCGTACGGAAATCGAAACGCTCGGCAAAACGCTGAACCGCAGAGATGAATGAGTCGGCACGCTTGTCTTCGGACAGCCCCTTTTTGATGAGAAGATCTTCGTTATCCGAAAGCAGAACGTGCCCCTTGTCGTCGTGGTCAAAGAACCGATCGAAATAGCGGGGAAGCAGAACCGCGATTGCATGAGATGCAATGCTGGTCATATTGCCCGCCACAAAGATGAGCGTGCAAGAGCGCTCGGCGTTCATATAGACCTTCGACTTCATGACTTTATTGAAAAGTCCCTCTTCAAAAGCTTTGTTCGGCCCCATCCCGAACAGACTCTTGATACCCTTGAACCGATCAATCAAAGTCTTCTTCTCGCCGTCGTTGTTGACCTGAACATTGACGACAAACAGGGTGTTCTCTGCGTGCTCCAGATCGTATCCGGAAAACACTGCTGTGAGGTCCTGAGTGAGATCTCCGTTGAATGACGAAGGAGACACCTCACGCTGCACAAACGCCGCCTGCTGACCGTCTTTCAGGCGATCGTACAGGAGAACTCGCATGGCGGCGAGGATCGTGACGTCTCCGAGGGCAGCGGTATCACCCTTGATATTCGGAAAAATCTCATTTGCCGCAGTACCAACGAGCGGCGAATTGCTATATGAGGTCGCAAACATATTGTTTTATGACTCCTTCTTTTTCAGATTGGGGAAGCCCCGCAGCTTTCGCTGCGGGGCTTTGGATTTACTGTGTTTGTTCGATGAACGATCAGGCAGCGGCAGAGTCAGCCTTGACAATAGCGGTCAGGTTAGCGTTGCCGGTGACGTTCAGGGAAGCGAGCGTCGCACCCATGTCGCCAGCGCGGAGCGTAATGCCGTTCAGAGACGGGGAAGCGGAGGTGTAGTCGATACCAGCCTCTTCGAAGCAGCTCTTCGGGGTAGCGGTCTCAGTGTCGACAGCGATGGTCTTGCGGTCACCCATGGTAGCAACAGTAACGTTAACGAACATAATAAATTTCTCCTTATATATCCTTATTTTTCACACTGCTCGTTGGCAGTTATGTGACGTATTTTTGACCCCGCAAACGAAAAAAGAGCAGCACGGTCCGGGATCGGAAACCGTGCTGCTCTGTAGGGTGGGGGAGCTGAGATTACTCAGCATCCTCCGCGCCGCTGACAACGGCGATGGTGTTCTCCACCGCGTCGACCTCAGCGTCGATGTCGTTGAGAACATCGCTCAGGGAAGCCTCGAGCTTGTTCAGCTTGAGGATCGCGCTGCCGATGTTGTCCATGACCCAGCTCTTGACGTCGGTGACACTGGCGGGCAGCATCTTGGTCAGGCATGCGAGCTTCTTGCCGTCGTGGGTGGTGCCGTCGAAGACGATGCCGAGGGGAGCAACGCTGCCGACAGCGCCAGTCTTAATGACGAACTCGACCTTCTTCTTGTCCGCATCCATGAGCTGCAGTGCAGCGGGACGGAACTTCGCGATCTTCTCGATCTGCTCGGTGGTGAGGGAGGACTCGACGGTGCAGGAGTTGCCAGCAATGATGATCTTAGCCATAGTGATAGTTTCCTTTCTTTTCTTGGGCTTTGCCCGTTAATAATGTATCTCAAAAGCGTTTCCGCTAAATGAGCGAGTTAATGTCGAACACAAGATTGCATTCGACAGGAGCGAGGTCTGTGACTGGAAGATTCCAACCATACCCCCATGGGACGTCGCTTGAGCAGTCGTGGCCAGGGATTTCGTCGTTCGTGAGTTCCATAAGTGGCCCATCGAATCTACATCCCTGCCAAAGCGATTTTTTGTGGATGAAACCGTCTGTTGCAATAACGGCATGGAAACCGTTGAGCTGCGGGAAAATTGTTGAATTTTGAATGATTACGTCGGTCCCGACGGGAATACTCATTGTCATTTTGATTCTCCTTTGCAAAAGGGAAGTGGGGTCACATTCGACAAAATCGGACAGAAGCTCCAAGTTGTCTTCTCTTATGTTCCATCCGTATCCGTTTCTTGCATGACCATGACAGGTGTGTCCGCCTACTAATAGATCAAATTCGACACCATAAAGGTAACCACGCTCATCGCGCCACACCTCGTCAAAAAGCCAAACGATCGTGCCGGTCTTGGCATACAACAGATCGCCTTCACGAATAACCTTTACGCGGTCACCGATTTGAAACTTTGGTTTTATCATGATAGTCACCTCACAGAAGTGTAGAGATTGCTTCGCCGGGGATATCTATCAGGCACTCGTCCTCTATTTTTCTGAGATGGCTGGGGCCCGTCCACCAACGACGCTTATCTCCGTCTCCAATAGCCCCGTCATGGAGTAGTCCCGAATAGGGTTCATCAAACTCGATCCAATAATGATCGATATCGAGGATCGTTGCGGGTTTTCCGACCAACGCAGAATTGCCAACCGCGTAAATGACACGATCTCCGTTTTGAAAATGTTCCATAATTCACCTTACAGCAGTTCTGTTACATCGAAATCGAGGACTCCAACAGCCGGCTGGACGCGATATTCAAGGGTGGAAAACCTCGAAGTATAGCAATTAGCTTTTTGGTCAAACCGAATCAAGAGCTCATATATGTCTTTCACACCAAAATAACTGCCTATCGCAACAACCGTTGCGCCATATCCTTCGTACATCGGAGCACAGCCAGAGGCTCCGCCATAAATCACACGGTCGCCAACTTGATAGCGACACGGTCTTTGCTCTGACATGAGGTCTCCTTTCTCGCGGCGCGAGGTTTGTACTTACCGCGTTTTCTGCTGAGGGTGAAGAATTCGGAGAACGAGATCGTGTTCTCGTCCTTTCGGAGATGACTGATGGTGACACAGTCTTCGATGATATGTACCCCCGTTTTAGGATCGGAAAGCCCGACAGCGGGGAGGTCACTGCGAGGACGAGCGGATTCGTAATGCCAGCGGGTTCTATACCAATGCGGCATTCGCTGATCCAAAAAGCGCAGAACATACTGGATCTCACGGGTCGTATTCACCTCGACGCGAAGACCGTAAAGCAAAAACCGCTCAGCCAACTGCTGAGCGGTCGAGATAGAGCTTAAATCAATTGACATGAGCGATGTCCTTTCTTAAAAATAGTACAATATTGTCGAGATAAGCGCAGTTGCAGCCCAAAATCCTAACGTCCGCAACATCCACCTCTTGAATTCTCTTTTGAGCCGACAAATCTCAGCCTCAAGACTCTCGATTTGCTCATTTTTGCGTTCACGCTCAAACTTATACTGAGCATAAGCGTCAAGAGTTTTAAAATCTTTTAGTTCCATCAGAATAACCTCACAAGAGCTCTTCAGCATCTACGGAGATGGGCAGGATTGCAAAGTCGACATTGTGTGCCAGGCTTCAAAAGCTTGTGATTATCGCCGGGTTCAAGAGGAACATCATTTAGTACGACCTGATCGCCGACTTGAAATAGATTGTTCATTTTTCACCTCACAGAAGATCTTCGAGATTGATTGGATCAATGGGTAAAACGGGGTCGAGGCACGACTCGTATACCCACCAGCCCCTATTAAGAAGCACATCTTGTGAGTCCCATTTGATCTCATAGCGGAAATGACGATCGTCGCAAAGATATGATGACTTGACTACACCCGTCATTCCGGGGGAAAGCTGCTCATGACAATCCGGAGGTGCGAGCTTCTTATCATTCAACATTACTACATCGCCGATATGATATTTTTGCATATCAAAACCTCATTTCAAAGCAGGGAAGCAGCGTCAACGTCAATAAACTCCGAAATCAAATCAGAAAATTTAACGCCGTGTGCGTCGGGATAGTCGATCAGGAAAACGTGGATTCCATACCAGGAAGCCAAATCTCCTTCGTCAACAGCAACGAATTGATAGCCATCGGAAAAATCATTGGGTTCGAGCCACGTTGTACTCACGCCCATTTCCTGACAGGCATCTATAAGAATTTCATATTGCTCATCGGATTCCATTTCAAGATAAAACTCGCCGCGGAGTATTTGCTGGATAGCGGTTTCCAAATCCATGCCACAGTCTCCTTACAACAAGTCTGCCACTGCGGAAGAATCGAGCGGTGTGATGAGAAGATCGGAGGCCTTGACAATGGTGTGCGTAGCTACAAACGTAGACGGTTGGCGATACCAGGTAAGCATATGCCCACTGCGACCAAAGACTGGCCACTGCTCTGGAATGTCGGTGAGATCGGAGTCCACTTCAAAAGATGAGCTTTCTGACCAATGTTGAGCACACTCGATGATGACTTCTGCTTCCTCTTTTGTTTCTGCTCTGATGCCGATTTCGTCGTTTGCAACACAAACGATGGCAGTATCAAGATCCAAATCGAATTCCTCCTTTACAGTAGATTTTGAATGTCTGTTGAGCCGATAGGGGCGGTGACAAGATCGCAGAAGTCAATGATGTCGTGAGACCTTGTGAAATCAGATGGCTCGCGCCAGAAGGTTGGACCAGAAGAAATATCAGACGCACCATAAACACACCAGCGATCCGGAATGCCAGCGAAGGGATCTGTGTATGGTGTCAATCCGAGCTCTGCCGTGCGGTTTACAAGTATCTTTGCTTCATCAAGTGAGCTCACTCGAATGCCAAGGTCGTTAGACATGACATGATAGAGCGCCGTATCGAGATCCATAGCGAAACCCTCCTTACAAAAGATTTGCGATGTCAGAAACGTCGACTGCGACATCAAAGAGATCACAGAAGTCGACAATCTTATGGGTTTTAGTGAAATCGCTGCCGTCTTTCCAAAAGGTGGCCGTCGGAGGAGCGGGCGAAAACACTCCAAAGACATTCCAGATGTCCGGAACGCCGTCTATATCGTTTGAAAACCTCCTCAGGCCAAGTTTTTTGGCATGGTTGACGCAGGTCTTCGCCTCATGTTTCGTGCTGACTCGAATGCCAAGGATGCCCGCTGATACGTATTGCAGGGCAGTATCCAAATCCATGTTTTATTTCTCCTTTACAAGAGGGGTGAAACATCAACGGAGACAGAATTGTCGACAGGGGCAATATCGGAGGGATTGACCCACCAGTGCTTGAGGTGTGAGGCCACTCGTCCGTCCCAACAAATTTGGATTCGTTCTTCGGGAGCATTTGCACCAATCGGCACTGGAAAAGCGGGGAAGAAGTCAAGCACGGTGCCTTCAACACCAGGTACCAAATGCCGATCACAATCGCCAATTTGTAAATCGTCGTTGACGAGCACCACACGATCTCCTTCGTGAAAATCGTGATTGCAAAATTCTGTTTTGATCATGTGCGACTCCTTTCACAGAAGAGAGGATGTATCGACGGAGATTGGTTCTTCTGCAAATTCAAGTTCGGATTCGTAGACCCACCAGGCGTCAGCGACACCAGGGAATTGACAACAAACAATGATCGGATTAAGTCTGTCTTGGTTTTCATGTCTGGTATGGAGAACCTTTCCCAGCTGACCTTTTTTGAGATCGGCACGGTGCGTCCAGCGGGAGTCTTCGGGATGAGCGAGGCAAACTGTGTCGCCGGGGCTAAACTTAAAAGGCATATTGTTTCCTCCTTAGAGCAGGGAAGTTACGTCGAGGTTGGTATTTTCGAGAGGGTCGACGAGTTCTGACTCATACAGCCACCAAAACAATGCTCCACCCTCTGAATCTTTCAGATCGTCAAAGCGAATCTCATAGTCCCATCCTTTTTTGCCGTTATAGACACCAACCTCAATGACCACACCTTGTACTCCGGGAACTAAGTAGCTCAAGTAATCTTCTGCATAAAGCTCACCGTCGAAAAGCTCGACAGTGTCTCCGACTTGGAATCGATTTTCCATATGCATCTCCTTACCACGGGGCGAAGAACTTATGATTGCCAACCGTGGCGACGTGGTTTTGGGATTCGTGCCAAGGGATCGAATCCACACGTTTCGGTGCGTAAAACCAGAGGACAGAGTCGTGCATCAGCTCGCCATCGTCAAAGACACGACTGACTGCGGTGACTGTTTCGTCGCTGACGTTCTCGGACCAGCCGGCATACTGGTACTGTGTTCTGACGTAGGATGCGGAAGCACCACCCTCACGCTTCATGGCATTGAGGAGGCAGGTCGCGACCCACATTTTGCCCTCGAGGCTTTCGTCGCCAGCCTCGCCCTGAACGATGCATTCGAGAACGTGACGGTCCTCGGCGGAAATGGGATAGTAAACGACCCAATCTTGCGTCATATAAGCGTACTCGGTGGCGGGTTTATCGTAATCCGGAATCTCAAAATCGTATTCCGGCATGGAAATGATACGACCCAGAGAGGCGGCGGGAGGTTCGCTCACCTCAGGCGCCTCGGAATCGTATCTGTCAAATGCAAAAGCGATAGGGAATACCATTCCCAACGCTAAAATGAAGCTGGAAACTCGTAAGAGAGAAGCTCCAGTGTCTTTCATTGGTGGACACTCCTTTCTGCGTGGTCAGTTTTGGGCGCAGAAAAACCCGGACAGATGACCAGTCCGTCCGGGTCGATATGTAACTGCGCCTTGTAAAGGAGGCTATACCCATGATTCAATCATGGTGGGGAGTCGGGCAGGGCTCGAACCTGCAAGGAGGGCGCGACTCTCCGGGAGCTCGAAAGGCTCCTGCGGCTAACCAATTTCGCCACCGACTCATAGAGCGCCCCGCTCAGGAGCGCTTTGTGCTGTGAACCTTGTAGTCCTCAGCAAAGATTAAATCGTCGATATCACCGGCGACGGTTCTCGTTAAATTCAACGGTTTCACTCCTTTCGGTTAGTTTTGGATCGCCCACAGCAGCCCACTACCACTGTGGGCAAGGACATTTAAAACGTTAATATGTATCACTCCTTTTATGTATAACATCCGACCGTTACTGATTTTCTCGGTAGGGGATCAACGTTCTGGATCGCATACGACTTCCTCGATGGAGAAATAAGCAGGGTACATCCTGCGATCTTTTTTCGTATCGAGATAGGTCGAATGCGAATAGGAAAAGCACCTTGCGAGGCAGCGGTCTCTCTCGGGATCGAAAAGGATATGACCCGATTTCTTGACGGCATCACGCTCTTTCAAAAGCGCAGCCTGCATGGCTTTGGCGGTGTCACGGTCCGAGGTGGCGACCAGTATTTCGCCGTTGGTATCGAAATTCTGAGCTTTGATCAGATAGATGGTTTTCATGTGGTAGACTCCTTATCATCGGTGGGAGGCAGAATTTCTTTCATTCGAAGAAGAACTCGCACCTCATCACTATTTTTTGCGAGAGAGATCTGAGCGAGCAGTTGAGAGTGTTCCAATCTGAGATCATCGGCGCATTCAAATTTCTCGTTTGCGCAAAATAGGTGCTCTGGAGCCCACTGCGTCAGGTCTCTAATATCAACCGAGAAAAAGAGTGGGTTTTCATCCAGAAGCTCGTTGACCTTCTCTTTCAAAGCATTGGCTGCCTTGATATAGTTTGCATATTCGGGAGAATCCGTCAATTTTTTAGACACTTCGCGAGCCACGGCCCGTCTCGACGCATAAAAGGCATCAATCTTGCGCTGGTAAAACTGACGCAAAAACTGATCCAGGTCTTTTGAAATTTTCATGTTTTGGTCTCCTTCACCATCTGAAATTACGTTTTGGTTTTACGGGTGGACTTGGTCTGCTTGCCGTGGTCGTAGAACGTCAAGTCCTCCGGATCAGCACAGTGAAACGTGCTGTTGCCGCGCTGAATGGTGGCTTCGAGCAGCTGACGGCCATATTTTCGCTTGCAGGATTTGAAATTCCAAGCCTCACCCTTGTAAAGAACGCGGTCGCCCTTTTTGAGAGCGAGAACTTCTTCATCAGTCATCGTTATCGGCCTCCGATTCATGTTCGATAACGGAAATGTCCGTCCAGTCGCTGAGGTCGCCGCAGCGCTTGAGATAGTCATGGCCACCATCGACAGCAACCGAATGGCAGGAGCACCACTTGAAATCGTGGCGGGAAGTGGATTCGATTTCGTCGCCGCAGCGGTTGCAGCGGATCATATTATGAATGATTTTAGCCATTGAAAAGTCCTCCGTTCAGGTAGTAGTCGAAACCGTGCTCCTGAGTAAGAAGTGCTTCACGAAGAATTGGAAGGATATCATAGAATCCTTTGTTTCCGTCGATCTCGATCTCTCCATTCTGACGCTTCTGACGGAAGACGAGGGAAAGCATAGTCATCTGCCCGTTCTGATAATACTTGATGTTGCCAGAACGAAGAGAAGAGAGCGCCGCTTTCATGTCGTTATGCGCCGCCGCCTCGAGATACTGGGCCTTCCATTCGTCCGTAAGACCGGGGCTACAGTAGCTCATGCGATATAACTCAAGCATCTGATCTTTTGTCAGACGCTCGGACGGATCGATCATGCTAACCGCATTTTCAAAAGCGGTTTTCTTGGGCATCTCACTCATTAAAAAGTCCTCCGTTCATGTAGTAGTCGAAACCGCTTTTTTGCTTGCACAGTGCGTCGTGCAAAGCGGGTGGAATATCCAATGCGGTGATGTGTCTCTCTGTCACATGACCTTTTGCCAGCTGGTCCCGATAGAGAAAAAGGAGCATCAGTTTTTCGCCGCGCTGGTAGTCATCGAGAGAAAGGATGCCCTCCTGAAGCTTCGTGATAGTTCTCTTCAAATCGTGTAGAAAGAGTGTTTCGATACCATCTGCGCGGAAGAACCCGATGATGGAAGTGTTCAGGGTCTTATCTCGATACAGGTCGAGCATTTGAGATTTGGAAAGCGGTTCGACCTTGGGTGCATTAGACTGAGCCAGCGACGCGGTTCTCATTGATGTTGTCATTGTAAAAGCCTCCTTGAATTCACGATGGTCAGCCGTTTTAGGGTGGAGATGGCGGGATTCGAACCCGCTCGCAGCGCACTCAGCGCCCGCCTTACCAGTCGGCTACATCTCCATTTGAAAAGCGCCGTCGTGCTTTTCGACGGCGCTTTGATATATTACAACTTGCTACTGCCCAGCCAAGCGGAAATCCCTGCGGTCACATATACACCCGACGAACCGTTGCTCTTGGGTTTGGTCAAAGTTTAGTGATTGTGATTTGAAAGGTGAGCGTTGTTCTATAAGAGCTTTAAGGGTTGAACTGTTATCGTTAAAGGTTGAGCATTGAACTTTACAGTTCAAACATGCCTCACATAGCGCAGCCGTCATCTTTGCGACAGTTCGCACGGCGGGCACCCTTTTATAGAACGAATTACGAGTTCGTTTGATTCAAGTCAACGGATTAGCAGTCCGGTGCCAAATTTCTTTTTTACTTTACTTGTCTGTAATTTTGGCGAAAACAGAAAAGGCATATGATTCAGGGTTTTCGGGCAGCAGCAAGTTGATTACTTAGTAGGAAATTTCCAGCTCGGTCAGAGCGTTGGAAACGCTGAGGGCGGAATCGATCTCAACGGTGAAGTCGTTGATTTCCTTTTCGAGAGCGGCCATCGCATCGACGACCTTGATCGGGTCGACGAGCTCGGTCGTCTGAGCGGTGATGAAGTCAGCGCGTACTTTCTTGACCTCTTCGGATGCACCCTTCATATCGACGTTGCCGTAGAGAGACTTGATGTACTCATCGGCGCGGGCTTCGAGGGTGGAGCCGTTAGCAGCATCGGCGGCAGAGCGAGCGCGATAATTGTCGGACGACATCTTGGAAAGCATATCGTTCATGAGAGGGACGGTATGGTTCTTGAAGTCGATCGCCTCGGCAACAGTGAACTCCTTACCGGAGATCATCACCGTGGTCGTGGCGTTCGACAGTGTGACGGCGCGCTTGATAGCGTCACGGCGAGCAATCAAGTCATGAGCGGACTTGTGATTGGCTTTGATCTCGGCGCAGAAATCGCTGAGAGACATACCGTTCACCTTAGTATTGTTGTGCTTATTGGCGAACACGTAGGTGGTCGCGCGGATCGTCTTTTCGATACGGGCATCGATCGTTTTGAGTTCGCAGAGCGCCTTATGGACGCTCATCTTTTCGGTGGTCATGTTGATTCTCCTTTTGATATTTGAAATTTGAAATGGATTCGCGATTTCTAATAGCTGTTTTATCTGCCTGCGTGATACGGTCGCTCAGCGGCTTCGTCATCGGCGCGGCGGACCGATTCCAAAATGCGTTTCTCCTTGGCTATGCGATCGTTGACGTTGTACCAGAAATCTTCATCATCATGGGTATAGTAACCGGGACCAGGGAAATAATCGAATGCATCGGTAACACACGAATAGCCTACTTCATCTGCATATTTTTCGAGCAGTTCCCAGGCTTCACGTGATCCGATGTAAATGCCTTCAATTTCATCAAGCTCGTAATCCTTTGGATCAATAACCTGCAAAACGTAGCTGAGTGTTATATTGTCTTGCAGCTTCTTGTAGAATCGAAGATGGGTTTGAGCTTTGACTCGAGAGAGTAAACTGACGGGTTCAGCACGAGAAACAAAGGAATGCGACGGCGCAGGAGGGGGTGGCGTCTGACTCGGAGGGGGAACGTCTGTGCTGGGATGCGACGGAACGATGGGAGCTGCTCCGAAGATTTCGATATCTTTCCAATTAGGCATAAGGCTTCTCCTTTCAAATCTACGTTTTATTCTCTTCGGCATCTCCGCTTACTCAGAATCTGTTTGTGACTATTTCGGTCCAAGCGAACGGAATACCATTCACCATTACGAAAAGTGAAGACACCATAATCACAGTCATCAGTATCCATACCGTGGAGAGCAGCGCGAGCATCTTCATAATTGATGAATGGGCCCTCGACTTTGTCTGCTTTGATGAAACCTATCCCGTTGGAAGAAACGGAAAAAGACATCATATCTCTAAAACGAGAAGCAGCGAAGTAGTGGACCTCAGTGCCACAGGATCTTTTGCATGTATCATTCATGAGTACACATCTCCTTGCACGCGAAATCGAAATCAGGAACCTTGACGCCAAGCTCTTTTGCGGACGCTGCAAGTTCTTTTCGAACCTGTTTGCGGGCCCGTTCGAGTTCCTGCAAACGTGGGGCATATTGAGAAGCAAGACTTGCAAGCTTTTTGATATACTCCGAGTCCTCGGGATGGAAACAGTTGCCTGTAGCAATAGGGAAACAACCGCCGCCTTTTATCTCTTTTACTTCAATACAAGAAAAGCAAGGATGCTCAGTATACCGAAGACCGCCATGCTTGCATTGCCCGCAATGGAAGTTCAGCCCATTGATTTTGAAGCTATTCAAAGGGAGTTTATTTGACATGATGATTTCCTTTCCGGATCACAATTAGTGCCAGTTGATTCCGATGCGACCGTCGGGGTGGATGATGATATTGGAATAGCCATCCTGATAGTTGTTGTGACGCTGCTGATACATATCGCCGAGTGTCAGGCGAGCATGCTTGCCGGCATAGTCAAATGTCGCATAGACGAAGAAATCGCCGATACGGAATGTGTGAATGTCAATGTCGGGGTCATTCTGAAGATCGTTCCAGACTTCGACGGGATAATCTTTCTTTTCAAGGTCACTTAAAAAACGGAACGAGAAAGAGCTTGCGTTCATCTTCATGTAGTCCTTGATAAAAGCCAACGTAGGATTCTCCACTACCGTTTGAACGGTACACCCCGGATAACCCACGGGATCTGCCCAGACGTAATCGTTACGGGAAAGGTTGATATGTGCAAGCCCGTTCAATTCCGTGCTGAATCCCGTAGTATTGATGGAACAGAAAACGCCATTGCTGTGGGCTTTGTAAGTTTCAACGACGTTTCTGATGTGCTCGGGGTAAAGACCGGGTTCGCCGCCAGTGATTGACAAACGAGCGTCGGGAAGCTCAGCCAAAATCCGTTTCAAAGATTCGATCTGAGCAGGGAAGTCGTTGTCGCCCTCCATCGGATTCTTACGTTCAAGACAAAACGGGCAATAGAACGGACATTCCTGGGTCGTGATGAGTTGCACATTGATGCGGTAATACAGTGGGCGGCCGAAGGACGTTTTTGCCTTTCGATTTTCGAGGCGATACTGAAGATCGTGCGCCATTTCAGCGCGGATATCGTCATAGGATTGAATGAGAGGAATGGTGGTCAGTTTACTACTCATAGTGCCTTCTCCTTGAATTATAAGAGCTTTTCGACAGCTGCGGCGTCTACGCTATCATGGATTGGGTCGAGCCATTCCGCTTCCCATACCCAGGAGCGCTCAAAGGGCGTTTCTGGATTTGTCAACTCGAAACGATTTCCAGTAACGGATTCGATTTCGGCAACTTGTCCACGATGGTTCCACATGTCCTTGTTACAGAACAGCTTGTTGCGGGAATAGTCCCTGCAAGGAATGTCTTCACGAATGCGGACGATGTCTCCGACTTGAAATTTAGGATTCATCATTTAGACACCAACTCCTCCAATTCTTCACGAGCTTCGGCGAAGGTGTCGGCAGCAAATTGAAAAAGGCCATGCAGATACACCTCTACATGACCTTTTACATATCGAAATTCATACCCAGAGGCAACGGCTTCAAGAAGCTTGATGACAGCCTTTTCGTTCATCAGTCGTGCGCTCCTTCGACAGCCGCCCAGACGACGCACACTTCGTCATCGGTGACGTCGTCGGTGTAGTTCCCGTACATGGTGAGCAGGTATGGTAGATCTGGGTCGTATTCCGCATCGACGACAAACACATTGCCATCTCTCGTAACGAACTTGGTGACGCCGAGATCAGACGACTCGACGATTGCGAATGTTAAGTAGCAGCCGCGGTCGGGGTAGCGCCAGTCAAGCTCCTCGGTTTTGGAATCGTCGGCAGGAGAAGCAGCTTTGCAGGCAATGGTAATTGCTGCGATAGCGGCGATGACAGCAAGAATCGAACCGATGCGGGCGATTTTAAAACGAGTATCCATGGTTAGGTGTCTCCTTTACATATGTAGTGCATTTTAGATAGCTTGATAGCGAATAGCTTTTCGTCCGCGCGGTTCAAACTCTCTACATGCGTGTTTGGAATTTGATACTTCCATCGGCTTGGGGTGGAAATCTGAACAACGGTTGGACATTTTTGGGTATAAAAAAGCCCCTGAGCGTTGAAGCTCAGAGGCTAAATTCACAGGATGAAGTTAATCGAGATTGAATGCTTCCTTGTAGGCCTGATACTGAAAACTCAAATCGTAAAAGTGATTTACACTTGTGTTTGCAAGTGCGCAAACCTTTTTTTGGTTTTCGGTACAAAACACATTTACGCCAGACTGTTCGAGAAGATAAATGCGATGTAATTCTCCGGACCGCTGTACATTATTATAAGTCAGATCGATAGTGATTCCATCTTCAAGAGCATCTCTTCTCAAATCACTGAGAATACGACCAATATCTTTGTCACTGTAAGGCTTTGGAGTCTTTTTTGAATTGCGGCTCAACATGCGTCTAAGGAAATACGGAGTGTTTTCCGGATATACTTCAAACTCTGTGTTCGTCGAACGATAGGCGACAGAAATATTGCGGAAAGCTCGAAATGTTTTGAGAACGCTCGGTTCAATTTCAATTTTTTCAACTCCATGCTTACCGAGAAGCGTCAAAGTTCCTTTCGTTAAATCGACTTGGTTGGCTTCAATTTGCCCTACAATCTTTGAATCAACGCCAAGCCAAGCAAAACCAAGCAAGACTGGTTCGGGGTAACCGCCGGTCAATTCCCTTACTTTTTGAATTTCGGTTAACACATCCTCAAACGACTTGTAAAAGTGCTTTTGGACAAAATGGACGATATCGATTTCGTCTTTCGTGATTGGAGTAATTAGTGAATCGTCTAACTCTCCGATGGTAATCTGGTATTGGCGAATGCGATGCAAATATTGTTTTACCGTGAGAGGGCTGGTCGGCTCAGTTGAATTGACCACTTGAATGACCTCATCGCGATTAAAATTGGATAAATCTTTTCCGAAACGTTCTTCGAAAGGCTGCGCGGCTTTTGCAACACGTATAAATTCATTGCGTGCAGTGGGGGCCAACGATTTTAGGTACTCGTCTTTCCGAGTTTTATTGTCCATTTCGATCCCTCATTTCTATTATGTATCATAAGGGATTTAGGGTTCGAAGTCAAGTTAAAACTGGAGAAATAAACGAGTTATTGTGTCGTATTCACAAGGCCATTAGCATTTGAAATTCGGAATCCGATAGACAAATGTCATAGATCACGTAGTCCTGCTCGGAAAATGCCGTATAGGCGCACAAAAGAGCATCTGGCGCACCTGAATCACGAAAGCAGATATAGAACGCATCGAAGATTAGGCCCTCTCGTTTGGAAATCAAATCCGTGAGAGGGCAGGGGAGAAGTTCGATACTTCCGTCCTCGCGGGCTGCGACAAGCCCGTCCAGTGCCATTTCAAAGTCCAATAAGGGAATTCTCATGCTTGTTCAAAGTTCCTTTCCAGTCCCGCAGCATGTTCGACTTTGAGAATCAAAAATCGAACAATTGTTTTGCTTTCTGAAACAATGATAGCGCATTTCAATGTCACTTTCAAGTGGGAAAACAGGAATCGGGAAAAATTTGGAGAAAGCACCAATCTTTTTACCAAATGCTGGAAATTCAACGGGTTGCGTGACAAATTTTGTCAGAGATTGCCAAACGTGAAAGCGTTTTTCAAATCGAATCTCGTAGGCGTAGCGAAGCCCGCGAGCCAAAATGACAGGTGACTCGCGGGCAACTACGCCACTTGAAAGGGGAGGGACATGGAAGCACAAGTATGGCAAGTGAGGGGACATCGGCAAAGCCCCTCAGAGCCGTTCTGAGAGCCGAGAATGGAATTCGAAACCGAATTCACGTTCGGGAGGGGAAAGCGCTCAGAACGCTTCTCAAGGGCTTTTAGAATGGGATTTGAAACGCAATTCCAATTTGCGATTCAGGATGCAAAACGTCCTTCGGTGGAGTAACCCCATTCGATTGTGCCATCCTGATTTTCGAGCAGATAATGGGCTTTGCAAACCCAACCGGAACTCGTATTTTTGATGAGCGCGGTTGTGCAACGACCATTCTGTTCGAGTTCCAGAATCTGAAAGTAACTGTCCATGCGAGCATGACGGCGGATTTGACCTACTTTTAACATTGCGAATTCTCCTTGTAAACACGAAGTTGACGGCCACATTTCGGGCAGAAATCCAAATAGAATTTCTCGGTGGCATCATCAGCGATTTCCATAACATAGATGCCGAAATAATCGACGCCACGGTAAAACTTAGTGTGAGCTCCTGCGCCAATCGGCTCGACGGATTCGCTTTTTGGATACTTGAGCCGCGGGCGATAGTGAACATTGCAGAACGCACATGTTTTTCCCATGTTCAATCTCCTTTCAAGATACGAAACGGTATTTCGTTTTGTTCGTGCCGAGAATCTTTTCGGATTCGAAATTGAATTTACCGAACAGCTTGAGCATCACGTCGTTACGGATGTGCCCGAGAATATTGCCATTTGCGTCCGTGATGACGCGTTCTTTGGACACACAATCCGAAACCAAAACCGCGCCCGTGCGAACGAACAGAGAAGCGGATTCGAGATTCAGAAACGAAATGTGCTCCGGTTTTGTGACAGGGGTAAAGACATGCTCTCCACGGTCGAATTTGTCAACCTTACGGCAGTCCATCATGCGCGCGAGTTTTGCGTCGTGACGCACTTGACGGAATTCGCGCTGAAGATCATGAGGGAGCGCTAAATTCGCTTCCGAATACCGTCCCGCATAGCTGGTCTGATACTTGCGGCGCGGTTTTGCATTGATGCTCATAGATAACCGTCCTTTCTTGAATTCAGATTTTAATGCCGGTAGGAAGAATCCAACCAAAAAAGCACTTTGCAAACCTTGGTGACGACGTAAGACACGCCGATGACAACGAAAATTGTCGTGTAGATATCCATGTTGTAAACCTCTTTTCTGATTTGGATTTGCCTTTTGTTTTGGGCATAGTGATGCCTATGAACGCCTACTCAAACGCCCTCACGTCGCATTTTACGGCCAGCTGATACCGTTTTTTGTTCGCGTTTTGTTATCAATTTTCGGCTGTGTACGTTCATAGACACGGGCTACGACCAAAAAGCAAGCTGGATGTGCGATAGATATCGCCGTGCGTAAACTCAATTTGAAAACCAGTTTCAACGCTATGTATGCTTGCTTCTGGGCATAATAATGCCCTGCAACACGGTTAGGCATTGCAGGGCACGGGTTACAACCAGAATTCAGTTTTGGATTCTTATAAAGGCGTCAGTTGCAGAATTCGATCTTGGATTCGCATTGCTTATGCTGTCTTCTTGGCGGTCTTCTTGACGGTCTTGGCCGCCTTGGGTTCAGAATCGGATTTGACAGTGACAGGGCCGGCTTTGGGCATGGTCTTCATGTCGGGAGCACCGGCGTTTTCCTTGGCGGCTTCCTTTTCGGTTTCGGACTTCTTACCGGAAGAATACTTTTCTTCCTGAGACTGGTGCTGGTAAGCGGTGCGAGTGTAGCGCATTGCAAGAACCTTTGCGAGAGCGCGTTCCATATTGGAAAGACTCGCCTGAATCCAACCAGCGGACTTCTTCTTTGCGAACGTGCGGGCATTTTCGTCAATGAAGTAGTTCAGGTCAACTTTGATAGGGGCAAGGGGATTGCCCTGAACATCCGTCATTCCCTCGGGGCAGACGGCGTTGAAAACGCGGGTCAGCTGGTCCATCAGTTCGCGCTTGCTGGGTACGGCATCAGCGCAAGTGAAGCCGTATTTGGCTTTGAATTCCAAAAGCTCCGTCGGTGCGGTAAAGGCATCGCCCTTGTGATTGGTGCGGATAATGTGCGTGTCTCCGCCGATACGGAACAGTGTCACGTTGTCAGACAGTGCCGCGAGCATGTGATACCAGCCGCCATTGGAGCAGATGGCATCCTCTTTGCGAGTGTACGCCATGGAGAAAAACTGAGGGATGGAGCAACGGGCATCAGCAGTGTCGAGCTTATAGAGAAGCGTGTCCTTGTCGATGGTCAGGCGATAGGCCGTGTACGTCTGGTCCGTCAGGTAGTTAGCGAACGTCTCGCACTTGTCAGCACTGACAAGAGACTTTGCGTGTGCACTCATTAGATGGTCATTGAGCAGTTTAATGTTCGCGTTAATGAGACTCTTGAGCGTGTCAACGTCCTTGTGTTCTGCAACAAGACTGTTGAGAGCCGCAACTTGAGCGTTGATAGCGTCGACAGTGGGGATAACAGTGACGGTGGCTTCTTTGGTCATGGTGGTAGACATAATATGTACCTCTTTCTTGTGCTAACGCACTGATATTTTCGGCTTGTACAGCCACAAAAGGGTATAACATGCTCTTTGATATGGAGCTTTTACGCCTTTTTGTTGCCGTACAAGGCACTTTTGCAAGCGTTTCGTGCAGTGCTATGAATGCGTGGATTCTTGCCGCCCTATGATATATCAACGCTTCCGACGTTGGCACAAACAAACAGTACATACTTGACGCGCTTCTTGTCTCGCTATCGCCTGTCCCGTTAGTTTCGCGGGACTTCCGACGAATCGCGGCGAGAATTACCGAAACGCGCGTTTTGCACGTTTGCCTATATCGCGGCTATTGAGATACAGTCACGCTTGACCGTCGCGACAACGGCGAGACGCTAACGCGCCTATAAAGGCCGTGCCGCCTGTTGCGTTAACACGCAACGGGAACGGGGAAACGGGAAAGTATCGGACTTGTCAAGGTTCGGCGGGCGGCGTCATGGTCTGCCATGAGACCCGCGACGGTCTCGCGTCGCGTCGGTGAATAGGAATGGGGGAAGTGCTACGCGGGGGAATGCGCCTGTCCGTGTACGTCATCGGAACGCCGTGCGCCGTGAACGGTTGGACTTGCGCGCTATCCCTTGCGGGGTTGCCCCGTGTACGGCGTGGCCGCTCGGCTCGCTCGGTTGGTTCGCTCTCGCTTGGGATGGTCATAGCCTACCACACATTTGCACGATTGTCAACATCTTTTTCGCGAAAATGTGCAGAAAATTTTCGTCGTTGCTTTTGCAACAATTTGTGCGCCGTCCGCCGTGCATGTGTCGGCCTGTCCCGCCGTTCGCCGCCTTGCGTCGTGTCATCTTTTGCGCAAACATGACACGGGGGGGGATGGTTTACACCCTGACCGCCGCCGACGTGACCAGCACAGGTGCTGTCATTACATTTCAATCAGTCAGCTTATTTCAACCACCCACAAAAGGACCGGAAAACACGCATAAACACTGCGTTTTTCTCACACGCCCATACAACGCAACAAGCTGCAGCTGATACACTGCGGCCTCGCGCACTTTATATAATGTTGCATCTGATCGTAGTCAAAAGAGAGATTGAACACCACAACATTGCGGCCACCGCGTTCAGCAACTACACGTCACAAAACGTGACTACGTTACATGCCACAAAACGGGCAAAATCAACGGTTGCCTGATCACGAAGAGTAACCCATAAACACCTAAGGATACTTTCAAAACTTTTTAAGCTCAAAACACGGCATAAAGTAGATGTTTTGACATAAATATCAAATAAATTCCAGATATTTTGTGCAAGTTTCAAGCTAAAAAGTGTTGCTTTTCGCGTAAATGTGTAGTACACTAATTACAGTTAAAGGATATGGGAGTTGCGGTTAAATGTACTCCCGATAGGAGAATGAACTATGGTTATTGATCTACAAGAAAAAATAAATAAAAGAGAGGACCAAGCATCGTCCACCCAGCGGGTAGGATTTGCGATCACCAGACCATCGTCAAGCAGTGATGAGCGTGGGAGTGCTGGTAGAATAGCAGAGGGGGTGTTTAAGAACGATGACTCCAAAGCTGTCTCCCACGCCGCAGAACCCATCAAGAGTTTGGACGACATCTGCAAGATCCAGAGCTACATGCTCAGTGAGGGCCTCTTCCGAGACAACCTGCTCTTCACGTGTGGCATTAACTTCGGTCTTCGTATCAGCGATCTTCTGAAGCTTCAGGTGGGTCATCTGCTGGATGCTACTGGCACAAGGTACAACGAGCGTGTTGTTCTCAGTGAGAAGAAGACCGGAAAACGTCGTGTCGTATACATGAACGATGCTGTGATGGATGCTGCTGATCTGTACTTCGGAGACCTTGTAATAAGGGGAGTGCCAATCGACCTGAACGATTACCTCTTCACCAACCAAAGCACAAATGCTCAACGTAACGATGTTCTGACAGTCAAGTCGGTTGAACGCATTCTCAAGTCGATCATCAATGACAAATGCGATATCAATGTACACGCCAGTACACATTGTCTGAGAAAGACGTTTGCCTATCACGTGATTGTCACCGCAAAGGATCGTCCTCGTGCCGTTGAGTTCCTTCAGAAGATCCTCGGTCATTCCTCTCAAGCGATCACGCTCCGATATGCTGGTATCACCGATGAAGAGATCATGAGCACCTATCAGGAGCTCAACCTCGGTAGTGCCGGTCGTAAAAAGTGGGATATGACTAAGAGCTCCGGCTACGAAGAAACGAGACGGCAGGCTGCTGCCAATGAGTAGTAGCCTCGTGACGCACCGCTTGGTTTTCTTTCTTTAATTTTTCTTTCCTGGCGTAAATGCCAGTCTCTGCTTCTAACGGAGAAGCGTGCACCTTGAAAATTGAATATGCTCTATTGATTTTTGATCAATGTGATATGGCAGACGAACCTTATTTACTACGCTCTTACCAAAAATTTATTAGTAAAATGCCTCAATTTTGGCCCGCAAACCATTGAAAACACAAGGTTTTTCATTTTAGCTTATCTAAAATGTTATTTCAGCCAGAACGTAGAGAAACGGTTGACAATCCATAAACTTTCATAAACAGGCGTAGTGTATATTCAGACTAATGGCTATATCACAAGGAAGAAGTGGATTGTCATATCCTTTTAGATAAAAAAAGTTAGTAACCCAGTCATACCAATGCTTTGCGGATTCGTTTACTACTTTTTTGAAATATAATGAATCAAAGGAGAAGCTTTAATGGCAATTCATGTAATCGATGCCCCAATGGGCACCGGTAAAACAAGCGCAATGATCAACTACATGCGTGAGGCGCCAGCCGATGAGCACTTTGTGTTTGTGACACCTTTTCTATCGGAGAGCGAACGTATCGTCGAAGGGTGCCCAGAGAAAGAGTTCGTTAGCCCCACGCAAGTTGGCTACATCGATGATGACGGTAAGCCGTCCGATGATTACAGAAGCAAACTTATGGATTTTAAGGAGTTGTTGCGAGTCGGGAGAAACATTGCGACCACGCATGCGCTCTTTCAACGATTTGACCCAGAAGCCTGCGAGCTGATTGCATCAAGTAACTATACTTTGGTCATGGACGAGGTGTGCGATCTGATTGCCCCATATGATATTACGCTATATGACGCTGGCACACTGAGTGACAAGTACATTACAACGACTTCCGATGGTCATGCGCTATGGCGCGAAGATGCAGCTGCATACAAAGGGAGATTTCTCGATTACAAGTATGATTGCGACCTCGGTGTTCTGTGGCAGTATCATCGCACAAGCTATATACAGGTCTTTCTCCCAGAATTATTTGCAGCGTTCAAAGAATGTTTTTTGATGACGTACATGTTTGATTCGCAGATTCAACGATGCTATTTTGATCTGCACGGTCTTGAGTACGACCAGATATATGTTGACGGCGATTCACCAGAAACGTACACAATAACAAGCAACCCGCGTACATACTTCATTCTCGGTGTAAAAGAGAAGGTGCACATTCTATACGATAGAAAGTTGAACTCGATTGGAGAAGATTACCACTCTCTTTCTCGTCGGTGGTATGAGCAGATTGCTCGAGAAAAAGACCTTAAGCAGATGCAAGACAACACCTACAATTTCTTTCGCAACAAGATGAGGGCTAAGTCGACCGACTGCCTCTGGACCTGTTATAAGGAGATTCACTCTCTAACAGATGATGGCAGCAGAGGCGCTCCAATGCGTATTTGCCCCCGAGGTTATAAGAAACAATACGTGTCCTGCAACGCTCGCGCAACCAATAGTTATAAAGACAGACATTACCTTGCGTACCTAATTAACTTGTTTCCATTGCCAGAGCTCAAGAACTTTCTCAATGGCAGAGGAATTGACTTTAACCGCGACGAGTGGGCATTGAGTATGATGGTGCAGTGGGTCTGGCGTAGCGCAATCAGAGACGGCGAGGAGATTTGGGTGTACGTCCCCTCAAGACGTATGAGAACTCTTCTTGAGCAGTGGCTCGAAGAGGTCAATGCATAATTTACATAGATGGAGAACAGCAAAAATGGATGAGAAGATTTACAAATGCATGAGAGAAACATTGGATAGCTACTGCGAGAAGTGCCTCTGGTATGATGAGTGCGCCGAGTCGCAAGAAGACGAGACTTGTACATTCTTTACAAGCTACACCGATGACGTAGAGCTCGGTGATGAGCTGGATGGAGATGAACGTCGCTACTTTGATGAGTTGGCCTACCGTCAGAGAGCTTACGCGACAATCATTTACTCTATGAGAGAAGAATAATTTGACTTACACAGTAATTTCCGGTTGACTGTAAACAACCGTTAATATAAGGCGGTCGTGCCGTTGTTGTACAACAATGGAGACGATCACTTGGATATTCAGTTCGACAAGCAATATCCCGTATATGCTTTGGACACGGCCTGTTTCTACACTGACGAAGAAGCAGAGATTGAAGAAAAGATGAATGCGCTGCGAATTCGGCTGAGCGAAGATCGCCCAAAGAAAGATCCTAAGGCAAAGCGTCGCCGTCGCGTAGAGCGCAAGCCATTGACAAAGGAAGAACGCACCGCGATCAATAAAGAACTGAGCAGGCTGAAGGAAGAACTCAAGCAGTTAATTGCCGCCAATGCGGAGCTACCCCGTACTGTTCGCGAGGACAAGTTGATTGAGACCAACATTGTGCAGACTTTTGAATCGTCTCTCGTTCGGGAGCTTGGCATGAGCCCGGACGAGATAAATGAGCAGATGGTCATCGTTTGTGTCTACTTTTTTGGTGTTGCCGAGAGCATCATCAAGAACGGCTTTACAATGAGAGGACATCACTACGTGTTTTTCTCGGCATCCGCAGGTCAGATCCGCACGAAGAAGTTTGTTGCGATTCGAGAGGACTTGCTTGAGCGGTGTATGCCAACATTGACTTGCGGGCTGTCTATTGCAGATATCAACGAACAGGGCGGTGTCAACGTTAATAAGTACCTTGCTTATCTTGCTTTGAGCAATAGCTCCACGGAGATCTGGTGTGATTTTGACATTGACCGCTGTATTGTCGTGGATGATTTCGAGACAGTGGTGCGCAGCGAGGTTGACTTCATCGACGAGAAAGATTTTTCTATTAGCCGAGAGATGCACGATGTACCAATTACTCACACGGATGGATGCGGAATGATCCTCCCGCAGGTGAGTGATAAGAACTTTATGGTCAGAGCCCCTTGGGTTAAGGGACTGCTGTCCCCGTTCCCGTTTGACAAGTTCATTCGGCAAGCTGATGAGCGGAATCCCGCAGTTAATCATGCCGTTATTAAGGACATCTATGGTCAAGAGCACGATGTGCTGAAAGAGCACATTGAGGTGATTTTCTGTAAGAGCCAGTTCAAGATGGCAAAGTATTATCCCAGCTGGCAAGCTTACAAAGACAACTTTAAGAAATATCATTGCACCGCCGGTAAGTGCAACATTGAACCGCAGCGGATCGGTCGCGCAACGATCAACTACCAGATGCTTCAGACTCTGACGAGCATGACTGATGCAGAGCTGAACAGCATTTGCAATACAACCCGAAAAACGTTGAGTCGCATTTGTGGTGATAAAAAGACGATGATGGATTGTCTCGGAGTCCGACAGCGAATGGGTGCACAACAGACTTACTTCCAGAAGTGTTTGGCAATGTACCCAGAGATGCTCCGCGATGAATATTGCAAAGAACAGCTGCGCGATATCCGCACGTCGATTATGAATGATGCCAGAGCTGGTAAGTTGAGGATCGACGGGAAGTACCAGTTCTTGATCCCAGATCTGTATGCAGCATGTCAGTATTGGTTCGAGGGGATTGCGGTTCCCAGTGGCTTGCTCGCCAATGGGGATGTTTGGACGAAACAATATGCCACTGCGGACAAGCTCGATGTTTTGCGCAGCCCACACCTTTACAAGGAACATGCCGTTCGTCACAACGTGTGCAGGGATCGCCCGGAGATCCGCGAATGGTTCAACACAAACGGTATTTACACGAGCACATTCGATTGCATTAGTAAGATCTTACAGTTTGATAATGACGGCGATAAGGCTTTGGTTGTGGCAGAACCAACACTTATTAAGGTGGCGGAGCGAGAGTGCAAGAATGTGGTGCCTTTGTATTACCCGATGGCAAAGGCAGCTCCACAAGAGCTGACACCGGAAGCCTTTTACAATGGGATGGTTGCAGCGTGGACAGGTGGCAACATCGGTACGATATCGAACAAAATCACGAAGATATGGGCAATGCCTGATCCTGATGTTGATGCAGTTAAGATATTGTGCATGATAAACAATTTTGTGATTGACTATGCCAAGACTTTGTATCGCCCTGTCATCCCAAAGGAATGGCAAGAGCGTCTTGCTAAGATCGACCGTGAGAAGCTGCCAGCGTTTTTTAAGTATGCTAAGGGCAAAGCAGACTCTCAGATCAAGGATCGCGGAGACAATGTCGTTGATCGCATCTACAAGCAGATGCCAATATATAAGTTCCGATTCAATTTATCCGAGGTTGGTCCGTTCGACTATCGGCTTCTGATGTACAACGATGCTCAGAAAATCGGGCCGAAGGAGCAGGAAATCGTCGATGTGTTCCGTGAAGAGTCGGCTCACATCGGTGGCAGTAAGCTCTCGGGAATGAGCTCTGAAGACAACCGTTTCTGGTGGAAGTTCAAGGAACTTCGCAGAAAAATGGATACATACGGCAATCGTCAGTATGTGTGCGATGTTTTGATTAAAGCTCTCTATGACACAGAGCCAACAAAGCGCAAGGCGGCCTTGTGGTACTGTTATGGAGATGTCATGTACGAAAATCTGGCTGATGCCTTAGAATATTATGACGGTCTTTGTTTGAAATGCGGTAAGAGATTTTCCAAGAAGCATACGAACCGTAGATATTGTCCCGATTGTGAGCCAGTCGGCGAGAGCCTCGAGATGCAGGATGCTGAGTGCATTCTTTGCGGGTGCACGTTTAAGACCAGTTATACGCTCGATAGTGCTATATGCCCAGCTTGTAAAATGAGCGTCTCAGCGGATTTGCGTTGCTTGGATTGTGGGGCGCCTATCGAAAAGGTCAAGCGCGGTCGACCGTCGGTGAGATGTGCGTCTTGCCAAAGACAGAGAAACCTTGAAAAGTCAAGAGAGTGGAAAATCAAATATAGGCCCAAGAAGAGATGAAGTTTGAGAGCTAACTGAAACGGGGAGTTTCTGCAATTATTTCAGCAGAAACTCCCTTCTTTTTTGCTTTTATGCAGAATTTATCGTCGTGTTTCGAACACTCGGGGGAAGGGAACGACAAGTAACTGCATGAGCGTCGCTCTTTAATATAGCGCAGGCCTCCGGGTCTGCGCATCCCGTATTGCTACGGTCGTCTCTTCTACTATGATACAAAAGGATTGAAAATAAATTGGTTAAAGTTACACGCGCGGAGGCAGACGTTCTTCGTCAGAAGGTTCCCAACGCACACATTGCTATTGTCAATAGAGGTCATCGCAACAAAGGGTACTTTGTTGAAGAGTCTCGTGAGGCCAAGCGAGTTCTCGGCGAGCTGAGAGGCACTTGGGTGCCGAAGCCTCGTGGTAACAAGCGCGATAATCGTCGTACGCATCGTCCTCACAGCAATTGAGGTGATTGAGGATGGGGTACGAGAGAAAAGTTGGTGAGAGCGAACGCGACTTTATTTATCGCGTATGTCATGACAAAGATCTCATCGGCACATGGAACGAGGTCGCAGACATCCTGAACAGTGTGCTTGGTTTAGAACATGATGAGAGCTGCTATCGCCGTATGTACAAGCGTGGCAGCGAGCAAGGAGATGTGGAGCGTGTTGTGCGACAGGTGGCAAAGACATCTCCGCCGCAGGGAGCAACGTCTTCGCATAATGCTAAACTGCGTGAAATCGCAAAGGAGCGCCGCAAACTGCGTGATGAAAAGAACGAATATCAGCGTTGGCTGCGTTCGGAAGCTCGCGATGAAGCCATTGTGGAACAGATCGTTGAAGCGATTCAGTCCATCGCGCCGGTCAAGATTCCAGATTACCAACCGCTGCGCGAAAGCAGCTGTGGCGAATATGTTCTTATGATGGGCGATGAACACTACGGCGCTGAGTTCACCATCAAAGGGCTGCGAGGCGAGATCATCAATGAGTATAGCCCAGAGATCTTTGAGAAGCGAATGTGGGATCTGCTGGATCGGGTGACCGAGCTCGTTGCCGAGCAGGATATTGATACGCTAAAGGTGTTTTTCCTCGGGGATGAACTGGACGGTGTGCTGCGTCCCGGTCAGCTAATGAAGCTGAGATACGGCGTGGTTGATGCTACCGTTAAATACATGGAGTTTATGGCCGCATGGCTCAATGAACTGACTCGCATTGTGAAAGTCCAGCTGTATATGACGGACGGCAACCACACGGAGCTTCGTTTCTTCAATCAGAAGAACGGTGCTTTTGAAAATGAAAATATGGGCAAGGTGATCCGATCTTATTGGAAGGCTCGCCTTGCTGATAACGACCGCTTCGAACTCGTCGAGAACGAAAGCGGTCTTATTTATGCCAATGTAGCGGGGTATAACGTTCTTGGAGTCCACGGCGAGATGAAGAATCTCGAAGAGGGCATGAAGGATTTGCAGAACACATATCGGCAGGATGTCGATTACATGGTTTGTGGTCATTTGCATCACGGCTCTTATGAGACCACCGGACTGTTCCGCGGCGTGATGCGTGTTCCGAGTATTATGGGCACAGACTCATTCGCGATGAAACTTCGCAGATCTTCGCAGCCCGCTGCTACTATGGTGAAATTTGAAGAGGGACGCGGAAAGACCGTTGAGTGGTCGATTCCGCTCTCTTGATTTTAAGGAGATGCCCGATGAATAAGGAAGATTTCATTCGTCGAGCGGCGGATAATCAAGGCAATACCATCATGGAGACCCGCTATTGGGTTGATATCCTGCTGGAAGAGCTGAAAAAGGCCATTATCGACGACGAAGAGGTGTCATTATACGGATTTGGCACCTTCGTACATAAGCCTCACAAGGGGCGAGTAATGAAGAATTTCGAGGGGAAGAAGATCAACTGTCCGGATTCCATCATGTTAAAGTTTGTTCCATCCGTTTATCTTAAGGCCGCCGTTAAGGATCAGCTGACGAGTACGGAGTTTGAACGTCGCATGGAAAAGATCCGTGCACTCAAGCGTGGAGAGTATGTTCCCGGAGCATATGTAAGCGGTGGTCGACTTGGCAGCTATGATACTTACACTGGCGAACGTAAGCCAAGCGAGATAGACATCCTCGAAGACGAATGATAACAGAAGAAGGGTGGTGAGGGCGCATGGGCACTGGCCGCGAAACCAAACAGAATAAAATCGTAACGCCCGAGCTGCTCGAACAAGTAAACAAGCAAAACAAAGAGCTTGTAAAGGATTTCTTGATGTATCTGCGCAGTATCGACAGAAGCGAAACAACGGTTGAAGCATATCGTCAGGACCTAAACATCATCATGGTGTTTCTCCTGCAATATTGCGACAACCGCTTCTTTGTCGATATGACTAAGCGAGATATCATCAAGTTCCAAAACTGGCTGATTGAGGATCACGAGAATAGCCCTGCCCGAATTCGACGGCTCAAGGCGGTTGTCTCTTCTATGAGCAACTATGTAGAGAACGTCTTAGACGATGAGTATCCGAATTATCGATCTATTGTGAAAAAGATCGAGAGTCCGGTAAATACGCCTGTGCGCGAGAAAACCGTAATGACCGAGGAAGAGTGCCGTATGATTGCTGACACTTTGGTCGAACGGGGAGAAATCGAAAAGGCATGTATGTTCTCTTTGGCCGATAATTCGGGTCGCCGCAAGAGTGAGCTCGTTCGCTTTAAGACGAGTTATTTTGAAGACGAAAATGTCCTATATGGTTCTCTGTACCGGACTCCGGAAAAGGTGAAGTCGAAAGGTAGAGGCAAGCAAGGTAAAATGCTCAACTTCTATGTCCTGAAAAAGAATTTTGACCCATATCTCAAGCTGTGGCTGGAGGAGCGCAAAAAGCGCGGCATTGATAGTGAATGGCTGTTCCCTGATCATGACGATCCGAGCGAACACGTCGATGCTTCTCTTCTGAACAGCTGGGCAAAGACTTTTTCGAAGATTTTGGGTAAGCCGTTTTACTGGCATGCACTGCGGCATCGCTTTACAACGAAACTGTCGGAAGCAGGCATTCCAGATGAAGTGATTCAAAACATTGTCGGGTGGCAGAGTCGTGATATGGTTTCCATCTATTTGGATAAGGATGAGACCGCCGAACTGGGCAAGTATTTCAAAGACGGAGAAATCATTGCGGCACAGCAAGGTAGTCTGAGCTCTTTGTGATGAAGAAACAAGGAGGGACCTTATGCCGTCACCGGTGAAAAATAAAGCATACAAAAAGGCACAGCAGGAATCTAAGAGGCAACTGCCAGCATTAGATCCGCAACCAGGCTTTGTGATCGCTGAACAGCGCTCGCGCGCAACGAAGTTTTGTTGCTGCAGCTGTGGCAAGCTGTATAGTGCCCCAAACGACAATTTTGTGAAGTCGTCCTCGCCGTTATTTTACGGATGGGACGGCTATGTTCCTATGTGTAAGAGCTGCGCGGATCTCTATTTACAGAAGAAAGTTTTGCCCGCCTTTGATGGTGATGAGCGCAAAGCGATGGAGCGTATGTGCAGTCTATTCGACTGGTATTGGGATGATACCATTTTTGCTCAGGCACAGAAGGCTCGCGATGAGAACGTGTTGCGCGGTGGTAAGAACAACCTTATCAGTTGCTATTCGATGAAGCGCCAAATGCGTCACAACATGCTTAAAGGGCAGACATACCTTGATTCAGCACAGCAATATTTCATTGAGGGCAAAGAAACACTGCAGCGTTTGCAGGAAGCCGAAACTGCGGCGGAAGAGGCCGCGGCTGAAATTCAAGCCAGAGTCGAAGCTGGGGAATTGACAATCCCTCAAGATGCGTCTGATGACAACGAGATTTGCGTTGAGCCTGATCCTGAGACTATTGTCCCAGAGGAAGATGTTTACTTCTTCGGTCCTGGATACACTGTTGACCAGTATAAATATCTGCGCGAGCAGTATGAAGACTGGTGTGAACGTTATGACACACAGACAAAGGCTCAAGAGGAAATCTTTAAGAGCCTTTGTATCGCGCAATTGAATGTCCAACGAGCACAAGCTGATGGAGATATGAAGCGTACCACCGAAGCGATGAAGACGCTGCAGGAACTGATGGACTCAGCACGTATCAAACCGAAGCAAAAGGCCGGAGACGCGCTCGTCGAACAGAACACATTCGGCACGCTGATCCAGAGATGGGAGGACGAGAAGCCTATCCCGGAGCCACGAGACGAGTGGAAAGATGTTGATGGCATTGGCAAGGCTATTACGGTTTGGTTCTTTGGTCATCTTGCAAAGATGTTCCATATTGATAACGATGCAGCTGAACTCTATGAGAAAGAGGTCGCAAAGTATACTGTCGAACCGCCGCGTTATGTGGCGGATGAAGACTCCGACGATGATGCTTTCCGCGAGAAGTTTAATGCAATGCGCGGCAAGAAGATTCTAAAGTCGGAAGATGGTGATGCCGATGAGTAAATTCGCCATCACTAAAGCAAAAAAGAAAACAACACGAGAGGTAGAGACCGAGGAACTTAACCGCGTCATGGAGACGGTGGCAGAGCGAGCGGCGTTCTATCGAGCAAATCCGCAGCGGTTTGTCAGGGATTACCTTGGGATCACAAATTTGAAGTGGTTCCAAGAGGTAATTCTCTATATGATGAACAACTGCGTTTATTTTATGTATCTTGCTTCGAGAGGTCAGGGCAAGACACATATTTTTGCTATCTTCTGTTGTATTCGATGCATTTTGTACCCAGGTACACATATTTGCGTAGTTTCTAAGACGCGTAAGCAGGCACAGGAGGTATTGGACCGTATTGTCAAGGTCTTCATGCCTATGTCTGTAAACCTACAATCTGAGATATCTGAGATTGTATTTAACGGGCAAGAGTCTCACATCGAGTTCTACAATGGCTCTCGCATTTTTGTCGCGACAGCAAACGACAATGCTCGACACTATCGTGCGACGTTGCTTTTAGTGGACGAGTTCGTGAAGGTCGACCCGACCATTATTGAGAGCGTTTTGAAGAAGTTCCTGAGTGAGATCCGTTCACCCAAATATCTCGAAAAGCCGGAATACGCTCATTTGCAGGAGAGAAGCCGCGAGCTGTATGCCAGTTCTTGTTGGTATGAGAGTCATTGGTCGTTTGAAAAATCGATCACTTACCTCAAGAACATCCTCGAAGGGCGCAGCTATGGCATGTGCGCATTACCGTATCAGCTTCCTATTAAGGAAGGTCTGCTTATTCGCGAGCAGGTGGAGGATGAAATGTCCGAAGCAACATTCTCCGATGTTTCTTTTCATATGGAGATGAAGGCCCTTTGGTGGTCCGACACTGACGGTGGTTTGTATAGTCATGAAGACGTTGAACGAAACAGGGTTCTTCCGTATGCGTGGTATCCACCGTCCGTTGTGCCGTCTATGCAGGACAAACATATGCGAATCCCTAAAAAGGGAGCAAAGGAAAAGCGCATTCTCTCCGCAGACTTGGCTCTGATGGCATCTACGAACAAAAAAGATAACGATGCGGCTTCAATATTCATTAACTCCCTTACTCCAATCTCTCAGACGAAGTGCATGAGCAACATTGTCTATACGGAGAATATCGAGGGAATGAGAGCGGACGATTTAGCACTGATGATTCGCCGTCGAGTAGAGGAGTACGACTGCGACTACCTCGTCATCGACGCTAAGGGCCTTGGCTTACCGATCGTTGATCTCCTAATGAAGGACATGAATGATCCGCAAACAGGCCTAATCTATGGCGCTTTGGATTGTTGCAACAACGATGAGATCTCAGCACGTTGTGCCGTTCGTGGAGCTCCGAAGAAGATTTGGGCCGTGATGGGCTCGGCTAATTTTAACTCTGAAGCAGCCCTTGGTTTGCGTGAAGCTTTCCGACAGGGTGCTATTCGTCTTCTTGTTTCTGAGTATGACTGCGAAGATTACCTGACGAAACTGTCTGGTTATAGCAAACTGTCCATCGGAGAAAAGGCAGACCTGAGATTACCTTACGTGCATACGACGCTTCTCGGAAATGAACTCATTAACCTTGAATATGAGGCGAAGAATGGCATTATCAAGGTTCAAGAAAAGAGCGGTATGCGCAAGGATCGATATTCGTCCCTTTCTTACAACATTTATGTTGCTAAGGAAATTGAGAGGCGAATGGCTCGTGGGCCAAGAAATGGCATGGATGCGGTAAATCGTCTTTTGCAGTTTAAGGCCCCAACATTAACGTAAGGAGGTGATCGCGATGCCTAAGGAAAAAGTTGCGTGCAGAGTGACATCACCTCCACCTGCTCAGACAGAAGACGAGATCAATCAGGCTGCTTTTGAAGCAGCTATGCGTTTTGCCAAACAGGTGCAAGCTCCTCTGTGGGTGTTGACGGATCAATCCACCCGTGAGAGCGTCACTTATACTCGTTATACCAAAGAGAATATTCTGCAGTATATGCAGAGCCCGACAACTAATGAGAAGAATCTTCGTAACGCTTCGATTTATATGTGGGACTGCTCGAGTCAGTACCGTCGTTTGATTCGATACTATGCCGGTCTTCTCCGTTGGGATTATATTGTGTCTCCGCTGGACTTTGACAAAGAGAAGGCCAAGCCGGACACATTCCGTAAGCAGTACATCAAGGTCCAAAATCAGTTGGAATTGATGAATTTGAAGCACGAACTGAATAAGGCTACAGAGATCACACTGCGCGATGGCATCCTTTATGGTGCTATCTGGCAGAACAAGAATTCATTCTTTGTTCAGCGCATTAACCCGGATTACTGCATGCTGACTTCCATTGAGGATGGTACGTGGCGCTATTGCGTGGACATGAGCAAGATCCCTGAAAAGAAATTGAGCCTGTACCCGCCCGAATTCACCACGATGTGGAATGCCTATCGATCTGGTGGCGAGAAGTATCAGGAAGTGCCTCTGAACATTACTTTCTGCTTAAAGGCAGATGAGACGACACTGACGTATTCTATTCCGCCTTGGTCGTCTACGCTGCCGATGCTTTACGACATCGAGACGTACAAGGCGCTTCAGGAGACTGCGACAAAGATCGCAAACTATAAGATTCTTGGCATGCAGATCCCTCTGAATAGTGATGGTACGCCTCAGGTCGATTGGCCTGCTGCGGAAAAGTATTATCAGCAACTCTGCTCTGTACTTCCGCCTTATGTTGGTGCGTTCGTTGCCCCCATGAAGACGGAGAGCTACGAATTTGACAAGAGCACGGGCACGAACGACGTGGACACTGTCTCTCGTGCGGAAGAGCAGTATTGGTTTAATACGGGCACTTCAGCTCTCTTGCATGGCAGCACTATCAGCAATACTGCTGGTGCGCTCAAGCTTGCCATTAAGGCGGATGAGGAGATTATGTTCTCGTTTGCAAATCAGGTAGAGCGCCTGATTAACCGTATTTTGAAGAACATCTCCGGAACACTCAAGTTCAAGATCAGCTTTATTGACACGACGAGATTCAACCAGGCAGATATGGTATCTCTTTATAAGGATGCTGCGACGCTTGGTGTGCCTGGGGCGAAGAGCGCCTATGCCGCTGCTCTCGGCATTCATCAAGCAAATATCCCTGGCCTTGAGTACATGGAAAGCGAGCTCTACGATATGGACTCGTGGAAGCCTCTTATCAGCGGATATACTGGTGGTGGAACTGGCAACGCCAGTGGTGGCAATGGCCGTCCGGTGACTGCTGACGAAGATCTTGATGCCGCCGGTGAAGCGACTCGTGCCAGCGATGCGAATGCCAATAGGTGATGCCGATGAAGATGTATGTTTTTGATGACGCCAAGGTTGCGGGCACTCTCCGTAGCCTTGGCTTTTCCGTTATTCAGAATGGAAGAGGGAAGAATGGCAAATATTGTGTGCCGGAGAATCAAGATTTACTTGAGCTGCTCCATACGCAGTTTGCTGATATTCCTTTTTCTGTAGCTGATGTTCTTTGCTTTTGAGAAGGGAGGAAACAATGCCAGACAGAAAGTATATGAGTGTTGCGCTCCCTTCGGCAAAAATCAGCAAGATCGATACGGTCAACAAAGAGTTTGACCATGTGAAGATCTATACGTTTGGAGTGGGCGCAAACAGAAATTATTCGTATGTGTCCAAATCCGAGCTGGACAAAGCCATCCCGAGTCTGAATTATCTGCCGGTTGTTGGTCATCTAATCGAAGAGTATGACGCAGACGGCAATGTAACTGGCCGTTACTTCGGAGGTCATGACTGTACCGTTACGGATGACCTAAAAGTGAAGATGATCACGGTCCCGTATGGTGTAGTGATTGCCGATTCTGCACAGTACGAGACCGTCGAGGAGTATGGGCAACAGGTTGAATACCTGACTACGGAAGCTTATTTATGGACGGGGCGATATCCCGAAATGAAGGATGCAATCTATTCTGACGAAACCTGGTTCGGCGAAAGCGCCGAGATCTCGTTCGCTCAGTGGCGTCCTTGGAGTGAAAACTCGCTCTATGCCGAACTGCTCGACGTGAACTTTTCTGCATTGTGCCTGCTTGGCAAGAGCGACGACCCGGAGAAGCACACCGAGCCCTGTTTCCAGAGTGCTCGTGTTGAGCCGATGGACAATTCTACCTTTGCGCTGGATGGCGCACAATTTAGTCAATTGATGGGTGAGATGCGTGAGCAGCTCGCCTTTTCTCTTGAAAATAAAGATTCTCACCAGAAAGGGGGAAGTGGAATGACCCAGAACGAAAGAGATGCAATTTTCGCAGAGTTCTCTCTGACTCCTTCTGATGTCGATTTTAAACTGACAGAAGAGATGAGCGCAGAGGAACTTCGCGCGAAGCTTGAGGCGTTTAAGGCAGCTCATCAGACTGCGGAGCCGGAAGGCGCGATTGATGGCGAGCAGTTTGCTGCACAGCCCGGCCAGCCCGAGGGCGGTGATCCGGAGCAGCTGGATGGTCAGCAGAGCCTGTTTTCGATGACGTATCGTCAGAAGAACGAGGCGATTTGTGAGGCCGTGCGTACCTTCAATAAGACCGAGTGTGATGCGCAGGGCAGACTCGTCAAGGAAGTCTATTGCTGTCTGAATGATTTTGATGATGAGTTTGCGTACTTCTGTGCCAGCATTTATACCGCCGACAACTATGAGGACAAGCATTACAAGTGTGGATATACCATTGGAGACGACGGTAAGGCAACGATGAGTGCCGATCCTCAGGAGGTCTTCCTGAAGTGGCTGACTGCTGAGGAGGTCCAGAAGATCGAGGCTGATAAGAATCAGCTGAACGAACTGGTCCAGTTCAAGCAGGACGTTGAAGAGAAGGAATTCTCCGCAAAGCGAGATGAATTGCTTGGTCGCTTTAACGACGTGTCTGGCCTTGAAGAGTTCTCTGCCATCAAGGATGAGCTTGCCGAACGCAAGACCGGTTCTATTGAAGATATCGAGCTGAAGCTGTTTGCTCTGCGTGGCAAATCCATGAAGGTGGAGAAGCCTACTGCTGGTATGTCTCGTGTTGGTATTGATCATGAAGATCATACCGATGACGATGATGGCTATGGCGGGCTGCTGAGCCGTCAGAAGAGAAAGTAAATACTTCTCACCAACCGCCCATTAAAGGGCGGTTTTATTTTTAATGAAAAAATAGGAGGGCCTATTCTATGGCATATTGTGTTTGCCGTACTGACAAGCTTGCCGGCACTCGAGATGATGCTGCTCTTGTCAATCTGAAGCTCCACGCTAAGGTGGAGAATGGCAATGTTGTCGTTGTTGGTGCTCGCGCCGAGGGCGAGCGTGAAGCATATGTTTCCGAGACCCCGACCGCTGCTGCGAAGCTCGGCCAGATCGCTCTGGTTTGCGAGCCGGAGGTTATGTATGACGACCGCAAAAAGAATCTGAACGAGTTCATCAACGAGGCGGGCAGCATTGCTCGCGGCTACGTGCTGCACAACGGTGATGAGTTCTCTCTGACCGCCGAAGGTTTCGACGGCACGCCCAAGAAGGGTGCGAAGGTCGAGCTGCAGGCTGGTCTGAAGCTCAAGGCCGTTGACAGTGCGACCAGCGGTTCCACTTCCATCGGCGAGATCACTGACGTGGAAGGCGAGTATTTCGTCATCCGCGTCAAGGCTTAATGAAGGAGGTAATGTGTAATGGCTACCAAGAATGCACTGCTCAAGCTGAGCATTGATGCTCTCAACGGCCGTATTTCCGGCGAGTTTTCTTCTCAGGATCAGAGTCAGGCCATCATCGACGGCATCGTCGAGTTGAACGGCGGCTCCAATAAGATCGACGTCCGCAACTTCCATCGCGGCACCGAGCTCTTCGCATACGTTGAGGAGGTTCTTCCTCACATCATCGACACCGGTCTTCGTGGAGATGAGATGTTCATGAATCTCGTCGACGAGCGCAATCTCGCCGAGGGTGACCTGAACGAGTTTTACTCCGAGGACAAGTCCCTGTTCCTCGTGGGTAACATCTCTCGCGGTTCTCAGGCTGTCCGTCGTCAGCGTCTGAACGCAGGCGAGAAGATCAGCGTCCCGACCCAGATGCGCGCCATCAAGGTTTACGAGGAGCTGCGTCGTCTTGCCGCGAACCGCGTCGACTGGAACACCTTCGTCGAGCGCGTGTCTCAGTCCTTCATGCAGGATACCCGCATGCGCATTCTCAGCGCGTTTGAGGGTATCGCTACCAACACCGCTGGCCTGAACTCCACTTACGTGAAGAGCGGTTCCTACGATTCTGCCGTTCTGCTCGAGATCATTGAGCACGTTGAGGCTGCTACTGGCAAGACCGCGACCATCTTCTGCACCCGCGCAGGCGCTCGCAAGCTGACCGACGCTACCGTTGGTGCTGCTGAGTCCAGCAAGGAGTCCATCTATTCTGTTGGTTTCTACGGCAAGTTCTACGGAACTCCCATTGTGACCATGAAGCAGGCTCACAAGGTGGGTACCGATGACTTTGCTATCAACGATAACAAGATTTATGTTATCGCCGCTGACGACAAGCCCATTAAGTACGTCACCGAGGGCTCCGGTCTTCTGGTTGAGCGTCAGGCAACTGACAATGCCGATCTTACCACTGAGTACCTCTATGCTGAGGCAACGGGTGTCGGTATCATCTGCAACGAGAAAATGGGCGTCTACACCATCTCCGGCTGATCACAACAGATTTAAGGGAAAGGGAGCCCACGCAGGGCTCCCTTCTTTTTAAGAAAGAAAGGACGTTGATCAATGGCAACTACAACTAAGAAAAACACGTCGTCCGCGTCCGCAAAGGCAAAGACGACCAAGAAGGATACAGAGGTTCAGGTCGAGACCGTCGTTGAAGCAACCGAACCCGTGGAGGAACCCAAGAAGCAGGCTGCCCGTGCTACGAAGCCCGTCAAGCTGGACGATTCCGTTCGCGTGATTGTGCAGAGCAATGTGCATGGTGGCCTGATTTTCATCAATCAGCGTACTGGCGATCGCACGGAATGGGATCGCTTCGGCGAGAAGCAGACCCTGACGATGGGTGATCTTCGCTCGATGAAGGGCACGCAGCGCGCGTTCTTTGAAAACAATTGGATCTTCGTTGACTCTGTCGACGAGGACGGTTATGAGGACGTGACGCCCGAGGATATCTATAAGTCCCTTCTGGTGACGCAGTATTACAAGGATTCTCTGACTCCTGACACCTTCGGCGAGCTGTTCCGCATGAGCCCCACCGAGATCAAGGAGCGCGTCCATCGCCTGTCTGCTGACGCAAAGACCAATCTGATCGTTGCTGCAAATGATGCGATCCGTACCGGCACGCTGGATAGTCTCCGTGCGATTCAGGCTATCGAAGATGCACTGAACTGCGAGCTTGTAACGATCGATGGATAAGGGGGTGTTGGAATGGCAACCCCTTACGAAGAACTTTACGAGAGAGCGCTGTTTAAGGTTAAAGATCTGAAACTTGGATCGATGGATGAATCTGAGCGTCGCTATGTTCTCAAGCGGTATCTCGACAGCGCTGTGGCAGATTTCAACGCGAAGTGCGAGAAGGATCTGGACGACCGAGATGAACTGGCTGAGGAATTCGCGGAAGATCTGACGAACGATGAGAAAGAGATCCTTGCTCTTGGCATGGCGTACTACTGGCTGAGCGCACAGGTCATGGATCGTTCTCTCTTGAAGAACAAGATCTCGACGAAGGACTACCAGTATTTTTCTCCGGCGAACCTGATGCGAGAGATCAACGAGATGCGGACAGACGTGCGCAAGGAGTACAGGCATCGCATCACGGAGTACACCTATGACCATGGAGATCTTTCCTTGGGAGGTAAATCCTGATGATGCTATATGTTTTTATCCACGGTCTCACAGGGCGCATCTTCAAGATCCTTCCTCTGCGAGAGGCTGAGCTGGCGGGCGAAGAGACTTATCTCGACTCCTATCTCGACAGTCTGCTTCGGGACATGGTTGGCTCTACCGACACATTCCCGGAACTGCGCGAGACTCAGGAATTTGTGACAACGATGAACATTGTGCAGTTCCTGAAACACAATGAAACAACAAAGGAAGTCTGCAAGCAGGAGGTCTTCAAAGCATTACGGCTACTCAACTCTATCGAGAGAAAGCTGGGTGGTGAGAACAATGCCTAACTTTGCAAAAGCATCGTCTATCTACTGCACGTACACAAAAGAACCCTTTCACGAAATGCGTCGTGCTGAGGTGGCTGCAACCCGTGAAGAGTTGATGGACGATCTGACGGAGAGCCCGGACTATCAGGCAGACGCTCTTCGCAATGGGAATCCGCAGCCGATGGTGTTTACCAGAGGCGGCGAAGATCACGGCTACAACGTGATCTGCCTTCCGGGTGATGAACTGTATGCCGGCGATATCATTGATGTATTTGGCGAAAAGTGGATCGTAATGCGAGCACGGGCAGATACGACAACTCATCGGGTTGGCGTTATGTACCAGTGTAATAAGCTCCTGCGGTTCCAGAACTTTGACGGGACGATTCATGAGCGTTGGAGCTACATTGACGTCAGTGGTTATTCCTCTGCATTCAATAACTCTACGAGCATGCAGAGCTCCGGAGAGCAGATGGTGATTTACCTCCCGATGGACGAAGAGACTGCGAAGATTTACGTGGACAAGCGCTTCGCGCTCAATACTGGTATTGACCGGTTTGGTCGCAGAATGCTCAGCGTATTGCGAGTGACTGGTGCGAATCCAGTCGCCGAATCGTTCAATAAAGGTGACCACATTCTCATGCTCAAGGTAGAGCGCGACCTCTATAACGAAGAGTCGGACAACGTCGACCTTGAGATCTGTGATTACATTCGAGAGGGTGGGTCTACGCAGAAACCAGATGAGACGAAGTTACCATGCTCGATTGAGGGTCGCACTACGCTTCGCCTCGGCAAGTCTGGGAAGTATAAGGCTGTATTCACACAAGCAGATGAAACCGTCACTGCGCCAAAGGCATGCTGGACAGTGACAGCTGAACCTGGCATTGAGTGGGTACGGGCAGGCAATGATCTGATTTTGTCTGCGCCAAAAGACGAAGCGTTGATTGGCGGAAGCATTATCCTCGAACTGACGGATGAAGACGGCAGATATGACGCTGCGCGATTTGAAGTGGAGGTGGTCTCGCTTGTCTAAACCGACATATTTAGATGACCTGATTGCCTACAAGGAAAATGTGATCATGGCAATGAGCCAGTCTCAAGATGTGATGGGGCTGCTTGCTAATGACCCGGCAATCGATCTCGACAGCGAGGAAGCAGAAGACCTGCTGGAACGCAACATCTTTGACTATGACTACATCGACGGCACCCTGGAACGCCACGATGCTTATATCATGGTCGATGACGAGCTCGTTCAGCCATCTTCCGGTACATTCAATCGTTGGCTATTGTACGTGCAGATCGTCTGCGCTAAGACGTTCAACGATATTGATAAGAAGCTTTTTCGCGGCGTGAAAGGAAACCGACGAGACAACCTTGCTCGCTCGGTGGATGCGCTGTTGAACGGTAGCCGTGATTATGGTGTTGGAAAGCTTGTACTTATGAGCGTCGCGCCTGCCAACGTCCCGGATAAATTCACGTCTCTGCTCCTGACATATGAGATCCGTGACTTCCGATCCGAAAGGGTGAAGGGCCTTGCCGACCGTTGATGCTTTTACGTTGATCTCTGGTGGGCCATACCCTTATCAGGAACTGTTAAATATAAAACCACCGTCGCTCGATATGATCCGGCGTGTGGGATATGCACAATACAATGGGTATCTCAGCGTTCTGCTGAGCACTCCGGACGATTTCTTAGAAGCGTTGGGCGTCGATGCTTCTAAGATTGAAGATCTTCCGAAAGACCCTTTGATTTTTATGACGCTATTTCCCCTTCTTAGAAACGAGCTGATTTCAACCGTTTCTTTTTTTATTGATCGACCGTTGGCTTACGATGACGAGATAGGGTACACGGTGGGAGACGTGGTTGTGTCATTGGAAATGCTTCGGGACATCCGCAGCATTATCTTGCAGTTGTGCTGTGTAGAGGATACCGTGACACCTCCTAAAAAGTTCCGAAATGAGAAGGCCCGTAAGATCTACGAGCTGATCCAATCTCGCAAGGCGGAACAGGCAAAGAACACGAAAAAGGCAAGAAAAGAAAACCCCGATACGGCGTTGCCAAACCTTATCAGTGCGTTCTGTGCATTCTCTCCATCTTACAACCTGACAAACGTGTGGGGGCTGACGATCTATCAGTTTTACGACCAGTACCATCGATTGGATTCCAAGATTCAGTTAGATGTGTTTGGCCTGCGCTGGGCCGCTTGGGGCAAGAAGGATTTTGACTTCTCGCTCTGGCACAAAGCCCCGCCTAAAAAATAACACAAAGGAGTGAACAACTCATGGGCAAGAGTTTTGCTAACCGCGAAGTGGCGGATCTGATGTTTGTGGAGTATTCCACAAAGAAGCCCTTCATGAATTTTGAACTCGCAAATACCACGGGTTATGATCTGGAAGGTGACACCGTTTTCGCTTATGGCGGTCAGGGCCACCCCAAGCGCGTGAGCTTCTCCGGCAACCGTTCCGGTACGTTCCGCGTGGAGACCCAGATGCAGACGATGAAACTGTATCAGATGATCACTGGCGCTGATCTCAAGGCAGACGCACAGTTCCTGCAGCGTGAGGTGGTCAAGGCTGGCGGTGCGAGCAATAAGGAGCTCACCATCCAGAAGACCCCTATCGATGGTTCTGTTCATGTCTACAAGGCGTCCGATGACTGTGGCACAGAGGTAAAGGCCACCACGGCTGCTACGAAGGTTACTCTGGAAACCGCAGGCGCAGCCGGCGATGAGTATATCGTCTATTACCTCACTAAGCTTGAAGGTGTCAACCGCCTGAATATCAACACGCGGTCCTTCCCGAAGGCGTTTACTATCTATGGCGAGACCTACGAGAAGACTGAAGACGATGAGATCGTTCCTTACAGAATGATTGCGTATAAGGCTGTTCCTCAGCCCAGTTTCTCTGTTGATTTTGCCAATGATGGCGATCCCACTTCGCTGAGCATCACGTTCGATCTGCTTGCAGATAACGACGACAACGTGCTCGACCTGCTTCTCGAGGAGTAATTAAATAATCTTTAAGGGGCCCAAACGGGCCCCTTTTTGATGTACCAAAATGATCGGAGGTGTGCTATGAAAGTGCTGGCGTTTGACCAGGGGACGCTCATCTCTGGTTTTGCTTATTTTGAAGGGTCGGATCTCGTGAAACACGGGGTCATTGCGGCCAATAAGTCGGACGAGTATTGGATTCGTCTGCAATTTATGCGCAATAAAATTGAGCGCATGATTAAAACGTATAACCCGGATTACGTGGTGATTGAGGGCATTGCGATGCAGCGAGATCAGCAAGCCCTTATTAAACTTGGACAGCTGCAGGGGGTTATTATGGGGGCGTCGTTTTCCAATAACATCCCTGTCGATATACTGCTCCCCACCCATTGGCGGAAACTGAATGGCTTTAAGCAGGGTGGAGGAGTGAAGCGTGCAGACCTCAAGAAACAGGCGTTTGATATGGTACAAGAGTGCTACCATTTAAATCCGCCTCCCACTGAGGACGAGGCTGACGCAATCGCAATTGGCGTGGCTTGGCTGCGTGAAAGGGAATATCTACCTCCCGTAAAGGTGGAACCGACAGAAAAGGAAAAGAAGAAAAAAGCAAAGGAGATCGAAGAACATGTCCGAGACTGTTACAAAGGCAAAGCGAGCTCCCAAAAGAGCAGCAGACAAAAAGCCAATGGCTGAAGCAAAAATGAATGAAGTTATTCTTCATCGAGGCGACGAAGAAATCAGAGTGATGATGCGCGAGCATATCCCTGCGGTGGAACGGACTCTGCTGATGGGTAAGATTGAGAGTCTTTACTTTATCGGCGGTGAATACGACCCTGCTTATGGAGATCTGTCCGTTCTATTCATCCTGTCTCGTATGTATACCGACCAGGATTTTGATGACGACATGGATCGGTTTGAGCTTTTTGCAAAAGAGACCGGTCTTCAGGACCATCTTCCCGCAGAAGCGATTGAGCTCTTTGGTTATGTTCAGGAAAAGGTTGATTTCCTTGTAAAGAAAAGAGCTGTATCTGATGAAGCAGCGGAGATGTATCGCAGTGTTGGTGAGGCCGCGCGAGGGATTGCAACGACGATGAATGCAGTGACGGCCTATCTCGATATGGCAGCAAAGTCTTTTGAAGGTGAGAACAAAGCCTCTTTTGATGAGATCGCGTCGGTACTGAAAGTCTTAGGTCGACAGGACGAGAAGAAAATTACGGAGGCTATTATTGAGTATCAGGCTGAAAAGGCTAAGGCTCGTAAAGCCGAGCGTCAGCCTGCAATCGTCAAGAAGGTTGAGAAGGCGTAATGGCTGGTTGGGAAGATGACCTGCTGAAGTATCTCGCCCGCGCGGATGTCAAAGCCTCGATGCACGCTTTTGTGGTCGATGCCAGAAGAAAAGGTATTCGTTTTGGTAGTGGTTCCGGTGGTGTGGTTGACGATGAGGCGCAAGCGCGAGCAGTAGTTGAAAACGACATTATGCCGCGCATCGTTGCGGCGATTCAGTCTCGCATTCCAAGTATGGATAAAGACATGTTTTTGCGCGTTGCGACACCGGAGGTCAACTCCGAGGGTGCATATGTGTTCCATTTAGTATTAGATCCGAAAAAGGTTCATCGGGATAGCCTCTATGAAGGCGGGCTCGATAACGTGGTTGCTTATATGTCACATGGGGCAAAACCATTGAAACACTGGGTTGCTGGTTATTGGGTAAGTCCAGGAATGGCAAAGCGAGGATATGTTGGAGCACAAAGTCCGTATTACTTCATCCCGGAAGGGTATACTCGCGAAGCCGACCCATTCCTTGAAACGACGATGAACGTTTTGAATGGTGAGTTCCGACAGGACGGCATCGAGGTTATCCTTGATGCCGCGTATTTGCCTGGTGGTTCTGGCGTGACGCGTGGTGTACGTAGAACGTAAGAAACAAGAATGTGACTGCGGAGCTGGAAGACTGGCTCCGCATTTCTTTTACAAGCACAGTCGTGAAGCTGTGCTTTTTGATTTCGCCGACGGGGGTGATGGATCATGGCCGATAGCGCGTTTAGAGTCCTCGTGCTTCCGCGAGGCGAACAGGCAGATATTTCGCAATTCGGAGCGGAGCTCCAAAAGATTTGTGATCAGGTCAACACAGCTAAAGTTAAGGTACAAGCCGACCCTGCAGCGATTGCGGATAGTATCAAGACTGCGCTGAGTTCGGTAAAGTTAGATGTACAATTCAACGCTTCATCCATTGAAACGAGCATTAAGACTGCACTAACAGGGAAGACGTTTGACATTAACGTCAACCCGGTGGTTCAGCAGGGAAGCGCCGGAGGCGGCGCTGGTGGTTCTGGCGGCTCCGGTAATGGAGGTAGTGGAGGACAACAGCGTCAGCCGCGCCAGCAACAGATTGGGCAGCGGGATACGTTTGCGAAGATTGTTGCCTCTGAAGCGTATCTGGAAGGATTGCGAAAGAAGCTGAAAGTTGCCGAGTATAAGGGTAATGATCAGTCAGCGTATAAGGCCCAGATTGAAACTTATTCGAAGGGGTTAAGTGACCGCAAGGTTCAGTTTGCCGCAAACAACAACACTACGGTCGCTGAACTGGACAAGGTTATCAAGCAGACGGATCGGTTCACCAAGGCTCAGGCGGAAACTGCGGCTGCCTCTGAGAAGGCTCGCTTAGCGTGGGATGCGCAGGTTGCCGAGGCGTCTGATCTGACTAAGCAGATGGATGAGGCAAGCACAAGGATCAAGACGCTTCAAAGCTATGAAGGAAAAGATTCTAAGAATCGGGCTGGCTTGTTAACTCAGTTGGTTAATCAGCCTCTGATGAATAATCTGGTTAAAACAATTACGGAGAAGAACGACGACAAAACTGAAACTAAAAGAACCGGTCTTCTCCCTGATTATGAAACCAGGCTTACAAAGCTGAAAACGCTGGTTGAACAGATAAAAACCCCTGAGTTCAAGTCGGATACGATTGAAAATCAGCGAGCAAAGATTAACGAGCTCAATAGGGCATATGCCGATTTCAACCAGACCGAGAAGCAAGTTGTCAAAGAAATGGACGACTTTCAGAATAAAGCTGGCAACTACAAGTCTGGCTTCTTTGACGAGTTCGTGGAAGGTGTGTCAAAGAAATTTGGTTGGGCCGTTATGGCCGCCGCTGCTCGCGAAGCAAGACAGGCCCTTTCTCAGTTGTACACCAACGTTGTTCAGCTTGACGGTGCTCTAACTCAGATTTCTATCGTCACCGGGACTTCTGGTGAAGCTCTAAAGTCGTTTGCGAACGATGCGGCGAATGTTGCAAAAGAAGTAGGCTCGACAACTTCTGCGATTATCAGTTCGACAGAGACATATGCTCGTCTTGGCTATAGTCTGCAGGATTCACTGAACCTTGCAGATATCACGGCGCAGTATGCAAATGTTGCTGCTGTTGATACAGAATCCGCAACGTCGGCCCTTACCTCTATCATGAAGGGTTTCGGATTTGATCCGAGCGAGATGGAGGGAGTCGTCGATAAGCTCGTCAAGGTTGGTCAGGAATATGCTATCAGTGCCGGAGAACTCGGCGATGCCATGCAGCGTGGTGGTGCAGCTTTGGCGGCAGGTGGCGCAAGCTTTGATGAAGCTTTGGCTATTATGACTGCGGGTAATGCGGCAACCCAGAACGCCGATACGGTAGGAAATGCCTTAAAAACCGTTTCTGCACGCATTCGTTCTGCAACGGCAGAATTGACCGAAATGGGTGAAGAGGTTGACGATATTGTAACTTCAACCTCAAAGTATCGCGCAGAAATTAAGGCTCTTTCCGGTGTTGATATCATGGAGTCGGATGGACAGACATACCGTTCCGTGTATAACATTTTGAAAGATATTGCCGAAGTTTATGACTCTCTGTCCGATATCAATAAGGCTCAGCTTCTGGAAGATCTCGCCGGCAAGCGCAACGCACAAGTTGTTGCTTCTATCATTACGAATATTGATGATTTAACAGGCTCATACGAGGCTGCGCAGAACGCTGCCGGCACGCTTGCAACGGCAAATGAGACGTATCTGGATTCTATTCAAGGTAAGATGAATCAGTTGTCGACTTCCTATGAGCAGCTTAGCATGAAACTCCTCAGCAACAATGCTATCAAGTTTGTCGTCGACGCTTTGAAACTTTTGGTCAACGTACTCAATTCGATTGACACCGCAACCGGTGGATTGTCGACCATGAGCCTTGAAATCACGGCTCTGATTACTCTTTTACCAGCTTTATTCAAGGCCTTTGCTCAGTCAAAAGCTCTTGCTACCTTTGGCGATTCAATCAAAGTGGTGAGTTCCGGCATTCTTGGGTTAGCTTCAAAAGCTATTCCTGCTCTGAGCGGGGCGGCGACAGCCGCATCTGCCAGCATCGGAGCTGCTGTGGCATCTATGGGTGCTATTGCTTTGGTAATCGCCGCGGTAGTTGCATTCGTTAATGGCATTCGCAGTGCCATCCCGACACTCTCTGATAAGAAAGCAGAACTCGAGGAGACTAAGTCTGATATTGCGGAGATTGAGAGCAAATTACAGGATGTAAAGTCTCGTCTCGAGGAGCTCAATGCTATTGAGAATCCAACTTTGGCGGATCAGGCGGAGATTGACAAACTGACCGCAGAAAACAAGCAGCTCGAATGGCAACTTGAGCTCAAGAACAAGCTGGCTGAACAAGAGACTATTGACGTCGAACGGGCCGCACTTAAAAAGTATCACAACGACTTTTCTGATGAAAAGGAAATTGGTGGGAATCCGCGCACAAGTGGCGTTGGTGGCTTTTATAGTGAGATGGCATATGCTACGACGTATGCCGCAAATGCTCAAGCAGCGTGGGACAAATACTATGCGGCTCTTGAGAATGATGACAAAAATGCTGCAGATCAAGCGAAAGCAAGCGCAGAAAAATGGGAAAGACTTCAGCAACATAAACTCACCAGTGCGGGCTCTATTTACAAAGAGCTTGGGCAAATTATCGCAGAAAATGGCATTACCGGAGCAACAGCGGAAGGTCAGGAAGTCCTTGACATGTACAATGAGATGGGACTTGCTTTGTCAAAACTGGAAGGTGTCAGTATTGATGCCGGAACAGCTGTATCTTCGGTTCTCGGAGAGTTTAAGTATGAACCGCTGAAAGCCGTCCTTGATCAGATGAAGGAAGCCGGTACGCTTTCTGCTGAGGCAATTCAGCAGATGTATGAGGAGGGCGAAAAGATCGCTGAGACGGGAGCTGACCTCGAGAATCCGAATTATCTGTTAACCGTGTTGATTGAAACGCTGGCCGAGTTACTTGGTCTCGATTTGACATCGGGTACAGAAGGATTCCAGTTTCTTGCGGCTGCTCTCAACGGAGTCGGTGAGGCAGCCGGTAAGGCGGCAGAGACACTTGGTTCAATCAGTTACGAGACGGTTGATGACGCTAAATCAAAGGTCGATGCAATCACTGGTGCGATGAAGGATTTCCAGTCGTACAATGGCCTCACGAAATCTTCTGTCGATAAGCTAACTTCGGCGTTCCCTGCGTTGCGAGATGCGCTCTATGATTCAGAAGGTAAGCTGACGGCGCAGGGAAAGGCAGCTCTTGGCTCAAAGGCTGCCATGCTGGCGTTAACGAAAACTTCTTTGGAGTCTGCGAAAGCCATCAACGGTATGAATCTTGCGGAGGCGCGTGCCGAACTGAAGCGTTTGCAAGAAGAATTGGTCAAGACCCAGGCAATCGCTGCGATCCCTATCAAGGTATCTACAGTTAATGCTGCATCCGGACGGACATCTGTGTCGAGTACGGGTGCGAGCTATATAGATGCTGGTGGTAACGAGACATATGATCCGATTAAGGCTAAGTTACAAAACAAACTTGCGCAAAAGCAATCAAAGGATCAGATTGCAGAGTTAGAGAAGGGAATCTCTGATTATGAGCAGTCGATCAAGGATATTATGAACTCGCTCAACTCCAATTTTACAGTGTCGTCTAAGTCTTCTTCTGGCAGTTCCACTGATACATTTAAGCAAGGACTTGAGAAGCAGCTCAAGATTCTCAAGCACCAGCTTGAGATGGAGAAGATTACATACGAGCAGTATTATGCTGGCGTTGCAAAGATTCGTGATCAGTACAAGCAGAAGAATCCGACGAAGTATCAGGAAGAGATCTGGGATCTTGAGAAAGAGATCTTTCAGGGCCGTCTGACGACGTTTGAGGACTTTGTCAACGATTACAATACCATTGCCGAGAACCAGTTCAACAACGGACAAGTCTTGGCTGCTCGTACTACCTACGATCAGATTCTCGATGAAACGAAGAAGATGATCGACTGGGGCGTTTCGTACGGCCTCAGTGAGAATGGAGACTTCATGCAGAAGGTCCGCAAGCAGTGGAAGGATACGTGTCAGGCCATTATGGACATGATCAATCAGGTCTATGACGAGTATGAATCGTATCTGGATACTTTTGATTTGTGGGGTTCTGGTAAGAGCGGTATTACGCAAAGCGCTTATTATGAGCAGTGGCTGAAGGAGCTGAAAGAGGCTTATCAGAAGGGCCTCATGGAATATGAGGACTATGTGACGAAGCACAATGAGATCGCAGGTAAGCTGTACGACACCCGAAAGAGTTCTATTGATGAGATCATCAATATGACGATCGACATGCTCAAGCAGGAGAGCGAGGACATGATCGATGCCCTGGATGATCAGATTGATAAGTACAACGAACTGATTGATCTCAAGAAAAAGCTTCTTGAGCAGAGTAATGACGAGCTTGATCACGAGCAAGAAGTTGCCGATCTGGTCTCTGAAATTGCTGAATTACAGAGTAAGATTGCTCAGCTGTCTTTGGATGATAGCCGTGAGGCTGCTGCTAAGAGACAGGAGTTAGAGCAGCAGCTTGCCGAGAAACAAAAGGAGCTCGACAAAACACAGCGCGACTGGGCTTTGGATCAAACGAACGATGCCCTCGATAAGGAGAAGGACTCGTTTGAAAAAGAGAAAGAGGACGAAAAGAAAATCCTCGAAGACTCTGTCGACGACTGGATGTCTTTGTATCGCAAGGCGATCAAAATGCTGAGTTCCGATTGGGAGGGCATGTATTCTAAGTTACAAGCCTACAACAATAAATACTGTGATTCCATTGATGGCATTGATTCTCTGAGGACTGCGTGGGAGAATGTTGATGCCGTGGTGAAACAGTATGGCTACGACGTGGAGGCAGCGCGCAACAGCGGCGGTGACCTTGGAATTGCCCCGACGAATCCTATCGGCAGCAATCTCGTTAATAATGGCATTAACGAGGAAGGTGTTAAGTCTATTGTTGCGCAGATGCGTTCCAACATGAACGCTTGGCACGTTGCATACGCAAATGGCGACAAAGCTGAGCAGAAGCGACTGTCGGATGAAAACCTGCGTCTGGGTAGCTCTTTAGGCCAGTATGGCCTTAAAGTCGTTCGTGATGAGCCGACTGGTGTTTGGTACATCGACCACATTGGTGGTACTCGTTTGTTTGATAAGTATCATACTGGCGGCGTCGTTGGCAATCAGCCAACCAACAACGACAGGGAAGTGCTTGCTCTCCTTGAAAAGGGAGAACTCGTCTTAGACGATAAGAAAAAGCAATCACTCTTTGCGATGTTCGATCGCCTGTCTGCCGCTGCAAGCAATGCCGCTGTAGCCAAGATGAGCTACCGGATCGGTGATACGTCGGATAAAGCTGGAGACGTGTTCTCTCCGAGCGTCTCGGTGACAATCAATCACGATGGCAACATGGACGATGAGGATGCGCGCCGCTATGGCCAGATCACAGCGGATGCTGTTCTTGAAAAGCTACGGACTGCGTTTAACCGCAGAGGAATGTGAGGGACATATGGACGAATTATTTGAGGCCATTAAGGTCGCAATTGAAGACGCACATAAAAAGCTCACAAACAAGTAAAACAGCGAAGAGGGGTCGTTTCGGCGACTCCTCTTTTCTTTGAGGAGGTGGATGAATGATCGTGTCATTCAGTAGTGTCAACTGGGCGGAACAGCCCACGTTGGTGCTGAAAAACCTCGATGGAACTTTCATCCAGCCGCTTACCAATGCATTCAATGTTGAGGCGAAACTCTACTGTAACGAGACATCGGAACTGAGTTTTGACTTGCCCGCGTTTGCCAACGGAGTGGCAACTCCGCATTACGAAGACGTTGTTGGAATGCGTTTGGTGGACTGGATCGGAGTTGGTCAGTTTATTCTTGTCAATCCTTCAGTGGAGAATAACGGATATAGTGAAATCAAGGCATGTAAAGCATATTCACTTGAGTATGAATTGACCTATAAAAGCACATATATCAAGGAAGGTACCTATGAATTCTGGAACCCTATGGCTCCGGCGGGCACCGTTCTTGGCATGATCCTCAGTGATTATCCATCGTGGAGTGTGGGCACCGTTGACACTGACCTTGTCGGACGGTATCGCACGTTTGAATCAGATAACCAGAAGAGCTACGATCTGATGAAAAACACGCTTCAAGATATGTATCAGTGCATCTTCGACTTTGACACATATGGGCGCAAGGTCAATGTCAGAAGTGTTGCCTCACAGACGCGGGAACGCCCCGTGTATCTCTCGACGGACAATCTGATCAAGAAGATCCAAGTGGAGGAAGATACGGAGAATATCTTTACGGTGTTGGATGTCAACGGCGCTGATGATGTAGACATCCGTAGCGTCAATCCGCTTGGTACGAACAAGATCTACAATCTGGATTACTTCATGAGCACCTCGTATTTCTCTCAGGCTATGATCGATAAATGGCAAGAGTGGAAGACGGTTTATGAAGATGCGCAGAAGCAATATTACAACATCACCGTAGAGAAGGTGTTGGAGGAGGCGGCTTTGGCTGCGGCAAAGGCTGTGCTGATGGAACTGAAAAATGAACTGTCAAAGTATGAGACTTTACAGTCCACGTATGTTGAGGCTTCCGCGCAGGGAATTGATCAAAATGCGCAGCTTGCTGATGTCAAACAGAAGATCGCTGAACAGGAACGTAAGATCGCTGCGAAGGAAGCCGAGATCAAGTCCATCGAAGGGACGATTGCTTCCGGTCTTGCTCAACAGCAGGAGATCAATCAGTCTTGTGCGTTCAAGAATTTCTTCACGAATGCTGAGCTGACTGTGCTGGACCGCTACTTCAAGCAGGACGCTATCAGCGAGGACAGTTTTGTCTATAAACAAGTTTCCTCTTATGCTGATCCGGATATTGGCTCGACAGTACCGAATGTACAGATTTCTTTGACGGGCGCAAAGATCACTGGTGCAAAAATGCAGAGCGGTCGTATCGTCTATACTGCGATTGGCGGTAACGTTGAAGTGAAGACCGGCGATATCACGGTTACATCGAAGGTGGTACGCTCGACCCTCGAGAAGAAGACGGACGGCAAGTTCATCTACAGTGCTTATCTCAACAAAGGCACGTATCAGGACATCTCGTTTGAGAGTGCTGGCGTCACGGTTGCTGGCAGCTCTATGACGCTGCAAACGGACGTGCGGCCAGACACAAGCGTAGGCGGAGATAGCTATATAGATGGAACTTACTTTGCAGCAGATTGCGGGGAATCGGGTTTCTTCTTCACAAGAAATTGTTCCGAATATGAGAAGCGGTCGATCGAGTGGGATCTGATGGAGTACGGTCAGCAGGAATTGGAAGACCTGTGCTGGCCGAGCTATACGTTCTCCGTGGACGTCGGTAACTTCCTTGCAATGGAAGATTTTGCGGCGTTCAAGAATCAACTCACGCTTGGGGATAAGGTATACATTGATATCGGCGATCGGGTGCTTGCACCCATCACGGTCGGTGTTGAGGTGAACTTCGAGAAGCTGTCCGATTTCAAACTCTTATTTGGCGATAAGTACAGCCTGAAGGATAGCGCGTTCAAACTGGTCGATCTGCTGGAAGAGTCTATCAAAATGGGCAAGACCACTGCGTCGAGCAGAGTGTCGTACAACTCCTTTATCGATAGCGGCGCATCGACCTACGTCAAGGACTTCATGGATGCTGCGCTGGATGCTGCAAAGAACGCGGTGTTGTCGGGTGCGCATCAGGAGATCAAGATCGACGAGAGCGGCATTCGGCTGCGCAAATATGATGAAGCCACCGGATTGTATGGCGATGAGCAGATCTGGATGATCAATAATACCATCGCATTCACGGATGATAACTGGTCGACGGCGAAGATGGCGATCGGTAAGATCTTTGACAACAACCTTGAGCGCTATGAACGCACCAAGGATACTGAGCGTGACGAGTCTAAGACTTACTATATCGACACAGACGGGACTGAGTGGGCCCCAGACGGGGAGACTGCGTGGAGCCCTGAACTTTATGAGAAAGTCCACGAGGGGAGTGGCTATGGTATCGCAGCTCCGTACCTCGTCGGCACGATCCTTGCGGGTGCAAATCTCATTATTGAGAGCGCCAAGAAAGATGGCACGACCGCTGTCTTCCGTGTGGATGCGGATGGCGCGAGGATGTATAACTCCATCTTCGACCTCGTGAAGGATTACTCAGCGGGCGGAACAAATGCCAATGGTGTGATCTCGTTGAACCCAGGCGTTGGTTTTGTCGGTGGCAAGGATACAACCAGTAACCCGCTGTTCAGTCATGACGATGATGGCAATGTGAATGGCGTGTACACGTCGAACGGCTCTATCATGAATGACTTGACAACGTTCAACAAAGATGATTTACCCAACCCGAACTTCTGGATCGACATGCTTGGTAACGCTTACTTCAAGGGTACGATCTATGCGACCGATGGTGTCTTCTCTGGCGCGTTGAAAGCAGCCACGGGTACGTTCAGCGGTGAGCTGAAGGCGGCGAGCGGCGAGTTCAGCGGTACGGTGCGAGCATCGAAGTTCATTGGAACGATGGATGTGTCAGACGGCGAGCTGATTGGCCCAGCGATCTACGTGCCGAGTAAGGAGTCTCCGAACTTCTCGGTGGATTCCAGCGGCAATGTGACGATTCGTGGGGGCAATATTTCTTTCAGCGCATTAGATCAATCCACGCAGGATACGATCAATGACAAAGTAGACGCTGGTACTGTCGACAGTATGATTGATGCCAAAATGCCCACGTTGCCTGAGTATATCAAGAGTACGTACATCGATTTCAGTCAGGTCGCTACGCCGACGTTGATTGCGAACTATGTGCGGACCCTTGGCCAATTCCAAGTTGGGTACGGCTCGAAGGACGCATTCAGTCCTATTGGTTATATGGGCGAGGCAATCGGTAGTGAAGGTCTTTATGGCGGCGGGAGCAGAACGACGTATGGCATTGCTATGTCGACGAGCTCCGGCTCGATCGACACTACGACCAATGCCAATTATGTGATCGTGACCGATGCAGGTGTTCGTATGTCGAGCGGTACGCAGAATAACGGCGCGGCGCTGTATGTGACGAGTGGCGGTGCGTATGTTCAGCAGCCAGGTCAGGCGGCGCAAAAGATCGGTAGTGGTAAGGCGGTGTTTGGATAATGGCGAGCTTGAGTCTATCTGGCTTTACCGAATACTTATCGTGGACGATCAGCGGTCTGTCAAGCGCGTTCAACCAAACAAATTATACCAGTGCTGGCGTTTCCAGAGGAGTGCCTGGTAACGGAACTTATACGGCCCCCTCCGGTATTTTAGACAGCATTTCCCCTCCAGCCAACGGTAGTGCAAAGTCTTGTGGTGGCAGTTTTAATTGTGCTGCAGGCAGCTATACGCTGTATGGTTGGGTGACGGATTCATACGGCCGATATTACTCTGTCGGCAGCGCGACCGCAACAGTAAAGGCGAATACTCCAACTTACGGAAATGGAGCGATCTATTTCAGTAGCGGCATTGCGTCAGTGAAATACGCATATATCGATGCGAATGGGAGCAGGCATCCTAACAGTGGGTATAACACAGCATATAGCGACTGGTCTGTTTCCAATATTCGATATTTCTATGTGGATAGTATTACGCTGAAAAGCGGATATGAACTTCCATGGAACGCTTCTTATGGAGGTCGTTATACGCAGGGCAGTACCAGCGACTACACGTCTGGTACGACGCTCAATGTGCGTTCTACAATTTATCCGGAATCAGGATATACGGCATCGATTACCTTGTCTGCTACAAAAACGACTGGTGGCAATGTGTCGATTAGCCTTGGAACTGGCGTTGCAAGCCTGCAAATAGCTTATAGAGACAAGAATGGAGTACGATATCCGGCGAGTGGATATTTGACGATTTCGTCCAGTCCGCGCTACACCGGGGTTGAGATGGTATATATCTATAGCGTGTCTTTCACTTCACCTTATAGTTTTCCATGGAAAGCATCGTATAGTGGGTCATATACCTCCGAGACATCTACTTCACGTACTACTGGCACTACGTCAGAGGTGAACGCTCTGATTTATCCTGTTTCTGGGTCAACCGCATATTTCACAATTTCTGGCACGTTGTCGTACGACTATTATGTGTATTGGTGCGACTTGTATTACAGTGCTGCCAATCCTTGGAAGACGAGCTCTGCTACGAACGTGAGTACGTCGACGTATTCTTTCACGGCTCCGACGCCTTCGAGGACAGGATATACCTTTGAGGGATGGTGCGCGAGCTATAGTGGGAAAAATGGCACTGGCAGTATCGTAGTTGGTGGTGGAGAAGATATCAACCTCCCTTATAACAACCAGCGCTCTATTACGTTGTACGCGCGGTGGACGGTACATACCTACAGCATCTATTTCAATGCAAACGGTGGTTCCGGCTCGATGAGCTCATTGACCGGATGCATGTATCCAACCAGTTACACATTGCCAAAGAACCAGTTTACGCGCACGCAGACAATCACGTACAACTATGGATATACCGGCAAGGCAGACTCTACGGAAAAAGCGGTGAGGGAGTTTACCTACTGGACGTGCAACGGGAGCACCTATGCTGACCAGGCAACGGTGCAAGGTTTGACAACAACCGATGGTGGAAGTGTCACCATGTACGCGCAGTGGGGAAGTTATAGTGTATCTCTTCCGAATCCAATCCGCAGTGGTTATACATTTAAGGGATGGTACGACGCATCCGGCAACTATGTTGGTGCTGGCAACAGCACGCTTACTGGTACGACGGATCGCACGTTGTATGCGCATTGGGTCGTGGACGTGATTGCTCCGACGATCTCGTACTCGTCTCACACCGACACATCGATTACGATCTCTTTAAGTCGCAACGGGGCAACCTCCGGATCGTGGGTGGTGGAAGTGTCGCGTTCAAATTCGTTTGGTTCGCTGGTTACTTCTCAGACAATTTCCAGCACGACGCAGGCTTCTATTCGAATCGACGGTCTGTCGCCGAACACGACCTATTATATCCGTGTCCGCCATGTGAACGGCACCGCATCGGCTGCGTCGAATACACTGATGGCATCAACGCGCATTTCACAATTCCAGTGGACAAGCAATGACGCAGTGAACATTGTCGCAGGGCAGGATTTCTCTACAATGATCCTTGCTTCCAAATGGAATGAGCTGATTGACAAGGTGAATTGGTGCTTGCAGAAGAGCGGCAAGGGAACATCAGGAATGAGTGACGTATCGGCTGGCTCCGATATGACTGCTGCCAGGTTCAATGCAATGCGCAATGCGATCGCATCCATGAACAGCAGTGTGGTGGCTTCCAAATCAATCGGAGATGAGATCAAAGCGGCATATTTTGCCAATGCATCAAGCAGTCTGAGAACGACGATCAATGCAATTATCGTGACACTTTAAGGAGAACTTTAATGAAGGCAACGATTTATTTTGACAAGGGCACAGATCATGCGCGGAGTTTCGAGTTCGACTCTTTTAGCGAGAGTGTCGGCTCGAACACCATGAACCTGAATGTCCGCTACGAGATTTCCGCCAAGGGTGATATCCCCGATTTTAAGGAGATCAGCGGCCTCACGTTTGAGACGATGGTCATTCAGGATAAGGATGGCGTGGAGGTCCCGTACTTTGGCACGTATTCCAAGGTAGATGATGTGAACGCCAACTACTTTGACGCGGACAACATCTATACGGTGAATGTGAATCTGGCGTAAGCGCCGAGGAATGAAAGGATATATTATGACATTTGTAGAAATGCAGGAATGCATCAAAAAGGTGCTGCAGTCTTTGGATCGTTTGAGCTGTAACGGCTCGATGACAGTGAAAGGCCTTGCCGCTACGCAGGAATTTGCCGGTTGTTCGGTGATCCTGCAGCAGATCGCTGAGCTGAAAAGCCTTGATGCTGAAGAAAAGACGAACACGTAATTTGAAAAGGGAGGTGGACGATGAGCTTTTACGGTAAATCGTTTAGCTTTGACGGGATCTCCTGCGAAGAATATGGCTTGATGCTGTACGATTTCGACAGCACGACACAAGGCGATAGCTCATATGCATCGCTCGAGGTGGAAGAAGACCGCGTCGCTGGGCGGTATCGGTCTCTTTTTTACCAGACTTATTACAAAAAACCACTGGAATTCAAACTGGTGTTTGGTGCAGACGAATTTGCTGCCGAGGCACGCGAACCGCTCGATAGATATGATTTGCAACTGATCAGCTCGTGGCTGACCGACCGCAAAGAATACTGTGATTTGGTGATTGACCAGCCAGACATGGAGAGAGTGAAATATCGCTGCATTATTACGGGCCTCAAGGTGCTTGAGTACGCCAACAACAAATGGGCATTCGAAGCCGCGGTGCATTGTGACTCCCCATATGGGTATCTTACCCCACAGGAATTCACTTACAATGTGAACGGTACGTCGGATATTATCGTGCCGTGCCGAAGCTCCGCCAATCGTCCTATCTTTCCCAAGGTGAAGTTGGAGATGAGTGATACAAGTGTGTCGATCGTGAATCATGACGATGGCGATCGGGAGTTTAAGTTGGAAAATTTGCCTCAGAGCAACGAAGTAATCGTGCTGGATGGTGAGGCCGGTGTGATGACAAGTAACTCTGGGGCAAATCTTTATCCTTACTGCAATTTCAAGTTTCCTCGTCTGGTTCGTGGTGATAATCACGTGAAAATCACCGGTGGAGTGAAAATCACATTCACTTGCGAATTCCCGGTTATGGTGGGAGGTTAAGAGATGTATTTACGTAGTTATGCTCTCCCGCCATGGGAGTTTGTACAAGGAGAAGCAAAGGAACAGCAAATCACGCTGAGGCATACAGATGGCTCTCTGTACGATCTTGGCAAGGTGACAGTTCAGATGGATATTGGCGATTTCGTGAATCGAAATATGTCTCCGGTATATAGCGGAGAGCAAGAGGTCGTTGAAGACAATAACGGTGCGCGATGCATTTTGAAACTTGTTCTTGACACGAATATCACGAGCAAGCTGAGTGGCAAGTATCTTTACATCGCCACCATTACCGATCAGGCCGGCAACGTAGCAAAGCTGCGCGGCCCTATGCTCGTTTATGACGATGCGAAGAACGTGCAATAAAAGGGGTGAGTAAATGACAACTACATATTTTTCTAACTGCATTCTGGGGAATCTGTTTAAGACAAATACAAACCCCGGTCTGCCTTCGGTGTTCTATATCGGTCTGAGCACCACCGAGCCAACCACCGGCGGGGCAAATGTGACCGAGCCAGCTGACACGGCGTATTCGCGCGTTAAACTGACATCGCTCAGCGCTCCGGTGGATGGAGTGATCTACAATACGGAGCAGATTGGTTTTGCGGATTCCACTGTGGATTGGGGGACGATTACTCACTTCGTCATCTACGACGCGCAGACGGGCGGAAATCTTTTGGTCTATAACACGTTGGATAAGCCGAGAACGGTGTATGCCGACAGCCAGATTACATTTAGAGCAAAGGGTCTGCGTCTGGCATTGAAGGATGTGACGACCTGATATGGACGTTCTATTTGAGTTTTCTAACATCGATAACAAAAAAATGAAAAAGCTGGCAGAGAGTAAATCTCTGTCAGCTTTTTTTGACCGCGTAGCCATTGGCGGAGCAGTGATGAGTCAAAGGATCGGATACGGCAAAAGTCAGATATCCGGACTGGTGGAATCGTATGGGCTTCGGGGTGAGTGGACCATTGGAATCGCCAGCAGTGGGGACCTTTCGGACATTCTGGAGTGGTTCTCTGGACGTGCCACGATGAAGATAGAGCCTGCTGTGTCCGGTTTATATGTCAGGCTGGACGGTGGCAGCGTGACCGCTGCGGCGCTTATTGAAGCGGTGGGCAGAGCTGTCCAAGTCCTGTCGGTGCAATCTGCTGTGACCACCACTTTTTACACAAGTAGCGGAATTCCGGTCGAAATGTATTATCGACCTCCGCTTTCTTACTATGATGATTTCCAATTGTCTCGGATGGACGGAGACACTTTGTTTCAGCTCGAGAGACAACTGATTGAATAAGGGAGGGCAGGCCATGAGCAAAAGCCCCTATTTGAATTTAGAACTGACACCGGAGTCAGAAGGCAATAAGAAGTTTGCCGTATGGCGCACCGAGATGTCTGGCGATGAAGATACGTCAAACATGATGCTGATTGACCGCAAAATGAAGGAATTGGCAGATAAGATTTCTCAAATCAAGTTGACCGCATTCACATGGGGAGATTTGAAAAATGGCAGTTCAGTACTACAAAACGCGCATGGCGTTGAATTCTAAAAACGAGGTGAATACAGTGAGCATGCCTAAAATGACCGTCCGCGACCATGGCATCATCCAGCTTGGCAAGCAGGGCGAGAACGAAGTGCTGCAGGTCATCTGGAGAGGGATCGTCCCGGAATGGGAAGAGAAGTATGGCGCCGGAGAGTTTCAGCTTGCTGTTAGGCGCAATCAGGACACTGCACCGTACATCGCAAATATTGAACTTGACGGCGGAGACATCGTCTGGACGATCACGAGCGCGGAGACCGCACGGGTGGGCGACGGCGAATGTGAGCTTACATATACCGTTGGAGACTCGATTGCCAAGAGTCAAATCTGGACGATTACGGTTTGCGAGTCTCTCACGGGGCAGGAGCCTGTTGATCCTCCTGAGCCTGCAAAGAACTGGGTAGACGTTGTGATTAAAAGTTCATCGGATGCCAAGCAGTCAGCAACAGAATCCGCTGAATCTGCAAGACAGTCTGCCGAATCATCAATGAACGCAGCGAATAGTGCCAATGAAGCACATAAGTCGCGTGAAGCGATTGAGAACATGGAAGTTTCTGCAGTAAGTTTACCTCCCAATAGTAATGCTACTGTAGAAAAAGATCTTGTTGATGGTAGGGTAAAACTTACATTCGGTATTCCAAGAGGAGAAAAGGATATCTTTTGGCTGAATACAGTCAGCTATAGTAGAATAGCTGAAACATTCGATGAAATTCTTGCTGCTTATAAAGCAGGTAAGAGTATTTGGGTAAGAGACACGCATTCGTTTTCTGGTGGAGTGCTGACAGCACCAGAATTTATTGCCCTCCCTGTATATAATGAAACCAATATCGTTGGTATGGTTATCGTTTGTGGTGGGTCAGCATATAGCTCTTCTGATTTTATCGGTTCAGCAGATGGCATCATGAATGTTACCTATTACATCAATGCCTCCCCCGAAAAAGTAACATCCACGATGCTGGTCAATAGTTGTGCTGCGTTAGGGGATGACTATACCCCAAATGAATCTCAATTGAATGGATTCGCAGGAGATAGCACTTCTGCTTCTCCTGTTGACCACATCCATCCAGCTCCATTTCCTGATTGGACAAACAATATCGGCAAGGCGCTGTTTGTAGGAAACACCAATGCAGCTCCGAGTGCGGCTTTTGAATGGCGAGATGTGCCGAATGGAGACTTTACTTCCAAAGTTGGAGATTTTCTTAGAGTTGCGGAAGTAGATAGCAACAATAAGCCGACTAAGTGGGCAACTGATTCTATTGGCGGTATTAAAGAACCAATGATCGTTACCTTTACATTAACAAACGTTAACCCCTTTGAATTTAAAGCAGATATCCCGTATGAAGATATCAAGGAAGCTGCCAATGCGGGCAGAATCGTATATGCTTTTGTCCCGTCGCCTGGTCCGGTGTTTGGGCAACTTACGAATGCAAGCTCTTCCATTTTGCGGTTTAACGCTTTTGGTAATGTTGGCCAAATGATGAATATAACAATGAACTCAGATTCCGATATTACAGGGGTGTTTATAGACTCACTTTATCGTTTGAGTGATAATTCTGGAGGCGGCGATTTTGATGCTAACGATCATAGAATCATGGGTGTAAATGAGCCTACTGAACCTTCCGACGCTGCCACAAAAAACTATGTTGATAAAAGTCTTGGTTTATCCGACCCATCTCTTGGCATCACCAGCGCCACAGTAGACCAGACCATCAAAGTCAAGGCCGTTGACGCTGAAGGCAAGCCGACCGCATGGGAGGCGGTGGATGCGGCGGGGGACGAGACGTGGGAAAAGATTGCAGAAATCGATGTCGATGTCGATGCCGCAAATGATGTTTCCGTGTGGGAATATAAAAATCTCCCAAATTATAAAGAACTCCTGTACAGAAAAGTAAGCTTAGTTGGCAGCACTGAAACAGAGTCCGGTATAACAGTCTCTATCAATAATAGTGCTATGTTATATAGCGGTATTTGGTATGCCAAAAAAGGTGGGCAGTATAGCGGCTGGGGAAAGATTTTACTGTTTCCATTCGGATGGATTCACGTTTGCTTCCCTACTGCGATTGCTCCAACTAATCAGGGTCATGGGGGTTTACTAACAACATATAACCCGATTCCGTTTGACGGAGATGGCATTACAAGCATACGACTTTCCTCTCACTCGACGTACAAGATTGCAGGTGGAAAGTTATTACTGTACGGGAGGAAATGACGAGCATGAAAATTTGTGAAAATGGTATCTACCGCGATATGACTGCCGAAGAAATCGCGGAGCTCGAAAAGCTGGCGGCAGAACAGCCCGCGCCTGAACCCTCCCCGGAAGAACGCATTGCGGCGCTGGAAAAAGACAATGCCGAGTTGCGCGATGCGCTGGAAGCACTGCTAACGGGGGCGACGTCATGAGTGAACTGAGAGAGCGCGTTATCGCGTACAACACGGAGGTCAAGGATGCACTACAAGAGGTCTACAACGACCTCAATCAAGGTCAGAGGAAGAAACTGCTGCGCAACCCCACCATCCGCTCAATGTTTGAGCGATATGGCGTGGAGACGGGCGAAAAGAGCGGGAAGTGAATCAGAAAAAGAGGGGCCATTTCGGCCCCTCTTTCACATAAGGTGGCGACATATGAAACAGACAGACAACTTGAAAATGAATCTTCCAGAGGAGAGCGACGTTGTCGACATTGAGCAATTAAATGACAATTTCAGGAAGATCGATGCTGAACTACCCACGAATTATGCGGTCAATGATCCAAACCAGCCGGGGTACATTGCTAACCGCCCTTGTTATTTTACAGGGAAAACTATCGAAGAAACTTTGATGGATGCGGTGTCTGTAGAAATCGGTGCTGAAAACAACTACAGCGGAAAACCGATGAAAGCCGGAGAAACATACCGGTTGACCATTAAAGGCACTACTGTGGAACTCACTGCTTTTACGGAGACAGCAGATGGTGTCACCGGTACGGTAATTGGCGACAGCGTCGCGGATTTTGCTGCGGCTCAAAAAGATGGTGCCGCGCCGTTTGTACCGAAATATGGGTATTCGTTATACATGGTAAATACAATGGTTGCTCTTATCACCACCGACGGCACCGGGGAAATGCTAAAAGCAGCCTTTGGGCTGACAGCGGAGGAACTGGCGGCAAAGAATGTCTCCGT